GGTTTCGGTGTCAATGACGAGGATGTAGTTAATGCGCTTGTCCATGCGGTTTCCTTTCTGGTTTGTAGTGTTTTCCTTCACTTCATTGATTTAATTGTATCACAAAGGTGGAGGATAGTCAAGTTAAGATATGATTAAATTATCGCCCGGCCCAAATTTTAACTTGGATTTAACTGAAAAAAGGGTTGACAAACAAGGGAATTTTTGGTATACTATTTCCAGAAGCCAAGGAAAAGGCTAAAACACCAGAAAGGGTTTTGATTATGGCTATGAACATGAATGAGATTCGCACCACCGCTCGCCAGATGACCATTGCCGCGCTGATGGACGCGCTGACCGCCAACGATGCCGTCAAGTTTGATGATGCGTCTTTCGCTATCTTGCAGACGGTCGGAGAGCAGGAAGTTTGGACGGAAGTCACCATTAAGTCCAAGTCGTGGAAGGACACCAAGACTTCTAAGGCGTTTGACCCGTATGAGGCCGCGGAAGCTTGGGAAGCGGAGAAGAAGATCAAGGAAGCCGACAAGGCTGCTAAGGCTGCGGAAAAGGCTAAGAAGGTAGCCAAGGCAAAGGAGAAGGAAGGGGAGTAATCCCCTTCTTTTTTTGTTTTGGGATGTTAAAATTGAGTTAAATTTTGGGCCGGCCAAATTCTTAATGGGTTTTTAACTTGACAATTGGTGGCGGCTTTGGTATAATATTAGTGAAATCAAGGGGAGGTACAAGAGAATGCGTGAAATGGTTATTTATGTGGCGTTTGATGGTGAAGAGTTTAACAATGCAGAGCGTTGTCGTGAGTATGAACAAGCATTTTCTAATTCACTTATGAAGATAAAAGAAGCCTACACTTTTTATAATTCGAAGGGCGACATTATTCCCATTGCCACTTACGATATGGAAACCATGCTCGAAGATTTAGAAGCTGCATATCAAGAAAGCGCGAAGATTGTTGTGCGGCACAATGTCCCGCATAGAACTCTTAAATATTTTTATGATACAACGGGAATCCCGTTGCCGGAAGATGCTGGGATATATAGATATGATTTTAAGAGATATACGTGGGAAAGCGTGTCAGAATATGATTTTTAATAGATATGTGTGGAAAGCGTGTCAGAATGACACGCTTTAATTTTTTGTTAAAATTTGGGCCGGCGGATAATTTAACATAGCGATAACAAAAGAAAAACCGCCATTGGCGGTTAATCTACCTTGGCGGTTTTCCGTATGGCGGTAAGCTGCTCAGGAGTAAAGTTGTTATAATATTCGCGTCCTTTATCGCTCAAATAATCCCAATCAATCAGACCTACGCTGTAAAGCGCCGCCTCGAACATTTCATAATCCATAATAAAGCGCTCGTTCATAGTTACTTTCTCCTTTCAACGTCCTTCTACTCTTTTGTACGCGCTGACCTGCCTGTATTCGAAGTATTCCTGTGCAGTGATTTCCTTGCCCGAAATCATAAGACGAGTGTGCTTCACCGAGGGCATACGTCGTGCCATGTCGCAAGCGTCCAACAGATTTTTTGCCTTGAAAGCAAACTTGATTTCCGTGCCGTGACCGGTTCCGCAGTGACCTCTGTGACAAGTTACCATGTAATACTTCATTGTTTTGTACTCCCTTCCTTGTTTGTGAGATTATTATATCATGGGAATGGGATTGTGTCAAGTTAAGAGTACGTTAAGATACCGGCCGGCCCGAAATTTAACATGGAGATAACAAAAGAAAAAATCGCCTTGCGGCGATTAGTCTTTGTCTTTATGATTGATACCCTTGAAGAGCGGGGGCACGCACCAATAAAGGCCGTAGAAGATGAAGAAATTGAAGGTTGGAAGATTGAACTCAGGCGCAATGGCGTTGTAAACAAGAGTGGCGACACCTGCAAGGATAGCCTTGACATAAGCGGCGGCAAACAGATCGACGAGAGCGTCCTTCATGATTATTCCAATCCCCTTTCAATAATCCATGCTTCGAAGTCTTTACATACTTGGTCCCAAAATGGCAGTTCTACTGGACGTCTATAATCAAGCGCTTCTTGTAACCATGTATATACACATGCTTTGCAAATTTCGGTGACTGACGGCAGTGGCTCGTCGTTTTCTTGTGCCTCGTCATACATTCCTTCTTTATGATAGAGATAATCTTTGAAGATATCATCAAAATTAATTTTGACAATGATAGAATATTCATTTATATTCTGCATCATAAATCCATGTCCTTTCTGGTGTTGGCTCCCATACACTTACACCCGAAGGGTGTAAGTGCTGGCATTGCGACCGTTGAGATGACGTTCGACTTCATCCTTCATCTCATGCAGAAGGACATACTGCACGCGCTGGGTAGGTTCACCCATGGCGTCCGCAAGTTCCTTGACGGTGATACCATTCGGCATACCATTGAACTTGGCGAAAGTGTCACGCACACGAGGAAGGAAAACTTCCATTTCCTTGGCGCGGGCAATCGCACGCTTTTCCTTGTTGGCAGAATTGCGGCGAGCCGCCTTTTCCTCGGTAACTACCTGCGACTTGGCAAGCTGGTCACGAATCTTGGCAATGGTGGTGAGGACTTCCGTGTCGGTCGTGTCGAAGTGTTCAAGGACGTAGTTCAGAGCATCAATTCGGGTCATAGCGTTTTCCTCTCTGGTTTTTAGGACTTGTTCCTTGTCCTTTTGTGCCTTTATTATACCACCGATTTTTGTTTCTGTCAAGGGGTTTGAGTGTTAATTTTTTATTTGGCGTGAGGTGGTGAGCGCCTAATTCTCTTGCCCCTTGACGTATATAATTATATCAGAAGATGTGAGAGTTGTCAACCATTTTCTATGTAAAGTTTTGGTTAAATTGTGGGCCGGCGCATAACTTAACATAGTTATAATAAAAAAAGAACGCTTGCGCGTTCTTAGTAGTCCTCGCCGCCATAGGGGAACATATACGAGAGGTCATAAGATTCATCGACATAACAACCGCTGTATGGGTCGTAATTGGATTCATCGACATCATCATTAATGTCGTCTTCATCGGGATCTTCTTCTACGCTATCAATGCCTTGTTCATTGCAGAAGTCCTGAAACAGTTCACGGGTGATGGCATTGACCCAATCGGCATTGTAATCATCGGGATTGCACCAAGTTCCAATAGCGCGGCACAGAGTGTAAGCCATGGCGGTCATGATGTCACGAGCAGAAGTTTCAGTGATGGTACGCATGTTAGTTGCCTTTCTGGTTTGGAAGTGTTTTCCTTCACTTGTTGAGATAAGTATATCATATGGTGTATGTTTTGTCAAGTTAAGAATTTGTGACGCATAATTTCGCCGCAAGTTTATCCAACCATTATTTGCGGTTTGTCATTGTGGTATCATAATTGTGTGTTATACTATGCTTGAAAGCGAGGGGAACGAAGATGAAAAAAATCGCTGAGTTTGTGACTGTTGTTTACTTGATGGCTGGTCTGTTTTCGATTCTGTTGGGGCAGGGCGTTTGGATGGCGGTTTCGGGTGTTGCGGTTGGACTGTTGGTTATTTGCTCCTGATGTTAAAGCCGAGTTAAAATCTCGGCCGGCGCGATTCTTAACCATCTTTTAACTTGCATTCTGGCTGAATTGTGGTATAATATTCGTAGATGAAGGAAGGAGAGATTCGAATGGATAAGACGATGATTGATGCGGCACGCGATTTGATGAAACAGTTGCTTCCTGAAATCGCTGACATCATGGACGACATTTGCGAATTGGGACAGTTTTTTGATAAGTATAACTATGAGCATGGCACTGATTATGATGTGCAGTGCGGTAGCGCGCGGATGTGTCTTGTGTGCGATACTTTCGTCATTAAGTGGGATTATGATTTGACGAGTGTGGACGAAATTGGTGGATGTTGGGATGAGTGCGTGGCATATCAGACGATTAAAGATAGCCCGTTCGCGTATTTGTTCGCAGAAGCGGTTATGTTTAAGATTGGATGGAATGACTTTGAAGTCATGCCGCGAATTAAGAATGTTGGCTACAAGCCTACTGCCATTGCGACTTGGTTGACTAATGATGAGTTTCGTTTTGTGACTGATGTTACAAGCGATTTGCATAGTTATAACTGGGGTGTTGTGAATAACAAGCCTTGCATTATTGACTATGCACTTACGGAAGATGTGCGCGATAGGGCAAGCACCGATTGGTGACTTGCCCTTAGTTAAATATCGGTTAAATTTTGGGCCGGCCGATTTTTTAACTTAAATTTAACATGAGAAATAAAAAAAGAAAAGGGGTCACTCCCCCTTTTCCTTTTCCTTGGCCTCGCGCGCGGCCTTGTCCTTGGCGGCTTTCTCCGCACGCTTTGCGGCGGCCTCGGCCTTCTTGGCCTGCTTGCCGTTGTAGTCCGCGACCTCGGCGGCCATGAGTTCCTCGGCAGTCATATCCTCGCGCTCCTGCGCTACGATGACACCGACACGCGCGTAGCGCTTGTTTCCGTTGATGTCGGTGACGATGACGCCATACTGACGGTCATTGATTTTCTGGAATCCTTCGATGTTGGCAATGTCGAGAGTGGAGAAAACGGCGGTACGGATAGTGGAATCGACGATAGACTGAGAGTTCTTCATGTGGCGTGCCTTTCTGGTTTGTGAGGTTTTCCTTCCTCTGTTGTGTATTCATTATAGCATCTTTGTGCTGTAATGTCAAGTTAAGAGTTTGTTAAAGGGGAGTGGTGAGTTCTAACCATTCTTCGCTAATCCATCCAACAGGTTCCACCCTCTGCGTTTGTACGACTTATGCGCCATCACGTACTCGCCTTCGGCTCCGCTTGTGGGTTTCTGTCCCTTCAACGTTTTTATTCTATCATGGAATCTTGTTTTTGTCAAGTTAAGAATGCGTTAAGATTTGGGCCGGTGGGCTTTTTAACTTGTGCTTAATAAAAAGAAAGAAGGTGTTGGCCTTCTTCTTTTATTTGATATGATTCCTTTATGAATTATTCATACCAATATATATCAACATCCTCATCGGGATTTATTCCAATCTGTGTATAGACAAAATCACCTAAATTATATCTATCAAGAATGTCCCAATCTGCGGCCGTCCTGCTATCTTCGTCTTTTTCCCATGCGGAGAAAAATGCTTTCCATTCGCCAGAATCTGGAATATTGAATTCACGAGTTTCGTAGATATGATAGCCGAGTTTGATGGTCTTCATGTTGCAGTTCCTTTCTGGTTTGAAGGGTTTCCTTCCCTTTGTTGTAATGTTATTATAGCACGGAAAGCGCTGTGTGTCAAGTTAAAAATCAGTAAAATTCTTGGCCGGCCCATTTTTTAACACAAAAATAACATAACAAAAGAGCGCCCGAAGGCGCTCATTAGTATTCGCAATTCCAACCACAGTAGGCCGCTAATTCATTAAGGCGATTCATCACGCTAACAACATATTTCGTCCTGTCCTCTTTGCTATCGATATACCGTGCCATTGCTTCATACACCGCGCGGCATTCGTCAAAATCGGGAACCTTGCGCCGCTGGCAGAAGTCGTAAGTAGTTCCCAAATCCCTAAAAGGAAAATACTTAATTCCCATGGTAATCGCGTGACGGTTTGCAATCTTGGACAAAATGAAAGTCTCAATAGTTGCGTCATCAAGCGCCGTGTGACTTTCGATAAAATCATACTTGTCGCACAAATATCTGTACGTGCTTTCCGCACTGGTCTTAAAGAATGTGCCGGAATTGGTGAACATGTCATAAGAAATACAATTCTTCTTATAGGACGCATTGTTCAACAGATGGGTAGTTGCAAGTCCCCACAAATCGAACAGAGGATAGCGCTTGCCGCGGAACATAAAACCGTCATTATCGAATTCGTTCTTATTTTCCCGAGGCCCATTTACTATGATATTGTAGCAAAGATTGCGCTGCATTTTCTCCCACTCAAAATAATCCTTGCTATACAGTTTACGGATATACAGTTCCGTAAAGGGGATTGCTTTCTTAAAGTCGAACATAGAATTAAATGCGCCCACGCCATCAATATTTTCAATATCGTGCAACCAAATATTCATGACTTCATTCCACGGCTTCACAGTAATTTCGCCGCGTTCAATCATATCAAGATAGATGGGACGCTTTTCTGCATAATATGCAGTATTGAACACAGACGGCACAGAGAACGTTTCCGCAATAAGAAACTGTTTCTTCTCATAGATATTACCCGCGCGGTCACAGATAGTATAGCCGAAGTCGTACACAAGAGGACGCGCGATAGCAATCTTCTTTTTGCGTTCAGAATCGCCATTTGCAAGTTCATTCGCAAAAGGCAGAGTGGCGGTTTCGGTGTCAACTACACAGTACAGTTTCTTCTTCATTGTTTAATTCCCTTCTGGTTTGTCGAGTGTTTTCCTTCACTTGATGGATACATTATAGCACATTCCGCATCAATATGCAAGTTAAGAGTTGGTTAAATTTGCGGCCGGCCATAAATTTAACATAAAAATAACGACCATTGTTGTGGTCGTTATTTCTATCAGTACACCGCGACGATTTCCACTTCATACTCTTCATTGTCATCGGTGATGAAAATGTAAGAGTAATCGTCTTCATCAATGATGGTGCGAATGCCAAAGCCAAGGTAGCCACCAACCGCGTTGCGTGCTTCTTTCAGAGTTTCGTAAGAGCCATGGACGCCATTCTCGAAGTAATCAGACCGAAGTGCGAAAGTCATTTGCTTTTCTCCTCTCGTTGCTTTCTGGATATATTATAACGCTATTGGTGCGGGGTGTCAAGTTAAATGAAGGTTAAGATCTGGGCCGGCCGCTTTCTTTACGCAAATTTAACATAGAATGTAAAAGTAAAGACGCTTTCGCGCCTTTACCATCCTCGTCTGTCAATGTAGAAGTGGAACTCCTTTTTCAGACACGTGTCGTAGAGCGTCCACACGTCATCGGATTCCTGCCACAGCCCCGTGATTTCTGGGAACTGGTTGCAGAACTTGAAAATTCCGAGTTCTGCGTCTTCCAGAGTGTGATATACCTCAAAGAACGGAGAATCATCGAAGTAGTCAGAAGTGACGATGTACAGCATGGTGTTGCCTTTCTGGTTTTAGAGCGTTCTTCCTTCGCTTGTTGGATATATTGTAACACACAATGACATGATTGTCAAGAGTGTGGGATGTTAAAAATTAGCTGTTTGCCACTGCGCACCTGGCAGCGGTAGGTTGCTATCCTAAGCGGTTATTACGTGTCTCTCTCACTCTCACGGATTTTTGTTCTAATGGGAGTTTTCTCTCCCCGCCCACTTTTCTTGTCTTGGTTGTGGTCGTTGCTGTCTACCTCACCCACCCAGCAGGATGGTTCCCCTCACGCTCACGCGGGTGACGCGGGCTTTTTTTAGGTGGGCTACCATACGCCTTGCGGCGGCCCTTTGAAGTGTTTCCCCACTTGACGTATATATAATATCATAGATTTGGCGATAAGTCAAGTTAAATATATGTAAAAATTTGGGCCGGCCGCATTTTTAACCTAAATTTAACATGCAATGTAAAAAAAGAAAAGCGCCCTCGGGCGCTTTCTTTTTTTACAGTCGCGTGTAGGTGTTGACCTTCTGGTCACGATTCGTCTTGACCTTATCGGCAAGCGCAGTGCGCAGAAGGTAGTTAAGCTTGGACTGGGAGAACCCTTCCGGCAGTTCCGCTTCGCAAGCGGCGAACAGTTCCTTGGAAGTCTGCGGCTCATCAGTCAGCGCCGCAAGCACAGTCGGGATCGCGGACTCATACAGCGCCGCGTTCGCCCGCGCCTTTTCGGTAAGCTTCGCCTGTTCCGCTTCCAGTTCAGTCAGCAGAGCGGCAGTGTCAACGTCAGCGCCATGCAGGTAGGAAATCATGGTTTCGAGAGTGGACTTCTTCATAGGGCAAAATTCCTTTCTGGTTTTTAAGTGTTTCCCTTCACTTGATGTATATATTATATCAGAAGTTCTGTCAGTTGTCAACTATTTTTTGTGTAAAGATTCAGTTAAATTCGCGGCCGGCCGGGTTTTTAACCCGGTCTTAATAGTCCTCGTCGATAGTAGTGCGCTCAATGCACCATATACCATTATCGGCATAGAACGTGTACATTCCAATCTCTGGCTCGATGTTACTGTCTTTGATATGACAGTTGTCATCTACAAGCATACGGCACATTACTGCCGTGGCTTTCTCCATAGAGGAAAATGCGCCAATGATTTGATAACAAAAATCATTCTGTCCCGTGCCATCGCCCATGCTCAAAATGTAAATGGTCATATTGAATATCTCCTTTCCTTTGTTCAAGAACATTATACCATAGAGAATGTTTGTTGTCAAGTTAAGAATGGGTAAAGTTTTGGGCCGGCCAACTTCTTTACAAGAAATTAACCATATTCATCGAAATCAGATTCAAATGCCTCTTCAAAATCGTCCCATGTCTCATAATGGAAATTGAAATCATCGCATTCTTCAATAGGATTTGAAATGCAACAATTTCCCCATTTGTTGATATAAGGACAATCAAATGCCTGTACGGGGCAACGAATCGGGTGTCCGTTGTGGAACCCATTGGTTTCTTCAATTCGTTCAATCATAATCAAATGCCCTCCCTTTGTGCTTTGTACGTGGATTCTTCTTCTTGTTCGGAATAATCTTCGTCGTAGGATTAATGGTGCCCCAATCGCCGCGCATCTTCTTGATGGTTTCATAAGTGGTGTTCTGGGGTTTGTTAGCCATGGTCTGCACCTCCTTGCTTTGTGTATATATTATATCAAACAATATGTGAGAAGTCAAGTTAAATATGGGTTAAAATGTGGGCCGGCCCTAATTTTAACATATGTTTAACTTGCAAATGAAATGCCAATGTAGTATAATAGTGGTGAAAGAAAGGAAGGGGTAACATTATGAGAAGCAATTACGTAGAGCGTGCTGAGAAGTTCATGAAGTCGTTTGTTCGAAACTATGGGCATCCGTTTGGCTGTAAAAATATTGCAGAAGTGCGTGATATGGTTGAACGTTATAATGCTGCACATAAACGTATACATGTATCATACAGTTATGGTGTTAGTCGTTGTACGCTCATTCTGTCGGATTATGTCATTAAATGGGATTATGATGCTGAGAACGTCATGGAATGGGGCGGCTGCAAAAATGAGATGAAAATATACGCAAAAGCTTGCAAAATGGGTCTTCATAATGTGTTGGCACCAATTACAAGAATTAAAGTGTATGGACGTTTTTATTATGTAATGCCGCGTTGCACTCGTACCGCATTTGGAGATAAGCATCATGATTTAACTTATTACATTGGAGAAGCACAAATGTGGGGATTGCATAATAGACTACATCTTATTGATTTACACTGTGAAAACTGGGGGTTTCTGCATGGGCAAGCGACAGTCTTTGATTATGCGGCGTGTTGCGAATGAATAACGGGGCGAAATGCCCCGTTAATTATGGGTTAAAATAAAGGCCGGCCGCATTTTTAACATACATTTAACATTAAAATGAAAAAGAGGATTATTCATCCTCTTTCTCATAAATCATAGCGTCAAGTCCTTCGCTATTCAGTTTCTTAACAACCTTACGTGCGGCCGCCTTACGTTCTTTTTCCTTCTGCTTGCGGTCGCGTTCTTCCTGCCGCGCCTTTTTCTTTTCTTCATCAAGCGCGACGTCTTCCGCGTAGGCATCTGCGGCGGCATAGCCATCGTACGGAATGAACGTGCCATCAGAGCGGGAACCGCGCGGAATACTAATTTTAATCAGTGCAAACTTTTCGTTGCCATCTGCATCCAGTACCGGCATCATCAGTTCGCTTGCGCTAACCGGCTTTACATCCGTGTCGTAGTCATTGCTAAGTACTTGCTGAATGTGTGCAATAATCTGCATACGAAGCGCGCCATCCAAAGAAGCCTTACTCATATCCATTCCCTCTCTGGTTTTAAGATGTTTTCCTTCATCTATCGTAGATAATTATAGCATAACTTCTATAAGAAGTCAAGTAAAATCTATGTTAAAAATTGGACCGGCCATGTTTTTAACATGACCTTAACACCCGAGGAACTTAAAGCAGTTGGGGCATTTCTCCTGTGAGAAGTGCGGCAACCATTTCACTTGGCGTGCAATGTGTCACGTCGTCGCCGTCCCACGGCATACGATACGATTCAACGTGTCCATGCTCAACACCATAAGAACCTCTGTGACAGATTACATCGCCATCTGGGTAATCTGGGAACGTCCACTTCCATCCATCAAGGCAATGCTCAATCGTGAAGGGGATGCCTTGTTCAATCAGTTGGCGGCAGAACGACTGGGTGGTGGCTTGGATCTGGTTCTTCATAGCAATCTCATATGCATTCCTGTTTTCCATGTTTTTCAGTCCCATCTCATATGTCCTCCTGTTTTTTACTATAATCATTATAGCACAATTTATATCGGGAGTCAAGTTAAATACTCGTTAAGAAATCGTCCGGCCGCAATTTTAACATAAAATTAATAGCCCTTGCGGGCTATTACAGATTGTACAGTTCGCTCATAATGTGATTGGGATGGAACGCGGAACCCGGCCAATTCTCACGGTTTGCCCTACTATCGTCAAACAACAGGTCGGTTTTCTGTGCGTTGCACACAAGTCCCTTGTCCTTGCCGTACTCAACAATCTTAATGAAATCCCACTCCACGCTGTGAAGGTGCTGCCGCAACCATTTTTCTTTGGCTTTGCGTACTTCATCATTGTAGCTTGCCGAGCCATTCATTGAGGTCCAACTAATGATACCGAGCTTGTAGCCAGCTTTCTGCAACTTGTTGAGCTTGCGCGCGAGCAGGCTCATATTCAGCATAGGGGCAGCTTCCAGGTAGGGCCAGACCTCTTCCGCCTGCAATCCGTCAAGCCAGTTTGGAACTGTAAAGAGAGAGGCGATAGTACCGTCCATGTCAAACCAAATCGTCATATCAGTTACTTCCTTTCGTCATTTCGTGATTTGATTATACCATAGGCAAACCGAAAAGTCAAGTTAAATCGAAGTTAAAATGTCGGCCGGCAGCTTTCTTAACATTCAGTTTACAAAAAAAAGAAGAGGATTACTCCTCTTCGATGTAGTATGCCAGCGTGCGTCCCAGCTCTGCGTTGCAATTGTAGTAAGAAATCGTGTTGCACAGCTTGTCGAAATCAATGGAGCTGTCAGCTCCGTCATTGGTGTAGAATCCGCCGAACCACATGGAGAACGGAGATACGTAGCACGGACAAATAGCGACCTTCTTGCCAGCGTTGTAGGCGCGACGAGCGACGGACTTGTTAACTTTCTTCATGGGGTGTTCCCTCCTTCATTTGATGGATACATTATACCATACCAGCGGCGAAAAGTCAATAGGTTGCTGTGTAAAGATTCGGTTAATTTGCGCGCCGGCCTTTTTCTTAACACTGTGTTTACAAAAAAGGGAGCAGCTCACAGCTGCTCCTTATCCTCATAGTAGTCGTGGTACATCATCATGATTCCCAGATCACACCCCTGCTCTGCCATGATGTGAAGCTCGATGACCATCGGATCCTCCATGCCGCGGTTGCGCGTTACATAGTCGAGGTATTCCTTAATTTCGTTCTCCATTGTGGTGCCTCCCTTGCTTTGATGGATACATTATATCACATCGGTGTATGGCTGTCAATACCTTGGCTGTTAAGTCTGTGTTAAAAAGTTGGCCGGCCATTTTTTTAACATGCAGATAACATAAGAAAAGAGCTGGGCTATTCGTCCAGCTCGTCATCCATCCAGCTCGCCTCGGCGACGAAGCGCGCCAGCTCGTCGGCGCTTGCGCCGTCCTCGTACATGCGGAACAGTTCGATAATGCACGGGTGTTCGAAACCGTAGCTACGGACAGCACTGTCGAGAATCTCCATGGTCTTCATTGTGGTTCCCTCCTTCATTTGATGGCATAATTATAGCATACGCGGGCACGAATGTCAATAGGGTGTTTGTAAAGATTGGGTTAAGTTTGCGGCCGGCCTCTTTCTTAACGTCCAATTAACTTATGTGTTTTAGGGAAAAGAAAAACATGGGGCGGCCGCATTTGTAACAGGATCTTAACATTGAAATGGAGATAAAGAAAAACGCCCGAAGGCGTTTTTAAAATTACAGTTCCATATCTTCGCGGTACTGGTCAAAATCGCGGTAACCAGTGTAGTAATACAAGATGCTTACTGCGGTTTCTTCATTCATGCCGTTAAGGGAAAAAGCGAGATCAAGCGCGTCACGGTTGTCGGTCACGTAGTCAAGAAGGAAATCATACATGTCGTTGACAGTCATCATCATTTCTGGGTACCTTCCTTTCGTTCGTTGTGCCTATATTATAGCATATGGGATTTCAAATGTCAATAGTTTTTTTTGTTTTATCTTCGAATTTGAAAGTTAAATGGCGGTTAAAAAACGGGCCGGCCATTTTTTTAACGCAAGTTTAACAAAAGTAATTTTGTGGAATGAAATGGGGCAAGTTGCCTTGCCCCATTCTGTTAGTCGTTTATGGGACAGTAGATTTCTTTCACTGTCCAACGCCGTTTGGTGAAAGAGTTGCGGAATTCCGCGGCGGCAACCGCCTCTTCGTAAGTGCGATAGTGCGTAACACCTTGAAACCCGCCGCATTCGATGACCCAATACTTCATGACTTACTTCCTCCTTGCCTTTTGTGATTACATTATACCATAGCGCCGCACGTTTGTCAAGTTAAGATTGCGTTATTCGATGTTTCCATCGTAGATGGTGATCTGTCGTAAATTGAAGTCAACAATCAACTTGCAATTGTTAAAATATTTCGACAGTTCCTCCATGTGATTCAGATCGCGCACAAGCAAGTAATCAACGTAGCCGTAGTCGGAAGCCTTGTAAATAGTGAACATCATGTTGGGTTACCTCCTTTGTTCTTATGGATACATTATACCATGGGTGGCGTAGGAAGTCAAGTTAAAGGCACGTTAAGTTTTGGGCCGGCCGAAAATTTAACATACGTTTAACTTTTGAAATGACAAAAAAATGAAACGCGGCGGTTGCCGCGTTTCGGGATGGGTTGGTCACGCCAGCCCGTAGAACTTGCGCCCATGGATGTAGGTGTAGCCGCCATCCTCGGGGAACCAGCCCCACGCCGCCAGCTGGTCGGGGTCGAACTTGGCGGCGGCTTCCGCGGTCATGACCTCTTCGTAGGTTTCTTCGCGGACGATGGTCAGCAGCCCGTACTTGCGCAGCGTGGAGATAGACGGCACGGTCGCATTGTGCTCGGTCAGCAGTTTGAGGGTATCGTAGGACACGCCCTCGGTCGGCAGGATCGCGCGCAGGTTGGCAACTTTGATTTCGGTGGTCTTAGTCATTGTGGTGTTCCCCTTTCGTTTCGTTCTGTGAACATTATACTACCAAACCTCTGATTTGTCAATCCCTTTTTTGCGTTAAAAGTGTTAAGCTTTCCGTTTACAAACTTGCCACGAAACATTTACGAAAACTTAACACAAGGGGCGGCGTAGTTCTTTACCAAAATTTAACATTATGGGCGGCGTAGTTCTTAATATGGATTTAACATAACGAATTGGATGGGGTATGAAATGATGTTAAGCATGGGTTAAGAAACCGGCCGGCGGTTTCCTTTACATAAATTTAACATTGGATTTGAATTAAAAATAAAATCGCCCGAGGGCGATTTAGTTTTCCTCTTCGTCTTCCAATAGTGTCGCAAGTTCAGTACCATCTCTATCAAAAACGGATAAAAGAGCAAAAATATTTTCTCTATACCACCCACAAGATAACTGTACAATATCATCGTCATGAAAGCGCGCGAGGGATTTCTGCATTTCCTTAACGGTCATTTCATACTTCATGTTGTTACTCTCCTTTGTTTTTTGTACCTACATTATATCATCACTTATGTGAGAAGTCAAGTTAAAGTGCGGTTAAAAAATTGACCGGCCGAAATTTTAACGCACATTTAACATTGCATTTCTATACAAAAAAAAATCGCGTTTCCGCGATTTTTATTCGGTGATGACGCCCCAATATTCTACTACCACCCGAGGCGTGCCGTCCTGTTCCTTTGCTGTGTCAATCCACCATGCCGTCCTGCTCATGATGTCCTTCTTCAAGTCCTGCGCGATCTCGTTCGCCCTCTCTTCCGAGATAGTCCATGCCGCATGCCGCCATCCTGCGGGGCGTCCATCTTCTACCGTAACCGCGGCTGTCTTTACTTCGTACAGTTTCATATTGTTCCCTCTCTTTCTGTTTTGTGATTTTATTATACCACTGGGTTTCGGGTTTGTCAAGAGGTTTCTAAGTTAAAATGTGATTAAGGAGTAGCCCTCCCAAATGTTAAGTTTGGGTTAAGGTGTGAGCCTTGCGGCTCACACCTCCCCATACCACCAGTCGCCGACGTTCTCTTCACGCTCCGTCTCATTGTCTTCGTCTTCCTCGTGCCACCGATCGATAACCGCAGGCACTCCGTAGTCATACAGCGTATCATACAGCGCGTCACCGTCGTCGGTGAACAGCAGCTCGTCGCCGCGGTAGACGGCAACCTCGCCGACGGTGGTGTAGCTTGCCAGCGCTTCGAAAACGTCGGTGCAATCCTCTTCGTACAGGTTTTCGGTGTACCAGCTCCCGAGGGGCGCCGTCACCACGTCGAAGTAGCTCCCGTCACCATCAGGAAGCGTGTCCAGCAGGCGGCCATCCGCGACGCGCACGAGGCGCAGGGTCTTGTCATTGTTCGTCATTGGGGTTCCCTCCTTGTCTTTGATGTATACATTGTACCACAACCAGCCCGATTTGTCAATTAAGAAGTTGTAAACTATTTATGACAAAAATATGACAGTTTGTCACACTTCTGTAACAATTGCGGTTAATGAAACAGTTACGAAACATTAACGAAAACTTAACATGCGGGGCGGCGTGTTATTTAATCGAAATTTAACATGGGGCGGCAGATACGCTAACGAAAATTTAACATTAAGTTTTCGTTAAAAAATGGGCCGGCCAAAAGTTTAACGTAAGTTTAACTTAGGTGGGCGGCGTTTTCTTTAACGAAAATTTAACATGCTATGGCGGCCGATTTCTTAACAGAAATTTAATATGTTAAAAAAGGTGGCGGCTTACGTCGTCACCTTTTTATCGCAGCCGAAATGCCAGTATTGGTACTGGCGAATCGGTTAGTTTTCGTAGCCCTTGAAGAACTTGTCCAGCTCGTAATTATCGTCGGTCAGCTTGTAGACCTGCGTCAGACGACGCTGTGCGGCGATAAGGGTTTCGATGGAGGCGTCCACAGTGGCGGCGAGGTAATCGTCGAGAGCGGTGTAGCGGTTGCCGGTGGTCAGGTAGTTCATCATTTTAGGTTCCTCCTTGCTTTTGATGGATACATTATACCATAGGCAGGCAGGAATGTCAATTAAGAAATGGTAAACTATTTGTGACAAAAATATGACATTTGCGGTCATAAAAAAATAATGAAAATTTAACAATCCGGGGCGGCACGTTTCTTAACTGAAATTTAACACACGGGGCGGCTGGCTTTTTAACGCAAAATTAATAGTTAATTTTGCGTTAAGGAATCGGCCGGCCGAAAATTTAACGCAAGTTTAACATTGGAGATTTGGGAATGTCTTAACATAAATTTAACATACGTGGGCGGCGGATTTTTTAACATGAATTTAATATGTTAAAAAATGAGGTGGCTTACGCCACCTCGTACCATTCTTCGTCGTAACCGCTGCGGTAGGTGTTGCCGGTGTAACCGTCTTTCAGGTGTTCGTACGGCTTTTCCCAGTCGAAATTGCTTTCTTCGAGCTTTTCCGCGGTGTTCATCACCTTCTTAGCTTTGTCAACGATAGCCCACTGGGCGTCCTTGGCTTCGCGGGTGGTCATTTCGCCCACCTTGCAAAGCGCCGCGTACATGATAGCCCATGCCTCTTTGCTGGTGAGATTGGTCAGATTGTTCATCATTTTTGTTTCCTCCTTCGTTTTGTTCTGTGAACATTATACCACAAAGATCTGGGATTGTCAACCCCTTTTTGAGATGTTTAACAATTTTAACATTGGGTGCCGGTGGTTTTCTTTTCTGAAATTTAACGCACGCAATGGGTTAAAAAAATTTAATTAAAATTTAACATTGGAGGGCGGCGAGATTCTTTACGTAAATTTAACACAGAGGGGCGGCGGTATTCTTTGCACAAATTTAACACATCTAGTTAGTTAGGGTAAACTAACTGGGGCGGCGGTTCCCGTAACGAAAATTTAACATAGTTAAATTTTCGTTACGAAACGGGCCGCCCGAGGATGTTAAATTTGTGTAAAAAAATAAACCGGTGGTGCCGCTATCAGCGGCGCCATCCGGTTTTCCAAGAGTAGTCATCGTAATACTCTTGGGTGATTTCGTCGTACTGGTCCAGCATGATTCTCAGTTCCTGCACGGTGCAGGTGGTGGTGGTTTCGAACGCGGCGAAGTGCAGGAACAGCAGGTCGTTCGGGTCGTACTGGGTCTTGCAGATCTCGATGAACAGGTCGGACAGGTCAGAGGGCTCAGCTCCCTGAGCTGGGTCGAAAAAGGTCAGCGGGCTTTCCGGCGCAAGCGGCTCAAAGTCGTCGTTGTAGACGTCGCAGAGGTCGTACAGGGTGGCGCCGTTGGCGGTGGTGAGCGTGATGTTCTGGAACTTCATGGGATTTACCTCCTTGCCTTTGATGATTTGATTATACTACAAAAAGCCCCATTTGTCAATGACTTTTGTGTGACGAAATTGTTACATTTTTCGGGATTTTTGTCATAGAAAATTATTGCAAATTTAACACGGAGGGCGGCGTGGATCTTAATGGAAATTTAACCGAGGCAGTTAGTTAGTGTAAACTAACTCTGGGCGGCCAGATCCTTAACCCAAATTTAACATGCGTAGTAGTGCATGGAAAATAGAGTTAGTTAGTGTAAACTAACTCCATACCACATGCGTATAGTCGAAGTTAGTTAGTGTAAACTAACTCTGCACTACATGCAAGGAATTAGAGTTAGTTAGGGTAAACTAACTCTGCACGACATGCCAGTAATTAGAGTTAGTTAGTATAAACTAACTCTGCACCACATGCGAATGATTGTGGTTAGTTAGTGTAAACTAACTCCATAGTGTGGGTGGATAATTGGAGTTAGTTAGTGTAAACTAACTCTCACGTGGATGGGTGGAGAAAGTGAAAGTTAAAGTTGGGTTAAATTTTTGGCCGGCCAAATTTTTAACGTAAGTTTAACTTTCATTAGTCATTGCAAATACAATGCAGTTAGTTTATACTAACTAACTGCATTTTGGTGTGAGCAAATATGTAGTTAGTTTATCCTAACTAACTGGTTTTAGTGTGGGAATAAAAAGAGTTAGTTAGTGTAAACTAACTATTTTTCGTATAGAAATAAACAAAGTTAGTTAGTGTAAACTAACTATTTTTATACTGATAATAATGTGAGTTAGTTAGTATAAACTAACTGAGGGCGGCTCGTTTTTTAACCGAAATTTTACTTTGTAAAATTTCTGTTAAGGTTTGCGCCGCCTATCCGTGTTAAGTTTAGGTTAATTTTTATGGCAAAAATTTAACCGAACTTCTTGGTTAAAGTTCGGTTAAGAAACCAACCGGCTGACTGGTATCTCACAGGTTGAGATACCAGTCGAGTTCTTCCTCGGTCATGTTAAGTTTGCGTGCGACGTATTTGGCTGCTTCATCCTCATGGTCATCATCCATATCCTCCATGGGATCCAGTCCGTTCATTTTGTACCATTCGGTGAAGGCTCTGTCAATTTCCTTCATCATGCGCTTCATTTTCGTTTCCCCCTTGCTTTGTTGTGACTACATTATAACACCCAATGACGCCTTTGTCAAGTGGTTTTGTGTGATTTAACAATTTTGTATAGTTCGCACAAAACAAAAAAGTTTAACTAACATTTAACACGGAAGGGCGGCGGTTTCCTTTACGAAAATTTTACATGGTAAAATTTTCGTAAAGAACCTCGCCGTCCCGCGAATGTTAATTTTGTTAAACATTCAGAAAAGGGTTGACAAGTGTGGTTTCGTATGGTATAATGTAGTCACAAAGAACGAAAGAGAGGTACACACCATGAACTTCTACTACTACGATTACAACATCACCTGCGAGGAAATCTATTACAGCGAGGCGCACGAGGAAGAGCTGAAAGAAGAGCTGGAACGCTGGTTTGAGGAACATCCTGAGGAGCGGCTGTAAGCCGCTTCTTTTTTTAACACGGGGAGTTAGTTAGGATAAACTAACTCGCCCGGCACGAAAGTTTTCGGAATTTTAACCAAGTTAAAATTCCGCGAAGAAGCACGCTGTTCCATGTTAAAATTCTGTTAACTTTTGCCTTAATAGGATTTTAACATCCGGGCGGCGAAGTTATTAACCGAATTTTAACGAAGTTAAAATTTGGTTACGGGTTACGCCGACCCCGTGTTAAGTTTAGGTTAATAATGGGCATGGATTTTAAATTGTTATTTCTTTTAATATAACCTTAACATAATTTTAAATTTGAAAATAAAATTAGTTGCGGGTTAACATAAATTTAACGTTACGGGTTAAGTTTTAGTTAAAACTAAAATTAAATTGGATTTGAAATTTAACATGAAATTAATAATGTAATTGTTTAACATGGACTTAACAATTCGGGCGGCGAAACGCTTAACGTAAACTTAACATTACTGTGGCTTTCAAAATGATACGCGGTTTTTGTTAAGTTTTAATAAAATTGAGGTAAAGTTTTTGTTAAGGTGCGGCCGCCCGAGGTTAAGATTTTGTTAAGTGTGCTACTGATATTCTATATTCTTAACATAAACTTAACAAAAGTGGGCGGTGGTTTTCTTAACATAGTTTTAACTTATTAAATCAATGTTAATTACGGGATACAAAATATATTATGTTAAATTTAAATGTATTTTTTGTTAAAGAAATGGGATGACGTTCCGCGTGATTTCTATTATTAATTCTATATTAAAAGCAAATTAAAATTACGTTAAGTTTTGGGATGAAATGTTAAAATCAAATTAAAATTTCAGGCGCGAATATTATTTTATAATTTCCGGTTTAACAAAATCTTTTCAAAATGTTATTTTAAATTTAACATTTAGGTTAAAATTATGTTTTCTTTAAAATGAAATTTAAGAGGTAGTATAAAATTAAATTACATTTAACAATAGGATTTGAAATGTTAATTTTAGGTAAAAATAAAATGATAATTTTTAATATGAAATTTCAACAATCTTAATTCAAATTTAACAAACGCGGGGCGGGCGATATCTTAACATACACTTAACATCGCCCGAGGATTATAGTGTTAAGTTTGTGTTATGTGGCGCGCCGCCTTGTGTTAAGTTATTGTTAACAACAATAACTTAACATTAGATTTTTTTTATTATTATATTTATGTTAAGTCTGTGTAAAGTTGTGTTAAGTTCTGGTTTAATTTATGTTAAAACAAAATAAATTTATTATTCAACATATGGTTATAGGATAAGATTCCATTGCTCTGTTAAATGCATGTTAATTCCATGTGAATTTTAAACGACGTTCCTTTTGGGATAGTTAACCTAAACTTAACAATAATTATTTTTCTTCAAAAACATATTCAAACTTAACCCACTTTTCGGATTCTCTTAACCCAAACTTAACACAAAAAGGCGGTGGGATTTTTAATTCAAACTTAACAATGGTGCGGCCGCCATTAACCCAAACTTAACAATGAAATCGCCCGAGGGACTATTGTGATTTTAACGAACCATTTACGAAACCTTAACACACAACCATTTGATTTTGATATTTCGGGATGCGTCTTAACCTATCCATAACGATTTCTTAACCTAAACTTAACATAAAAGGACGGCGGGGATCTTAACCCAAACTTAACACAAAGGGCGGTGCGAAAATTAAATTACATTTAACGTAATGGGATTGTTAAAAAATAGGCCGCCGCACGGAATATTTTTTAACTTGAATTTGAAATAGGATTTTTGTTTCCTATTCTCATCCTCTTCTATATTAACAAAACCTTAACGAAATAGGACGGCGGATATCTTCACACCAATTTAACATCGCCCGAGGCGCTGAATTCAAATGCGATTTTAGGATGAAATGGTATGTTATGGGGTGTTAATAAATACGCCGGCTGAACATTAAATTTGAATTTTTTATTTGATATGAGAATGAAATAGAAAAGCCACAACCATTATTATGCTATTATGTTGTATGGTATTGTATAGCGTTTATACAGAGAAAGCACATATGTGGTATCTATGGGATATTGTAATTATGTATGCCTTGTTTTCCCTTACCTTCTATGCTATAATGAAATGATAGCACTACAATGGTATGTATGTATGTATGTGCTTGTATGTATGTATGTATGTATGTGCTTGTTTGTGTGCTTGCCTTCTACTTGTATGCACACACACAAAAAGAAGCAAGCGGCTTTTTCGCCGCTTGCTTTGTCCTTTGGTCAGCGCTGGCCACCCTTCTCACGGATGGCCCTCTGTGCCGCCTGCTCGGTGGTGACCTCGCCGCCCTCGAACTTGATCTGCACGTCGCGCCCGAGGATGTGGCAGTCACCTGCGACCCACCAAGGCGTGCTGTTCTTGACCCAAGCGCGGTGCTCGTAGGTCTCGACGCAATACTTTTCGACCGCATCGCCGTTGTTGTGCAGGCCCTGCGCTTCGATGTCAGCCCACTTGCAGAGGATGAAGGCGCCGGCCTTGATCATGGCCTTCTGCTTGGTGTTCGGCCGGAAACGGATCTGCTGCTGACGGCCCTTGTCAGCGCTGGTCGTGTCGTCAGAGTAGAAGCGCTCAGCTTCCTCGAACGTGTAGAACCGAGCCCACACGTCGTCGCGCACGCGCACGCACAGCATGATAGCGTCAGCACCGTTCAACTCTCTGTAAGCCTTGCGCATTTCGTTGTACGTCATGTTGTCAACCGCCTTTCTTTCTCTTGTCCTTTGGACAAGTCCATTATAGCACGCGATTGTAAAGATACAACGTATTTCGTATTAAATCGAGATTAAAAAAATATGACATTTTTTTCTTAATTTTGTCACACTTTTGTCATACTTCTGTAATAATTAAGTCACTGAACCAATTAACGAAACTCTCGAAATCTTAACAAAGGGCGGCCGAAACCGTTACGAAAACTTAACGAAACAATTTAACATCCAGCTCGCGAAAAATTAACACACATTTAACGGGCCGCGTTTAACATGCAGCTCGCAAAAAATTAACGCAAATTTAACGCAACGGCCTTAACATGCAGCTCGCTAAATCTTAACCTACCCTTAACAAAGCGGTAATATGCAGCTCGCGAAAAATTAACGAAAACTTAACGTGCCGTTAGCTTGCAGCTCGCGAAACCTTAACGCGCGCTTAACGCGCGCGTTACTTGCAGCTCGCGAGCGCTTAACGAAACCTTAACGAAACCTTAACGCATGGGGCGGCTGAAACCTTAACCGGCGCTTAACACAGAGGGCGGCGAAATCCTTAACCGCCAGTTAACCTTTCAATGTGGTAGCATGGTAAAGCGATAGCATACTATCATGGTAAAGTGCTAACATGCTATTGTATTACCATGGTAAAGTGTTACCACTTTACCATGGTAGCATGGTAAAGCGACAAAGGAAAAGGCAAGGCAGACGCTTGCCTGCCTTACCTTGAATGGCTCCTATTCAAGGAACCATTCAAGTTCCTGCCTGCTCATGCCCACCTTGTTTGCAACATACTCCAAAACGTCGTCACTGTAATCACCATCAAGAGGATCGTCTATGTTGTGCGCTTTGTACCATTCTGCGAATGCTTTATCAATCTTTCTGATCATTGTATTCCTTCCTTTCTTTCCTTGCCTTTGTTGCCTTTTGCCTTGCGCAAGCCCTTAAAAGGGCTTGCGCTTTCCGCTTCTCAGGTTAGTTCCGTCAAAATCGCGTTCCTTCCATGTATTCATCCAACTCACGACTTTGCTGACCTTCTGTGGCAACCTGACCTTGTAACCGCCTCTTTTTGTATCTGTATCCATCCGCCCGAACTGAATTGCAAGCGTGTACAGTTCCCACTTGCTCATGCTGTACACTCTCATGGTATCAGCATTATCGCACCAGTCCACAAACCAGAATCGCGTTGCCTTTACCGTCCGAGCCCAACGTTTCACAGCCTGCATGGGCGTTTCACCGTCATTAATGTGGACCAACGTGGCCCCATAGGTCTTAACCTCAGCATTCATGGTCGGAATGTCGGCCCCAACGGTGAAGTCATCAGGGGTAATACGGAGCGGTTCGCCCATTCTCTTGTGCTCAGCAAGCTCGGACGCTTGCCCTTTGTTCACAAGACTGTTTTCGTATTCGAAAACATGTACAGGGGTGTATTCGACTTTCACCAGTTCCATGAAAGTATGCAGGTTGCGCAACTCATGATCAAACTTCATTGTAGCCCTTCCTTCCTTCCCTTTATGGGGGGGGAACCCCTTCTAACCTGCCGTGCGGCCGTCCTCTTGCCGTCCGACTGATTGAATTATAGCATTGAAATAAGCATACGTCAAGCCCTTTTTTCTGAAATTCTCTAATTCTCTACATTTTCAGCAAGTTGCACAAAAATCCAGCTTGGGGGTTGTATAAAGGATACAGGTTTTCGCGGTTTCTTTACATACCTTGCCGTCCCAATCTTCCACCAACTTTTTTAAAAATCAACTTTTTTAAAAATTAACTCAAACACTTGACTTTTTCACCAACCTATGCTATATTATAGAAGAGGTGAGGAATATGAAAAAATCCTATTCCCTCGATTACTCCATCGAACGCGATGTAGATCGTCTACACGCAATTGAAGACATACTTGATAAGTTACCAACCACCCCAACTCCAAACGAGTTGGAACAAATGGCATCATACATATTGTATGGCAAGGATGAAGAGGGAAAAAACGCAGTACAACGAGGAGAAACAACCGACGGCGACAAGCGCTACAAATCGTTTGCCCGCACCGAAGACAAAAATCTTTCCCTCGATGAAATACTTGATAATCCGTTGGCAGACCAAACAAACTTGCGGCCCGCCACAGAACGTTACATTTATACAAAGAAAAAAACCGACATCACACGACCCAAAGGCGACGACCCAGGCGATTCCATCATACCAGGAATGCAACAACTGTGGGACCGCATTGATTATTTGGAGCATGTGGTTGCCGTCAACGAAGGCCGCGCACCAGCCGACCCATCCGTCACCATCCTACGTGACAACTACCGCCTCTATCAATTGAAACACATGCTCATCGATTTGCGGCGCGAACAATATTATTTGAAGGATTCATGGAATCCACCAATTCATTTTCTCGCAGTAACACCGCCCAAACCCCAAACCTACAACTGGGATCAAGATACGGCCTACTGGTTAACGGAAGAACAATGGCGCGCCAAATTGGCGGCTTCCTACTACCCCTACGACCGCGACATTTCTCACTACAAAACCAAGGTCGATTCCGACGGCACCACTTGGGTGCGGTGGGTAGTGCGGCGCCACCATTTCGATTGGGAAAACCCAGTCCACATTCATGCGCTCATTGATCATTACAGCAATATTTATATGCAGGTGTATGATAAGATGGATAGCTGGGGCCGCACCCTTATTTATGATTTCGACAGATATTTTGATATGTGTCACTTTTCTCCCTTGCGCGAATACGTGTTAACCTTACGTATAGATCGTATGACTTGCGCGCAAATTGCAGTTGCCGTTAAAGAGAAATTTGGCATTGATTATACGGAAAACTACATTAGCACAATTTTAGCAAAAGAAATTCCAAGAACCATGGCGGCCGTCGTAAAAAAGCATAGATTGCTCTTAGAGACACCACCTCAACACCGGAAGGCATGTCCACGTTGTGGCCGCATCCTTCCACTCGACCCGCTATTTTTTGGGCGCAACAAAAACCGCAAAACCGGCTATGCTAGCGCTTGTAAAGATTGCGAAAAATTAAGACGTATACGAGGAGGTCAATCAGTTAATGATCGAAGAAGTAAAGACTCGGCGGTGTATGAAGTGCCGCAAGGAGAAACCAGAAACTGATTTCCAATATACGCCATCCAAGTTCTTCCCAGCACATCGTTCTCTCATTTGTACTTCTTGCTTGGAAGCAATGACGCCACAAGACAATTTCGGTGAAGTGGATAGATTGTGTCGCTACCTAGATCTTCCTTTCGATCTAGATAAATGGTCACAGCTATATGCGATTCATGGCGATCACACCCTATCTGCATATTTTAATACGCTACTTGATGACCACTATCAAGCATTGCAATGGGCAGACGAAAACGAACGATGGCGTTTGGCTCGTGCAGAAGGCACAATTGACGAAGAAATTCAAGCCATTTCGGCGGCAAAAATCGCACGGTTGCGCCGCCAATGGTCGTCCGTATACTCTACGGAAGAGCTACTTTTTCTAGAAGATTATTATAATCAAATTGTTGCAACCCAAAATGTGTCTACTCCAATTTTACAAAACTATGCACGTGACCTTTGTGAAATTGAGTTGCGTATTAAGAAAGGATTGCGTGACGGGGCGGATATAAAAAAGGATATGGACGCCCGAGACAATATTATTAAAATCGCGAAATTTGAAGCCAGTAATGCCAAGAATGCGGCCGACTTTGAATCTGTTGGTGAACTCATGGTTTACTATGGCAAGAAAGGCTGGCATCCTAAGTGGCATACAGAGCCAAAGGATTCTGTTGATTTCTGTATGGAAAATATTCAAAACTATCTGAAGAGACTTGTTACTAATGAAGGGAATTTTTCAGAGCAAGTAGAAGATGCAAAAGCACGCTACAACCTAACTGAACGGCTAGAAGAAATTGAAAATGAAGATGTAGAAACCGATGGCGGCGACATTGAATATGAAGATGATGATATAGGTGATGTCGATGAATGATAATGGCTTTTTACTTGATGGCATACCTATTGAAAAAGGTGTCGTTCTTACTAAGCAATTCTTGGATAATAACCAAGAATTGCTTACAAATTATTTGAATTGTTGGATTCTGTACCCAGATTTATATTTAGATGCTATTCAGCCGCAAGAAGATCGCAAAAATTTTCATCTTTTCTTCTATCAACGTATTGCGCTTCGTGCAAGCATGAGGTATAAATATCATTTTTGGACCGCTACACGTGCAACATCCAAATCTTTTACTGCTTATCTTGCGGCGGTTGTTCGTGCAGTTCTCTTACCGAACTCACAAATTTTCATTGCCTCTGACGTGAAAGGCACTGTTATTAAAATTGCAGATGCTAAATTTAATGAAATTTGGCGCCATTGGCCGATGCTACGTAATGAGCTTGCTACCCGTGCAGATGATGGACGTACTGGTGAAAAACGTAGTGGTAACTACTATGAACTTTATTTTAAAAATGGTAGCGCGATCACCGTTGTTTCAAAAGACACGAGCCGTGGTTTACGTGCCAATTTCGGCATTCTTGAAGAGGCCGCAACAATTGAAGAAGACGACTACAATGCTGTGCTATTGCCTCAGATGAACGTAGCAAGGCGTGAAGTCGATGGTTCTTTAAATCCAGAAGAACCTTCAAGCCCGCAAACCTTCATAACAACAGCAAGAGAAAAAACAGTTTTTATGTATTCTAAGTTGATAGAATGCGCAGTTAATGCGGTTTTGCGGCCGCAAGACAGCTTCGTATGGGGTTTAAGCTACGAAGTACCCCTTCATTATGGTTTAATTGACCGTCAAACCATTATGGACCAACGCTATTCTAAAACTATGAATGAAGAAATATTTGCCAGAGAGAATTTAAGTATATGGACTGGCAACAACGCAGAAGCATGGCTAGATTCTAAAAAATTAAGCAAGCGCCGAACTTTATTAAAGTGTGAACGAAAAGCGCAAGAAAATCCAACTAATCCAAATACCTTCTATATAGTTAGTGCCGATATCGCTCGTTATTCTGCGAACACGGCTATAACTGTAATCAAGGTAATTCCTACTCAAAATTGTTTTAAAAAACGTGTTATTTATACGGAAGTAATACATGGCGCCAATTATATCACTGAGCAAGCGCCACGTTTAAAGAAATTGATTCAGCTCTATCAACCAAGGGAGGTTGTCATTGACGGCAATGGGCGGAATGAAATCTGGCCCACCTGACAAGTAATTGTCTTGATTAAACTCTTTTAATTGCGGGAACATCCCAAGTGGACAATCCGCAGCCAAGCATAAAAATTATTTTAAGGAGAGAAATTTATGATGAAAATTATACCCCATAACTACGTTACAAGGTATGGATATCATTATTTTGCCACCGATGATGGGCATATTTATTCAGAACACTTAAAAAGAAATATCAGTGAATATTATGATAAAGATGGATATAAAAAAGTTCGTTTATGCAACGGTACTGGCGAACGAAAAGTATTTTCTGTACATAGATTAATTTTAGAAACTTTTTGCCCTAATGAAAATAGCAATAACTTGCAAGTTAATCATAAAGATGGCGATAAAACCAATAATGCTTTATCAAATTTAGAATGGGTTACTTGTAAAGAAAATATAAACCACGCTTATAATTTAGGTTTATATACTAACATTGGAGACAATAATAATGGTGAACATAAATTAGTTACTTCACAAGTTTTAGAAATTATTCAATTGTTATTAGATCATGAAATGACTATACAAGAAATTGCTAATAAGTATTCAGTTAGTAAACATGCAATTGAATCAATTAAATATAAAAAAACTTGGAAGCATCTTACTAAAAATATTAATTTTTATGAAGGTTCAACGACCAGTCAGAATGACGTAGATCGCAAGCAAATGGCGATCGAAATGGAGAGCTCCTCAATTGAGGATGATGAGATGGTCTGAACTATATGGTAACATATAGCTGGATAAAATCCGCATAAGAACTTGCGATTCTTATGGAACATAATTACAGGAATTGGCCTGCTTGATGCCATGGCATTGCCTTCTTTTGATGCAAAAACTGGCGAGCAATTCCCCGCTTACTATGTTTTTAACAATGAGCATCATTTGCCGCCAGAAAAGAAAACACCTAGCGAAGAACCTTGGCCAGAAATAAATGGTATCATTTATGACATTAAAGCGGGCGCATCTAATGATGATGAAATTCATTCGAATTTTTTTGCTCAAATTAATAATGGTACAGTTTCTTTCTTAGCGTCTGAGCGTGTTGTAAAGGATAAATTGTTAAAAACTAAAAAAGGGCAAGCGATGAGTTTCTATGATAGAAGGGTATTCCTTTTACCATATGAAATGACTTCTCGCCTGATGGATGAGTTAAATAATTTAAAATTAAAACCTACTGGCGTGCAGAATCAATTTAAAGTAGAGCGCATTTCTCATTCTATTGAGAAAGACCGCTTCTCATCGCTGGAATACAATCTCTTCCGTGTAAAATATTATGAAGATAAAGCAACACGAAAAAATAAAAGTCGTGATTTTAATAAATACATATTTTTTAGTCCTAGAAAAAGGGGGTGAGCATTTTGGGAACACAGCGTGAAAAATATGATTTCTCGAACTTTAAGTTACGCGTGAATCGTGTGAAACGGGCTCCATTTAATATCACAGGTTACAATCGTTGGGGATACGATGGGGCAAAACGTTTCAGCGACGATTTTACCTTAGAAGAAATCCAACAAATCATTCGCTCTGGTGATGTTCAGGCTTACCGTGAATTATCGTTATATTATTATCGTACTAATAGTGAGTATCGTAATAATATTGACTATTTGGCGGCCCTACCTTTATATGACACTGTTGTCATTCCAGTAATGGAAGAAGGGCGCGGTTCCGCTACACAAATTCGTAAAAATTTTGAGAAGGCTTGTGAATTTATTGAAAATTTAGATGTTCCAAATACATTTTCTCACATTACAAGAGAATGGTTAAAAACAGGCATTTATTATGGTGTATTGCGCACAGATGGCGATTTGGTGGTTATTCAAGATTTGCCGTTAGAATATTGTCGCGTGCGTTTTAAGGACATGCATAATTTAAATATTTTGGAATTTAATCTTACTTATTTTCTTAGGATTAGTGATGAAGAACTTCGTAGAGAGGCCGTAGAAAGCTTTCCAGAAATTGTACAAGAAGCATGGCATGAATATTATGATCTGCACACACGTATTGATACGTGGGTAATGCTGCCTGCCGGCTCTGGCGGCGTTAGCTTTTCTTTTGCAGATGATCAGACGCCACTATTGCTAGCAAGTATTGAGAGCTTGAAAAAGCTAGATGATGCCGTTAAACGCGAAGAGAAACGCGATGAAAACGAATTATATAAATTATTAATTCAAAAAATGCCAATAGATAAAAATGGTGAACTTGTTTTCCAACTTGAAGAAGTTGCAGATATTCACGCTTCTGTCGCAGAAATGCTAAGTGACACAGATACGGTTGATGTATTGACTACTTTTGGTGATACAAGTTTAGAGAGTTTACAGGACACTTCGGCCGCCTCACAATCTGCGGATCGTATTGAAAAATATCGTAAAAATACATTTGATGCGTTAGGCCGCAGTTCTTTGCTATTTAATGCAGAAGGTAGTTCTTCTCTTGCTTATTCTATTAAGAAAGATGAAGCATTAATGACGGTATATTTAAATGCCTATGAGACTTGGATTAAGTATCATTTGAATGAAAAATTTGCGCGCAATGGATTAAGTTTTGACTTTGAGATTCTACCAACAACAGTTTTTAATCGTCAAGATATACAAGCAACATATTTCCGTGGCGCTCAATATGGTTATTCAAAAATGTTTGCTGGCGTTGCTATTGGCATCAAACAGCGCGATCAATTATCGCTTATGGATTTTGAAAATGAGTTGTTACACATGTCTGAAAAGATGATTCCATTACAATCTTCTTATACAACATCTGGTGTTGCGGTTGCGCAAGAAGAAAAAAGTAATTCTACTACACAAAAAACCACAATCAGCACGCAGAGTAACGACTTAGATAATAAGGGGGGTCGTCCCGAACTTCCCGATGAACAAAAATCTGAAAAAACTCAGGCCAATATCGCGGCCGCGGGTTAAGGAGAATGAATATGGATAAAAATATACCTATTTATTTTGATAGTATAATTATTGATTCTCCATTTCAAGAAATTTCTCAAGATACCCCAAACATTGGCCGCTTAAAGGTTAGGGTGTTTTCAAAATATGGAAACCGCAATGGTTCCTATATTACTGATGCCGTAGCAGATCAATTAATTCAATCTGCTATTGGCGGGAACACTCCCGTTGTTGGGTTCTTTGATCCTGAAACAAATTCATGGGCATCTCATACTGGCCCTATGATTGCAAATGCTTATGGATATGTTGAGGATTTCTTAGGATGGCAATCATTTGATGATACAGATGGCGTAGCTCGTGACTATGCTGTTTTCTCAGTAGTGCTTTTTACAGATTATTTCGATGAAGCGCGCAAGATTCTTGGTCAAAACCAATCAATGGAATTAGACCCAGCGTCTATCACCGGCGAATGGGCAGATATCGAAAATCAACCATATTATGTCTACAAAACAGCTAAGATGCTAGGTTTTTGTGTAATCGGTGATCACGAGCCATGCTTTTCTGTGTCTTCATTCTTCGCGAAGAATGATGAAAATTATAATAATCAATATGAAAAATTTGCTTCTTTATTATCTGATTTAAAGGTTAAAGTAGAAGCAACTGAAAAAGATATGGGAGGAGAACATCCAATGGACGTATTTGAAAATCAAGTTGCCGTTGAAGAGATTCAAGAAGCTCCCGAAGTAGAAGTTAATGTTGTTGAAGAAACAACCGCACCTGAAAATTTTGAGAAGGAAGAAGAACAAGTAGAGGTTACCGTAGAAGAAACAGAAGTAACCGAACCTACTGAATTCGAACTTCTACAACAGCGTTTTGAAGAGCTTCAGGCTTCTTATGATGCATTACAGGAGCGTTTTGATCAGGTTTCTAATGAATTTTCTGCTTTTCAAACAAGCGCAAATGAAGAGTTGGAAACTTTACGCAATCAAAACACGGAATTACAAGCTTCTGTCCAAAATTATGAAGCCCAAGCAATAGAAATAGAAGAGAATCGCAAAAATATTTTGCTTGAAAAATATGAAAAGATGCTTGACGCGGAAGAAATTGCACCAATCCGTGAAGCGTCTAAGGACTATTCTTATGAAGAATTGGAGTCAAAGTTGGCTGTTATGTTTGTTAATGCTAAAATGAACGGCAGTGAAGAAGTGCAAAAAGTCCCACTACCTGAGCCACAAGAATCCCAATTCGCGTTACTTATGAAAAAATATCGTAAAAACTAAGGGGGTATATGTTATGGCTCTTACTAACTTTCCAAAAGAACAATATGCTAGCCTAGAACTCAATCAAGTTGCGTTCCCCCAGACTGGCATGGTAGTTTCTCAAGTACCACTAGGCACAGCGTTTACCAAGGACGCGCCCTGTGAGAATGGTATGTGGGTAGTCGCTGATAAGGCTGCTGGCGTTATTAATGCTCCTGCCGCTGCTACTGACAAACCAATTGGTATTGTTTATACCACTGAAAAAGAATATGATTATATGCACTATGGACTAAAAACCTTTGGCCGCAAGATTGCTGGCGACTATCCTCGTGTAGGTATTCTTGGTGTAGGTGACACTGTTACCACCAACTGCTTACAGTATGATGATAGCGTATTCCAAGCAGTTACTACTACTGGTAGTGAAAAGACTTCTGCCGAAGTTCTAGATGCTTATCTAAGCGCTCTAGATGATACTAATAAGGCTTATGTTGTTATTAGCACCAAGAATGGCGCCAAGCCTGGTGTTCCAGAGATCGTTAAGACTCTACCCAATGGTTATGCTGGCATTTATGGCCGCATTGTAAAATACTACACTGTACCTAACGGCGAAAAGGGCGTTAAGTATCAGATTATTAGTCTATAATAGGAGGTGCGAACTATGAATACTCTACAAGTTCTAATGAATGGTGTTTTCGGCCGCAAGGTTCCTGCTGAGTTCGCTGCCGAAAATTATGACTATGAGGCCGCTCTACATGATGAGCTAGCTAAGTTATTCTGCGACGAAAATGGTCGTTTTAATCGTTATAAGTTTGAGCGCAATAAGATTGACCTATTTGAGTTACTTTCTGAGAATCTAGAAGAGGTTCTTCCTCGTAGCATTCAAGGCGCTCTTGATATGTTCACTGAAATCATGCGTGTGCCACAGGGCGCTCGTCCAGAGTTCCGTGTAACTCGCGGCAAGCAACGTGGTCGTCAGTTTGTAACTCGTGCCACCGAGTCCGGCAATTATGAAACCTTCCGTCTAGACCGTGATCGTTTTGACGTTTTCATTCAGGCGATCGGCGGCGCTGGTCGTGTAGATTTCGAACGCTATCTTGATGGCGTAGAGTCTATTACTGACATTTATGAAGTTATCAACCAAGGCATGATTGACCGCATCTTTGAGATGGTTCAAGAGGCTCTACTTGCTACTTGGAATCTCGCGGGCCGTCCTGCTCGCAACAAGGTTGTTGCCAATACCTTTGATCCTGTTGAGATGCAAAAGCTCTGCAACACCGTTGCGGCTTATGGTTCTCCTGTAATTTATTGCTCTCCCGAGTTCGCTGCTGAAATGGCTAATGCGATTGTATATGTGCATACTCCTGCTAGTGGCGCTGCTACTACTAAGATTGCTATTGCTGATCAGGATCTAGTTGACATCCGTGAGCGTGGCTATATCGGCAAGTTCCGTGGCGTACCAGTTGTTGTAATGCCTCAGTCCTTCACTGATGAGTTCAACACCAAGCTAGCCATGAACCCCTCTTTCGCTTATGTTATTCCTACTGGCCGTGAGAAGCTAATCAAGCTAGTATTTGAAGGCGCTCCTTATTTCCGTGAGTGGGATGACCATGAGGGCGATAATTCTATTACACTACAAGCTTATGCTAAGGTTGGTCTAGCTATTGTTTCTACTCCCAACTATTGGGGCATCTACTACAACAGTGGTATCGATGCTGGCGGCTGGGAAGACTATAACGACGCGCTAGTTGACTAATTGATATAGATTGAGAATGGGTGGTATACCCACCCATTCTTTTTTGGAGTTAAAGGAGGAATATTATGAATAAGATTACAATGAAGAACGTAAGTTCGGCGACTGTCAGTGTTATTTCTGATAATTTTAGGCGTTCACTAGCGCCAGGCCGCGTAGTTCCAATTACGCGCGCTATTTATGACGATTTAATGTTTGATCCCGGTTTCGTTAAACTAGTTGAATCTCACTTTTTGAAGATTGATGGTGTTAGCGACGATCAGGGTGTCATTCCTAATGAGCAAAACGTATATGATGTTGCCGCAATTCGTTCTATGTTAGAAAATAAAGATTATGCCGCTTTTACTAAATTCATTCCTCATGCTACTGCCGCTGAGAAAGACACTGTTATAAAGCTTGCGGTAGAAATGGGAATTACAGATGGCGGCTTCACCGCTCTTATTAAGAAATATTGTGGCGTAGATGTTATTTCTGCTATTAATCAAAAACATCTTGCCGAAGAAAAGTAATGGCTACACCTTTTCTAAAAGTTTATGACGCCTTTTTAGGGCGTATTACCGCGGACGAATGGTCGCTAGAAGAAGAACTAGCTATTGTAGAGCGGGATTGGCAAGAACTTTTAAAAATTGCGGTCTTTCGTTTTAAGTATCCGCGAGTAGATTTAACAATAGAAGAAGTAGAACCTCCTGAACATGGTCGATTAGGAATATATCAATTTGCCGCCGATTTGAATAATGAAGAAATTCAATTACTTGCTTTATACATGAAGCATGAGTGGGTAAAGAGATGTATTGCTAGTTGGGAAAACATTCGCCAACTTTATGCCGATAAAGATTTCTCACAAGCAAACCATTTAGATAAATTAAATAAACTTGAAGCCGCGATTGAATTAGAAGTTCATCGTGCCGAAGGAATTTATGATAGATCAAGGGAAAAGCGGCCAGCAGATTTATTCAAAAAGCTCGCCGGAAAAAAGAACATTGTCGGATGAAACTTTTGACGGATATAAGAATAAATTAAAAGGCCGATTATACGGCTTACTTTGTGAGAAAGAAAAAAATGGCGATTGGGAAAAATTTCTAGATTCAATTATTATTGAATTATATGGTTTAGGACCGAATTCAATTAATTACTGGGCGCTGATGGGAAAAATACAGGCGTTACGCTTCTTATCTTATGATGCGTTTCGCCGTACCGTTTTTGAGAGTATTAATCTTGTCGGCGGTTTAGATAAAAACGATGCATTATCTTGATGTATATTGGTCTAGAATAAACCATTTAGGAGAGACTACTGCTGAACGTATTAAAAATGGTGGTATTCGTTCATTTGAAAAATGGATGGCTGAATCACCACATACGGTTCGAGATTTATCTGTGGAAAGAGGTCTTTATTTTGATGGATTAATTCTCACAAATAAAGATAAAGAATATGAAAAAATTATGTTTTTAAATGTTGCAAATGATATTCCTATTCGCGTTGGGGATATTATGAATTGGGCTATTGAAGATGGCACCATTGAAAAATGGATTTTAATTCAAAAAGAGAAAAAAGTAAATGGAACATATCAAACTTTTTGGATTGTACGTTGCAATTATTTATTAAAATGGATTGATGAGGTTGGGCATTTGAAACAATCTTGGGCATATGTTGTTAGTTCTCTTGATTCAAAAATTAAGGGAAATTATCGAACTTGAATTTCAGGTTCCTTAACCAGTAATGGTTATGAAAAATGCTATTGAATTGCTGGGAAATTTTAATACTCTTTTTACTACAACACGATCCCTGAGACGGGATGAATGTGATAGTTACGAAAGTAGAAAAAAATAAAAGAGTTGATATAATGCTGTAAAGCTAATATATCATACAATAAATAATCAGCAGCTAAGCTTAAATAAAAAAGAAAGTTCAACGACTATCCTTTATGGAGTAGGGCGAGTAAGCTCGAAGCGGTAGCCCCCTGATTAGGGTGAAGATATAGTCTGAAAGGAGTAACAATGAAAGGTATTATTTATTGTGCATATAATAAAATAAACGGAAAAAGATATATTGGGCAAACAATTAAACCTTTGGAGCAACGGATTAAATTACATTATTATAGTTCAAATTGTACTTTATTCCATCGTGCTTTAATGAAGTATGAAGAAAAAGATTGGGAATGGACAATCATTGATACTGGTGAAGCTGGTACAGAATTATCACAGAAAGAGCAATATTGGATTAATTATTATGATACTTATAACAATCCTTCTAAGGGATACAATCTGACGAAAGGCGGCGAAGGCAGCCTTGGTGTTGTTGTAAGTGTTGAACATAAACAAAGAACACGTAACGCTATGTTAACATTAAAAATGAATCATTATAAAGAAAAGGTTGAATCTATCAGCAAACCAATAAAATGTATAGAAACAAATGAAGTGTTTTCTTCTATTTCAGAAGCCGCTCGTGCAAAAAATGTTTCTAATTCTACAATTGCTAAGGCCGCACATTCTGAAAATGGAATGGCTGTTGGTTGCCATTGGAAATTTTTAACTGGTATTGAAAAATTAAAAGTATTAAAAAATGCTATTTATTGTGTAGAATTAGATCGATTTTATGAAAGTTTTAAAGAGGCTAGAAAGGTTGACAGATTTCATGAAGGAAATTTACGTCTGGCTATGATCCAAGGCGACCCGTATGAAGGGAAAATATATGCTGGGTATACTTTTTATTGGGTTAATCCTGATTTACATAGTGGAATTCACTAATAACTCCACAACCAAACAAATATGCCGAAATCCTTATGCCACGTTATCCAATCAATCGTGCGACCAACTTTATCGTAGAAGACGAATCTTGGTCGGTAATTGAATATGACCATACCAGTGTGCCTGGTGTTATTTACTTATCTCTTACCGAAGGTAAAATTAATTCTATTTATGATGATATCATTAATGATATTGCCGATACTGATCGTTTAGCGCAATATTCATTAAGTGTGCCAGAAAAAGTGCAAACATTTAAACCCGGTGATAAAATTGAGCCAAAATTTACTTTAATGAAAAATGGGATGCCATGTGGCGCAGCATATAAAATTTTGTCTGCGCCCGAAAGTAAGGATAAGACCAAAGAAAAGGATGGCCAACTTACTGTCGCGCCAGATGCTACTGGCGAGATAACCATTATTATACAATTAGTTGATTACCCTGAAATTCAAAAAATGATGACTATTCAAGTTAGTAATGTAGATCAAGAATTTTCTGTATATATTGATGGTAAATCAACTATTTCCTTAGATAGGCATGCTACCTATCAATTGCAGACCACTGACGAAAATTACAGTGGCGCTAATATTTTCCAACTCTACAAATTATTAGTAGTTGAAGAATCTGATATAGAACAATATGATAATGATGATTATGTTTTATTTAATCATCCACGCATTGAAGGCGCAAAACTTGCTTTACACAAAAGTGCTGATTGGGCCAATTATAGTGCGGCCGCAACTATAACCGAGTTTGCGAAGCAGTATGAAAAAGAGTCAGTTCTTGCTGTGATAAAGGAAAATAATGTTGTGCAAGCAAATAATAGGAATAAATTAGGCTTTACAATGTTAGCAAATATTTATGAGTATGACGGACAATTTAATATTACTTTTAAGATAATAGAAATTGTTCCATTATGGTAGGTGAGTGTATATGGATTTAGAAATGACTCAAAGACGCTTTTCTGTCATGGGTGAAAATGCTTTTATTATTGCTAACAGAATAATGTCTAATCAAAGAGTTTGTCGTTTGTTAAAATATCAAACACGTAATCCTTTTGCTTTGAAAGAAAACGGAAAAGATCAACCTGACGTGGATGGTGCAGAGCTTATTAATAAACAAATATTAATTGTTCCAAAAATTTATGATGATTCAACTGAAAAAATGTCGTATGTTACGGCTATTTTTGATGATTTTGTAGTGAATCAATTAAATCCAGAATTTAAAATTTCAACAGTGCGTTTTGATGTTGTTTGTCCTTATGATGAATGGATTTTGAATGATAAATCATTGCGGCCATATTTGATTATGGAAGAAATTGATAGAATGTTTAACCAAAAACCACTACGTGGCATTGGTAATTTACAATTCCATCGAGCAGATAATTTGGCTTTGTCTCCATGGATAGGCGGTTATTCCATGAGGTATAAGATTAATGAATTTAACTGATACAGAAGTTTTAAAATTTCAGCGCGGCTCGCCAGTATTATTGGACGATATTTGCGCTATCTATCCACTTACATTAGGAGAAATCGCTGATGTTGGATATGATAAATTTCAGTTGTATTTAGGAATTTTAACTAGTGAAAAACCGACCGATATAAAAGGAGAGCATGAGCTAGTAAAGTTGTTAAATGATTTATCAGATTTTCAATATTTATTAATGATGACGGCAATCGATAAGCAATCGAATGAAACATTTCGGGATGCTTTTCAATTGTTTTGCAAAGAGGACGTTTTTTTCTCGCTTGACCCTCCGCAAATTGTGGTGGGGCCGCCGGAAGAAAAACGAATTTTAGATGAGCAACATTTTTACGATTTGCAACACATTTTAAAACGCATGTATTGGATTGAGCAAGACGGCGAAGAGATTGTGATCAATGCGGACGATTCTCCTGCTGTAAGAAATTTAAAATTACAGATGAAAAAAAATAGAGAAAGAGTGCGCAAAGCAAAAGCAAATAGGTCACGTCAAGAAGGCCATGATTTAAAGTTTTCTGATTTAATTGGTAGTTTAACTATAAATAATTGTGGGTTAAACATGGAAAATATTTGGAATATTACATACTATGCTTTTCACGATCAATTAAAGAGAATGGGTTGGCGTGATCAGTTTAATATAAATCAATCCGCGGCCCTTGCGGGCGCAAAATTAAAGAAGTCACAATTGAAGCATTGGATGCGTACAATTGGTGATTCTGAAAAATCATGATTTTTTAGGAGGTAACTCTTATGGCTGTTAATATTTTTGATAAGTACGGTATGTAGATGCTGCATTAAAAAGTAATTTTTAATGAAAATCTCGTGAATTGCTGGAAAGTCCTAAAGCCTATTTACTACAACATGGCGCGAAAGCGCGAGTGTGAATGTTTAAAAAATAATAGGATGTAACAATGGATAATCAGCAGCCAAGCTAAGGAGGAATAATAATGTGGAAGACAATTCCCGTTGATGATAATTATGAAGCGAGCAATGATGGACAAATTAGAGAAAAAAGTAATAAAAAAATAGTGTCACAATGGAAAGACAAAGACGGATATTTAATTGCAACTTTATCTCAAAAATTATATCGAGTACATCGTTTAATTGCTTTAACTTTTATTAGTAACCCGAATAATTTACCGGTGGTTAATCATAAAAATTTTAATAAAAGTGACAATCATGTTGCTAATCTTGAATGGGTAACCTATTCTGAAAATAGCAAACATAGTTTTACAGGAAATCATAGAGACGATAGTGTGCAAGTTTGGGTGCAAAAAGTGCAACCACTTGCGGCGGAAGCGTCAAAAACCAAAGTCGCTCAATATGATTTAAATGGAACCTTGCTGAACGTTTTCAACAGCCAGCGTGAGGCAAGTGAAAAAACAGGTGTGTGTAGAAGTTCTATCACTCGATGCGTCACTGGACATAGAAAAACTGCTGGTGGATATAAATGGGAATACTACTTAGAAGGTTCAACGACTAAGAATGAAGAAAATCCCACTTCATCTGTGCGAGACTCCGAGAAATCGGAAGAAGATATAGTCTGAACTTATGTGAAAGCATAAGAAGCCATGATGGGTATGGCTGTAACATATTGATCAAAGAGGTTGCCAATGTATATTTTGAAGCGTTAGCGGATGACCCCGCGGCTAATATTTATAAAGGCGACATCGTACTATTTTTGGATACTCTAAAAGTATCTACTATTGAAACAACCGCTGAGCAAACCGATGCTACTGGCGGCTGGGGCAACCCCAAACTAATCACTTGGGACTATGGTAAGGAAATTACTCTAACTCTAGAAGATGCTCTAATGTCCTTAGAATCTTTACGTTTCATGATGGGCGGCGCGATTAAGCGTTCCAAACCTGCGTCTTCTGATTCACAGACTACTATTCCAGCGACTAAGGTGCTTGTCCATCGCACTGAGGAAGTTGTAGCTGGCGATAATGGCGTCATACCACTACCAGTAGATCATATTACAAAAGCTACTTTATATCCAGAAGCTCTTACTGGTCACCCAATTCGTTTTATCAACTATGGCGGCGGCACAGATAGCGCAACTGCTGGTACACGTACACAAGTGACTAGTGGTAAAATGGAAGCTCCCGCAGCTCTTAAGTTTAAGAATACTGCTATGGGTGTTGCGGAGGAAACATTAGCGACAAAGGGCGACCATATTCGTATTTTCTGGGTTGAAGAAGTTGATGAAGCTGATTCCGCTATTGAAGTAACCATTTCTCCCAGCACCTTCCCTGGCACTTATCGTGTTGTTGGTGATACCTTCATGCGCTCTCAGAAGACCGGTAAGGACGAAGCCTTCCAGTTCGTTATTGGCAAGGCCAAGGTTTCCTCTGAGGTTACTCTAACCCTAGAAGCCGAAGGCGATCCTACCACTTTCGAAATGACGCTAACCGTTCTTCGTGATACCAACGAAGCTGGCGAAGCTGAAATGATGAAGCTAATCCGTTACGGCGATGCTGCCGCAGATGGTGGCACCACTGGTGATGACATCGGTTCTTTAACTTAATATAACATTATGATAGATCAATATTTCGGAATAAAAGAGCTTTACGAAGTAGCTCTAAAAGCAAAAACTCCGATGCAATTCGGAGAACGTTATTTAGAAGCTGGCGAACCTGTTCTATATTTTGAGAATGTTGAGATATCAACCTTAACTGAGCGTTCCTCCCCCATAATGGCTCGTGGCGGTTGGTCCAATTTGCCACGAGTTATTTGGGAGGACCGCTCTGAGGTCCAATTTTCTCTTACAGAAGGGGTTCTCTCTTCTATTAGTATGGGAATTCTACTTAGTGCCGCCATGCGGCCGCAACCAGAGGAACCATTGCTCGTTCCTAAGAAAGAAGGGCCTTATTCACTTTTTACAGTGGGGCAAGAAAATCGTTTATATTTAGAGCATTGGCCTGTGGACTATCCTGTACGGAAAACATTTATTTATGAATATTCGCGTGACGTTGCGCAAAAGAAATATTACGGTAAAAAAATATTCGGCGTTCCTGACCCTTGGGATGACGATAAAGAGCGTCCTTGTATTGCAGTTTATGAAGACAAGGCATGCACAATACCGGCAGACGCAAGTAAGAAATATATTGTAGATTATTACTATCAATATACAGATGAAGCTTTGATTTATACAATCAATAAAGAGCGGTTTAATGGATTATTCACTCTTGAGGGTAAGTTTTACTCCAAGGATGAAAACGAAGGCTTGAATTATACTAATTTAATTTATATGCCTCGCGTGAGAGTCGTAAGTGATATAAACTTACGCTTGGGAGAAAGGGCTGATCCAACAACGTCTGTTTTTCATATTATTGGATTGCCAGAAACAATATCCAATAATAGTAAGGGTACAATATTGGAGATAACGCGCTTAAATGATGACATTGATGCGCAAGAGTAAGCCACTTCCTTCAACGAGGAAGTGGCTTTATTTTTTTGGGTTAAAGGAGTGATATTATGGCAGGTTCTAGTAGTGGAACTACTGTAACAATTGATTTAGGTGTACAACTTAGATTGATTGAATCATCTTTACGAGATGCACAAAATGCATTGAAGATGTTAAAACCCGATAGTAAGAGTTTTAAAGAGTTACAAAGGATTTTAGCTGTAATTACACAGCAAATGAATAAAATTGAAGCGCAATCGAAATCACCGATTAGTTCGACGAAACAGTTAACGCAAATTGATAGGGAGTTTGCGAAAATTAATGAATCAATCGCAAGTTTTCAGACTGCATTAAGTCATGTTGATTTTTCTGATTTGGAATTGGATCCGGGGACTGCAAAGCGATTTCAAGAGTTGACTGAACAAATTGCGGCTTCACAGAAAAAATATGAAGATTTAAAACAAGCACAAGCAGAAGCATTAGGTAAAAATGCAGATGTACAGGCATTGGTGCCAGACTCAAAAGTTGTGCAAAAAGGGTATGATGCATTAGCACAAGCAATTGAAGATGGTGCTACCAAAACAGAAGCAGAATTAAGAGCGGCTGAAAAAGCATTAAACACATCAAAAAAGAAAATAGACATAGGAAAAAGAATTTATTCTATCACCGGCAATGATGGGAAAAATCGGCTACCGCAAGTAGAGAAACAAAAAATAACAGATGCTATACCAGAACTTGATCGTTTTATAAGTACAGATAAAAATGGGGCGATGAGGTTTCGGAGTGGTACGCCATACGGTGGTGGAAAGAGCTTTGGCCCTGGTGAAGCAAAGCAACAGCTTATACAATATTTAAAGGAATTATATTCTTTAAATGACGCGGAAGTTACAAAATTAACAGAAGAAACTGCAAAAAGCACAAGCACACAATTTTTAGCAAAACTGGAAGAAGAAATCGGCAAAGGCGTAAAATCTGAAATTTTTGGGCGTTCTTTACGAGGATTTAAAAAAGCTTCTTCTGATATTGGGCAGCAAACAACTGATTATGAAGAAGCAAAAAGTAGAAATGAGCAAGCTCAACGTGCAAGAGATGCTTTAAATACTTCTGGTTCAATTATTGATGCTAGTAGTGAAACAACGCGTGAAGAAATAGAACATCTTAAAATAGAGATAGAGGATTTAAAAGCCAAATTAACACAAGCAGCACAAGCTAATACGCAAATGCAAAATAGCTTGAATGATATGGGTGACGCCGCGAAAAAAGGGCAACAAGACCTTGAAAAAACTAATAATGAATTAGAGCGTACAAAAACCGTCGCGTCTGCCTTTGACAGGATTAAACAAGGCATTATCAATTTCACTGGTTTCCACCAAGTAATGCGTATGGTAGGTTCTGCTGTCCGCGAAGCAATGAATCATATAAAGCAACTTGACTCAACTATGAATGGTATTGCTATTGTTACTAATATGACGACGGCGGACCTGTGGGATCAGGTTGGAGTATATAGCGATATTGCTCGTCAATATGGCGTTAGTATTCAAGGTGCTTATGAAGTTTCTAAAATTTACTATCAGGCAGGTTATGAAACTAATGAAGTAATGACCTTGATGAACGAAACATTAAAGCTATCTAAAATTTCTGGCCTAGATTATGCAACAACAACCGACTACATGATGACCGCAATGCGCGGCTTCAAGTTAGAAATGGAAGATGCGTCACACGTAGTTGACGTTTATAGCGGTTTGGCCGCCAATACTGCTGTATCACAGAAAGAATTGGCAGAGGCTATGACACGTACTGCATCTTCTATGGAATCTGTTGGTGCAACATTTGAAGAAACATCCGCTATGATTGCTACCATGGTAGCTGTTACTCGTGAGTCTGCTAGTAACATTGGTAGCGCGATGAAGAGTATAGGTAGTAGGTTTGGTGAATTAACAAAAGACCCAACCGCATTGTTAGATGCGGAAGGCGAAGCAATGAGCTTCAACAAAGTTGACAAAGCATTACGTTCTGTTGGTATTACGTTGCAAACAACAGATCACCAATTCCGTGACTTTACTGATGTAATTTTAGAGTTGGCTGATAAGTGGGATACATTGGATTCTGCTCAACAGCGTTATATAGCGACTCAATTCGCAGGAAATCGTTTGGTATTGCTGGCGTTTTCAAGAGCTGCGTAAAAACTCAAAATAAAACAACGTGAATTGCGGGGACATCCTTAGAGTCTTTTTAACTAAACATTCATAGTAATATAGAATGCGGCTTTCAGTAATGATGAAAGGTATGGTAAAATCAAAAAGAATTGGATAATCCGCAAGCAAGCATCCCAATATTTGACAAGATAGAATTTTTATGTTATAATAAAAGAAAAAGGTTGAATTTTATGTTTAAAAAAATTATTTTAGATGGAGAAACCACACGATGGTCAGTTGATGAAAGTGGCCGCGTTAGGAATGATGAAACAGGTCATTTTTTAACTGGTACGATTTTACATAGCTATCGTTATATTAATTTTCGATGGAACGGTAAACAGAAGAATAAGTCAGTTCATCGTTTAGTGGCAGAAGCATTTTTGCCCAATCCAGAAAATTTGCCTTATGTTCATCATAAAGATGGAAATAGGTTAAATAATAATTTGGAAAATTTGGAATGGGTTACGGAGCAAGATAACCGTTTAGAAGCTATAATGCCGCAAGGATATAAAAAATATGATGGTACTAAGATCGAAGGCGAGCAATGGCGCTATTTTAGAGATAGCGTTTATCAAGTATCTGATTACGGGCGTGTTAAAAACACAAAAACTGGAAAAATTTTAAAAGGCACTGCCAGTGATTGTGGTTATATTCGAGTAGATTTACAATTAGCTGGACAAAAGCGTCGTAAATTTTTAGTTCATCAATTAGTCTATGAGTGTTTTGTTTCTCCTGAATTTGATGTTATTAATCATATAGATGGTAATAAAAAAAATAATAAAGTAAGTAATTTAGAGAGTGTATCTCATAAAGAAAATTTACAAAAAGCCGCGAACGAAACTAATGCATGGCATTTTAGGAAAGTTGCACAATATGATTTAGAAGGCAATTATATTCGAACGTTTTTAAATGCCTCTGATGCCGGTAGGGCCATGGGTATCTTACCTAGTAGCATGAGAAATTGTATTCGTTTGCGTGGTGGAAAACATAAAAATTTTATTTTTAAATATATTGATGAGGATGAAGCTTCATCGACCATCTCGGAAGAGAGTAGGGTGAATAGCCCGAAGTGCGTTGCCCACACTAGTGGTGAAGATATGGTCAAAACTGAATGAGAAATCTTCAGATACAAAAATAGCGTGCTATTATAGCACGCTTTTTGTATGCCTTTTTATAAAGGTAGAATTACAGCAATCTCGTTTCTTAGCTCTCGTATCCAATGGAGATCTATTGCGTGAAAATCTACGTGTCGCAGAAACTAGCGATGATGTAGGTACAATTCAAGCATTGAAAGCATTGGATTCATTGGAATCGAAGTTAGAGCAAGTTCGAGTTAGTTATCAACAATTCTATACGTCGATGGGTATTGAGAGCGTATGGAAAGGATTCTTAGATGGCGTTCGACGGGTTATTGATAATTTAAATAAATTACCTAAGTTATTTGGTAAATTACCAGTTAATGCAGTCGTTATGATTGCTAATTTGGTTAAAGTTATTAGTCATGGTTTACTAAGTGGGTTAAATAAAATTGCACAAAATGTTCAAAGTATTATTCAACGTATTAATAAAAACTCCAAGACAGAAGCCGATCAAGGCGGTACGCAGGTTGGAAAAACATGGGTAGATAAAATTGTTGATTCAATTACACAGGGGCAAAGTAAGGTTGAACAAGCGGCTCGCGAAACAGTTCAAAAGGCAAATAAAGCGGCGGAAGAAGCTGCGCAAGAAGTCACGAATGTACAAAAATCAAAGACTAGCAAAGATATTGCGAAGGATGGCCTTAAAGATAACGGCATAGCCGGTATTACTATACCAAAAGGGCAGGCAGCAGCTGATAAAGCACAATTTAATCGTGATTTATATAATGCATTAGTTGATACATCAAATCCAGAGCAAACTGCGGCTACGTTAGACCCAATTCTTGAAGGCGTTAATAACGGTACTATAAGTTATAAACAAGCTTTATTAGATGCATCCGCGGCTGTCGCAAAAAATACAAATGAAGCCAAAGGGCTCGGCGACACCATGGATTTAGTGGGAAAAAATACTGATAAATTTAAAACAAGCGCAGGCAATTCTGTTGGTGTTGTAGATTCTTTAGTTAAAGAAACCAGTAAAATGGAAACAACAACAAAAACTTCTGCTAAGATATGGGAATCTTTTAAATCTGGAGGAGCGTGGAACAAAGCCGCTGTTGGTATTGGAACTGCGATGCAGGCCGCGGCTATGTTAATTGACACAAGTTCGCGTGCTGGTGAAGTTGCATCTGGGAGCTTTACTACGCTAGGTAGCGCAGTATCAGGTATTGCTGCCGGTGTACGTGTGTTCTCTGGTGATTTAAGTGCATTACCGCAATTATTATCTAGTGCTGTTTCTCTTTTTAGTGGTATAGGTTTAATAGTTGAAACTGATGCTGAAAAAGTAGAACGTTTAACAAAAGAAGCTGAAAAATTATCCAATGAAGCGTTGGTTAAGAAAAATGAATATAATACGCTAGATCAGAGTATTAAAAAGTTAGAAGAATTAGAAGAAAAAAGATATGATAGTGCAGAAGCTGCCGAGGAATATCAAACTGCTGTTGATGAGCTAGCAAAGCAATATCCAGAATTAATTACTGGAATTGATGAGTTGGGAAATGTTACTATTGAAACTGCGAACATCGAATATGAATTGGAAAAAGCTCGTGCCGCGGCAGCAGAGGCAACATATAATGCGGCCCAAGCTGAACGAGAAAAAGCTATCGCAGAACGAGATAGTGCTTTAAATGCTTTAACAGGGAAAAAAGAACAAACTTCATATGCGCACAGTATGAATCCAACTGATGGGAGAAAAGATAATACAAAACGCTTGACGGAGCAAGCATGGAATGAAATTATTGGGGATTATACTGGCAAAACAGATCTTTCTGGATTATACAACACAGATCAGAATGGCTTTACAGAATGGATTACTACAGCTGATGGTTTTACCGAGAAGCTATTAAGAGAGATTCTTGAAGGCGCGGCAAACGCCAATTTTGTGGATACGAATACTGGATTTACAATAGTAGCTGGTGAGCCAAACGAAGATAAGAAGGAAATATCTATAAATGAAATTTTGTCTCAATATTTTGATGAATCTGGCGAATTGACAGATACAGGTTTAATGTCAAAAATTGATAAAGAAATAGAAGATTTAAATCATGATATTGAAGCAAAAAAGTTTGATGGCGATGAAGGTACTCAAGAATATATAAAAAGATCCAAAGCAATTATTGATTTAATTACAGCTAACGGTTTACAGGGATACTATGAGAATTTTTTAGAAAATACGACAGGTGTCACTGAGGCAGCTAGTGAGTTAGAACGCTCTCGTCGAGTATTGTTATCCACTTCAAAAATAACCATCGATGCTGCGGTTAAAACATATGCTGGCGGTCAAACAGAATTTTTAGAATCATTAGGTAATTCTAACGCACTTTTAAATCAATATTTATTTGATAAAGCAAATGAACTTGATGCTTATGATTTAGAAAATGATCCAGATGCAATTGAAAAGTTTAAGAATTCTGATGATTTTGCAGAAGGTATTGAGGCTTACAAGGCTGAATTTGAAGCATTGTCACCATCCGACACTAAAAAATTCTTAGACATGTGGAAGAATCGCCAAAATTATTCTGAGCAAGATTGGATGGAAGTTTTTGATTTTGACGGCGCATCTGTAATTTGGCAAAGTATTCAAGGATATTATAGTGATCAAGCTATTGGTTATAGAGATCAATTAGAGCGTTTAAAAAAGCAAATTGATCGTTTGCCAAAAGAAAGCACTTCCGATACATTATTTTCAAATCTAGAAAATACGTTACGAGAATTTGCTCCATATTTATCTAGTTCTTTAACTAAGTGGATTGGTGGAGTCTTTGATGAATATGAAAAATATGTTTCTCAAGGTTTTTATAGCAATGCTAATGATTTAATTATGGGTTTAACTGGCGCCTTAACGTCTTTACAAGGTATGTCAGAAGATGACCGTTTAAATGCCGAGAATATTCTTCAACAAGTTGATTTTTCATCAATTGAAAGCATTGATAAAGCCATAGAAGCCGCTACTGCTGCTGGCTTTGAGGTTGACTCTTTCATTGTAACTAGTTTAAATAAAATCAAAGAAGCATATGTATTTAATTTACCATTAGCTATTCAATCATACACAGATCAAATTGTTGCTGGCGCAGATGAATTAGAGCAGTCTTTAAAAAAGATTAGAAGTGGAGTATCTTTTTCAGAAGCATTAACTGCCATAGAAAAAATAAATACTTATGCAAAGGGCGTACCAGAAGTTTCATTACGAGATTTTGATCAAAAGAATGGCAAGTTGGTGTTAAATAATCCAGAACTTTTAAAGGCTTACATTGATGCAGAGCGTGCTTCGTTAAAAGAGTCATATGCTCCAATTAAAGGAGAACTTGAAAAATATAAAACAGATCAGGAGAAAGGTATTAAAGGAGCATATGTCGATCTTTTAGACACATTAAAGGAAAATGATACTGAGATTGATGAAAGCATCACTAAACATGCGAATTTAATTAATGCGTTAGAAGCTGCTGGTTTGGCCTATCAAGGCGATGATAAACTTTGGTATACGGTTAAAGATTTTACTAGCAAAATAGACGGTGGATCTGCTTCGGATTGGATGGTTAATTGGTTACAACAACAACAAGCCAATGCTGACGAAGTAATGAAATACTTCGATAGCGAGATTATACCATCATTATTCTTAGATGCAGGCTTATATACAGATTATTTAGACGGTATCAAGGCAGCTTTCACTGACGAGCAAGGCAATTTTAATGACGTCTTCAATGAACATTTAAATTTTAAAGATATTGCACAAGGTAATTTTTCTGGTATTGAAGATAAGAGAATCGTTAACAATATTCTCCGTCCAGCCCAAGAAAAAATTAATTCTGAAATGAATACTTTCCTTTCGGATATTATTGAGAAAGGCATTGATAATATTTATTTCCCAGACTATGATTTAGGTTTTGCTGGCGCTAACGTTCAAAATAACGTTGCAAGCATCTTGGCTGGCCCGAATGGATATACTAATTTAATAAAAGAGTATGGCTCCTGGCTCGGTAATTCCATTGAAGACTACAACTCAATGTTCCTCTCTGCCTTAGAAAAAGACACTCAAAAAACACAAGCAATTTCCGACGTTATTAATGACGTCACCTTCATCGGAAAGGATCTCGCCTATGCATCCGCAGACACAATTAAAGAAATCGCTGATATCTATGGTATGCGCATGGATGAGTTGTTCGATGTTGATAGTTATAATGAAGCATTGGGCGGCTATCAAGTTAATTTCGCCGCCATTAAAGATTTCTCGCTAGATGAAATTCAAGGCGGCATGGAAGCAGTAGCTGATAGTACCAACTCGTTCTTCCAAGCCATGGCAGAAACCATTACCAATGGTATTGAAGGCAAATTAACCTATGGTGAATTAGGTGAATTCCGTCAACGTTTAGATGCATTTGGTATTAATTTGGATTTGTCATTTAAGCGGACGGCGGATGGATTACAATTAAGCACCAATTCTGCTCGCGATCTCTACTTTGAATTACTGAAAATCGATGCTTTGCAAGCACGTCTTGTGTTCGATTCTTTGGTTGAATCGTTGGAAGAAACCGATGAGCATTATAAAGACATCAGTTCTATTGCTGCACGTATTGCAGAATTACAAGACTTAATTGATGATGTTAAAACCAATGATGCGCGTCGCAAGCAATATATGGATGAACTTGAATTAGCAAAAGAAATCTATCAAGTTCGTTCTTCCACAGACAACGATTCCTTTGATTTCATGAATCGTGACTTGGCACCCGGCATGCAGAACCCAATTGATTATTGGAATGCTGGCGGCGAAGCCTATACCGCGATGAATGAGGCCGCGAAGAGCGGTTACATGAAAATCGAGGACTTCTACAATATTGTTAATGAAATGAACAACATGGCTGCGACTAGCGGCCAAACGCTTATCTTTATGGGCCAGACTCTTAGCGGGAGCGCAGAAGATGCGGCCGCACTTATTGAGGCCGGTTTTGGTGCTTTAAAGAATGTCGATGGTAAGGGTGTGCAAATTTCATTAAAGGATATTGGTGCTGGATTTGATGTTGGCGCCGCAGCGATGACCAAAGACTTCGATTCTGGCTTGAAAGCTATGGCGAAGTCGCAGATTGAAATGATTGACTCTGCCATTAGGATGTTGGAAACGGTTGCTGCATTGGAAGAAATAGACACCGACGAAGACGGCGTGCTTTCAATGGATGAAGTCTTTGATGGGAATGAACTTAGTGAAAATGTACAACAATGGATTAAAGATACTGATATAGCCGCTGGCGGTATTACTATTGGCGGTAAAACACTATTTGAAGCTATCGACGGTTTAGACCCCGCGCAAGCTGTTGCCTTATTAAACGAATGGAAAGATATCGATTTCTCCGATCCAATTGCTGCTTGGGATTCAATTAGACAACTTTTGAATATCTATTTCCCCGGTGCAGAAATCGTAAAAGGCGAATCAATTTTTGATATTTTGAAAGTTCCAAGCGGTGCGAAGGAAGATAGTGAGGCATTTGCAGACTGGGCAGAAAGTTTAGGGTTAGTTAGTAGCTCAGCAAAAGGAATGATAGATTTCCTTGAAAAAGGGCATGAATTGCAAACTGGTTTACCTTGGTATGAAGCAGTTAAAAAAGCTTTACTTGGTGATAATACTAGTGAAGATGTTTCTAATTTATTTGATCTTTTTGCCGGGTCTAGTTTATCCGCAGAAGACATGCAATTATGGTCTAAATTAAATATAAAAGTAGACGAAAAAGGTAATGTAGATAGTGTTATATATACAGCTTCTGATGGTTCGCAGTTGGAATTACCAGAAGATTCTCCCAGCCAATGGTCTGATTTAATCGCTGAATATGAAAATAACGTAGCAATTGTTGCGCATACTGGTGGCTCGGCGAAAAAAGTTAATAAAAACAGTAAACTCATAACTCTAACATTAGAAGATGGAACTGAGATCAATGGCGTTCTTACCTCAGACGGTGATGGTACATATACTGCATCATATGGAGGAAAAAGTGCTACATTTGATCATCCTGGTGAAGCAGCAGAGTGGATACGTGAACAAGCGCGTGCAGCAATATGGGGCGTTGGTAATCGCGGCGGTAAAAAATTAAACACCGAAACTGGTACTATCGAAACATATTATACAATCACTGGAAAAATTGATGAAGATATTGAAGAACAAATTCAGACTGGTGACATTTCAGAAGAATTACAGAAAAAAATTGATGAAGGAGTTGCTAGCGGCAAAGCTTTCGAAATTGGCGGTATTACTTTTGATGCTGGCACCACACAGCAGGAAGTAATTGATGCTTTTAATGAATCTTTGCCAGAAGATCCATATGCTACATTAGTGCAACAAATTGCTGACGGTATTACTGCGGCCTTTACTCAACATAGCACAGAAATTGCGAAAGCTTTTTCTGATGGTATTTCCCAAGCAGTAAAAGATGCTATGGGCGGAGGTGAAAATCCTACTACTACCGTCCCAGAATCAATTGATTTTATCTCCGTTGCTGGCTTAAGCATCATACGCGCTTATGAAGAAGACGGCACGATATCCTATGCTTTTGCTGATGATCCTAACAATACAATGACGCGGGAAGCCATGGTCGCGGCGATAAATGAAAAAATTACCAATGATGAAGGCGAAGGCGGTATTGATGCTGGCACATTAGATAATGTTTTAGCTACTGGTTCTGGTGGTTTGAATTTTAAAGCTAATTATGACCCAGATACTGGCGAAACGACTTGGACTGTTAGCGGCATTGATGGCAAGGGCGCATTTACAGAGGAAAATATCACCGCAGACCAAAAAGCGCAGTTAATTAAAAGTTTGTCTACTGGCGCGAGCGCAATAGTAAATTTAGGAGATAGTGGTAAAGTAATTGTAGCACAATCTACTAATGGTGTGATTTATACAGCGATTTTAGAGCCAGATGAAAATGGTATTTACTCTATGACAATGCCTAGCGGTTCTAAATGGACTAGTAAGAATCCGCAAGTTTTATTAACTAGCTATATTAAACTAAAACGTACAGCAGATAACAAGGCTTTACTCGACTCTTACGCTAATGATGCTGGTGCATCGCCAGATGATGAACCGCTACAACCATTGAAGTTTAGTTATACTGTTGGAATGGAAGAACGCACTATAACGGTTCAAGATGAAGGGAACGGTCTTTTCTTGGTACAAGGCTTTGGAGATCCTATACATACTTCTAATCCAATAGAATATATTAATAATCAATTAGCAAGCCAAGGTATATCAATTGATCAGTTGCAAACAGTGCCAGATTCACTTGGTTATATTCCATTCGAACAAACTATTGATGGCATTACTTATAGAATTGTAAATAAAGGTAATAATAATTATGGTTTCTATTCAGATGATAATTTGCTTGGCACGCTTACTAGTACTAATTTAGAAATATTTTTAGACTCTATAAAGGCAAGTGCTAAAAGTAGCGCTCTTCAAATAACAGGCTTCTCTGTTAATGAAGAGAATAATTTATTAATTGATTTTAAATATCCAGGTTTAAATTATGATATACAATATGATGCTACAAAAAATCAATGGTTAGAGAACGGTACACCACTGACAGGTGTAACAGATTTTGATTCTGTCATTGAGCATTTTAAAGAGGAAGCCAAAAAAACAGCTGGGTCAACAACTAGTGAATCTCAATCGCAAGATGTCGATTTTGAAGTCAAGGGCGCCATTACTTTTGATAATGACACAACACGAGAGCAATTAATTAATTTTCTCGCAGCATTGCAGTCATTATTGACTGGGCAGCCATTACATGTAGGGGTTGTCGCGACACCTGTGAACCACCTTAATACTGATTTATCAACAGCTGATGATATATCTGATAGTAGTGGTATTTGGAGTGGCGCGGGGTATAAAAATGCAGCAGACTATGCCACCACTTTGGCTGATATTGTGCTTCATGGTGGACAATTGGAAAAATTAGATTTTAGTAATTTAAATGTCCTAAATAATTCTGGCTTAGTTACTTCTGTTACCATTGGAGAAAATGAATATACAATTGCTGATATTTTAGAAAAAGCTGAAGAGAATGCAGATGGCGTAACTTCCATGCAAGATCTAGCGAACGCTTTTAAGGATATCGATGCTGATAATCTCGGAAAAGTTGCAGACGCATTAGCACTTATGGCAACCAACGCGCTAACTTTGAAAGACATTCCTTGGGTCACTATTGCAGAAGGTATTAATAATTTAGTGCTAAAGAAAAAGCCTAAACCAGAGGGACAATCTAATCCAACTACACCAGAGAAAGTTGGAGACGCCGCAACACAAAAAGTAGAAGAAATTGTAGAAGAATATGAATTGGATGTCGAAATTCCAAATCTAGCAATTACAGCGACTTCTGCAACTTTAACTGCAACCGACCTTACTGTTACTGGTGGGCAAACAACACCTACTCCTGGCGGCAATGCAGGTGGTTCAGAAGGAGATAGTAGTGGCGGCCCCACTACTTCAACATCTGTTAGCATAGATACTTCTGCTGCACAAGCATCTATTGCACAATTGGCTACGTCAATTGGATTTTTAGGATTAACATCCCTTACATCCAGTATTTCCGTAACTGGCTTACAAACTGCGATGGGGAAAATTCCTACTGAGGCAGGCTCTCGTGTTGGGTTTTTGGCAGAAAAAATGGGTACTATTCCATCTGGTAAAAGTACCTACGTATCTTCTTTGGCTACCGCTATGGGTAAAATACCCACTGGCGCGGCCACTGCTGTAAATAATGTTGCGAACGCACTTGATAAGATAAAGAACGCAACCGTTCGTCTAGTGTTATCTGTATCAGTACAAACGTCTGGTACAGGTGCGAAAGGCACTGTTACTAGTATTAGCCGCGGAACAAAAACTGGTACTGCATTTGGTACTGCTGGCACAATCACATTAACCAATGCAAAAGGCAATGTAGCTCTCGCCGCGGGCCGCCGCACATTGATGGGCGAACTTGGACCAGAGCTAGTCGTTTCCAATGGTCGCTACTTTGTTGCAGGACAAAACGGCGCGGAATTTGTTAATTTGGATGACGATGCTATTGTATTCAACCACATGCAAACTAAGCGTTTGCTTTCACATGGTTCTTCCGGTCGTGGTAAACCAATAACCAATGAGCGCAACGCAGTCTCATTTGCTACTGGTAATACTAGCGGCCCAGCCATGGCATCTGCAAAGCAAGCCATCGCGCAGCTACAAAAAATTCGTGCCATGTGGCAATCCATGCTCGATGCATCCGCGAAAGACCTAGGCGCGCAAGCCGGTAAAGGCGGCGGAGGCGGCGGAGGTGGAGGCGGTGGTGGAGGAAAAGACGATAACAAACTCCCCACCAATGTTGTCCATGATCTTGAACGCTGGTATAACTTAGAGCGGCAGATTGATTTAATTGAGAAGGATATTACTTATCAAGAAAAATTGCAAGATCGCATGTTAAATGACCGCATTGCTAATGGTAAGGAAATTTATAATTCTTATGTGCAAGAACTTAATATGTTGCGTAATCAGATTTCGGCACAAAAAGAATTGGCTGCTCTACAAAAGAACTGGTATGACAGTAAAATGGAAGAACTTAATAATTCTTTCTATGGACTTGTTTATACCTATAATGAGAAGGGACTGCAACAGTACGTTTCCGATGCGCCAGGTAGCAATCGTGGCTTAGATATTCTTGCATCGTTGCAGACGCGCGATACAATGAATAATCCTACTGGACATGCAGTTACTGCACAAGAACAAATTAAGTTCTTGATGGATATCGCGCGGCAAGCTGATATTGATGGACAACAAAATGATCAAAATTTTGTTCCACATTTTGTGCAAGATTTACAAAAGCTCCTTGTAAAGGATGATGGCTCACGTATTGGCACTAGCATCGATATGAATGGCATCATTAGTGGCCTTGAAGAAGGCACTGAACAAAATGATGCGCAAGTCGAATGGATGGAAAACTTCTATGATATGCTAGATGGCTATCAAGAAGAGTTAGATAGTCTGTATGATGCTTATCACGATACTCAATTAGACATTCTTGAAAATCAAGTTAAGCTGGAAGAATACGTACAAAAAATGTACGACAACCAGCTAGAAGTTGAGCAAGAGGTCCTAAAAGCCATTGAAAATCGTCAACAAAAAATGATTGATACTCTGCAAGATCAACGTGACGCATTAGATGAGGCCGCGAAGAAATTCACAGACGGCTTGAATGAACAAATGCAACGCGAACAGCAGATGTATCAGAATAGTGAAAATGACCAAGAACTGTTGAAGTTACAACGTCAACTCAACATTCTACGTCGTTCTGGCGGCTCTGCTTCTCAAATTCGCAATCTAGAAGAGCAGATTGCAAGCAAGCAACGCGATTCCTATTTTGAGGCGCAACAACAACAAATTGATGCAATTCAAGAAGCTTCGGATAAGGAATTGGAGAGATTGGATGCTCAACTTGATATTATGAATGAGACATTAGAATATCAGAAAGAGCATGGTCTATTCTGGGATGAAGTCCAACAAATTATGCAAGGCACAGAAGAAGAAATTCAACATTTCATTCAAGCCAATGGCGAAGAATGGGAGAGTAAATCTGGCTTGCAGATTCATGAGGATTTGGTTGAACTTGCCGATAAGATTGGTATTTGGGTTGGTTTTAGAGACGATCCTAATAAAGATCAAAACTTGGATATTAAGGATTGGACAACCTTCGATACTGCATATAGAAGCTACTATGAGAGATTGGGCATGTCCGACACTGATTGGACAGGCGCGGTCAAAACTGCTCATGAAGAAGCCTTAAAAGCTGGATACGACCCTTGGCAGGCCAGCGTTATGGCGCGCAATAAAGCTGATAAATTGGTTGGAAAACCACCAGTAAGCGATCAAGGCGCTGACAAAGATAAGGATGCGGCCGCGAATGCAACCCACTATGAGGACGGTCAGCATGCATATCCTGTTATTTTAGCTGGCGGTTCAGGTTTGTTTGCTCATAGGTTCGATGATAAATCCCGCATTCGTAATTATGACGCAGGTTCTGAACTTATTGCTTATCCGAATACAGCATATGGCCCTGGCAATCATTTTGTTTGGGTACATGACCCATCAACTGGATTGTCTGGTTGGATGTGGTTCAATGGCGGCAACATTAAATATAAGGATAGCGGCAAACCACTATACAGTTATCGCACAGGTGGCCTAATCGACTATACTGGCCCCGCATGGGTGGATGGTACAAAGTCACAACCAGAAGCCATATTAAATGCAGAACAAACTGCAATCCTACGTTCTACCCTATTAAGCGGCAAGAGTTCATTACCTTATGTGCTATCTGAATTAACTAGCATAATAGATGAAACAAGTCACAATAATCTATCAGGATTGAGTGGCGGCGGCACTATTATGATAGAACACGCAGAAGTGAACATGAACGTTGGTTCAATTGCAAACGATTATGACGCACGTCGTGCTGGTGAGGCCGCACTTGATGAAATGGTGCGAATTGCGAGAAAATCTGGCAGTCGTAGCGTAACAAGGAGGTAATGGAGTAATGCCGAATGAATTGATTGGCAATGAGGAGTGGAGTAATTCCACTCCTCATACCCAAGTTTGGATGGCGACGCATGATAAGAATGATGAAAGACTATCAGATGCGCGTCGCTCGTTTATTAGTTTTAGTTGGGGCGATAAGTGGATTGAAGATTTTGGGCTTATTGCTACCATTTCTGGTGATAGGTTACAAAGAACATTGTATGGGCAATTCAATAATTTAACAACCACATATGATGTTATTGATGGGCAATTCTTTTGGGGATCGCACTTTACTACCAATAATTTGAATTTTACCTTATCTACCGATGGAATTACTGATAGACAATTGGAAGAATTTCGTCATTGGTTTAAGCCTGGTGTAGAGAATGAATTGGTATTAGCCGAACACCCCAACCGCGCGATTATGGCAAGAATGGAGACACAACCATCTTATTCTTTTCTTCCTTTTGAAGAGAAAACCGAGTGGGGCTTTTCGACTACGTTGTATAAAGGCGATATTAATATTAGTTTTGTAATGGATGATCCGTTTTGGTATAGTAAAGAAAATATTATTATGTCGATACTAAAAGCAAAACAATCTAGTTCTTCATTATATTATAACAGTCCATTTAGTGGGATGCAAGTTGAGAGCACCATTACTTGGCCCTATGTTGAAATAGATACTGTAACTCGCCCATTAATAAATAATACTTATGCACGTATTACGGCAGCATATGATGATAATATGAATTTAATGAGCATATATGACATCGATGTAGACGACCCGATGGCAGATGTTAAATATATTAATTTAAATGATTTTAGTCCTCTTAGTGAAAAGATGAAAATCATTTTTGAAGATAATACATATGTTAATTCTATGATCACAATTCCATTAGAAGATAATAATTTTAAGCCCGCATGTTTTGGCAGCGAACAAAAGAATTGGATGATAAGCGCTTCTCAGACATTTAGTGATAAATTAGCTAGTACAGAGAACGGCGCAAGATTGTACTATCCCGGCACTGCTTCCGGACGTCCAATTATTGATTTTGATATTGTCCCTAAAAAAGACGATAACGGCTATATAGTAGAGCCGCGCAATCAGATAGCGGAAGATAGCGATAAGGCCGATGATGAAAAATACAACTATCTTTCTATCGGTGATGACAAAATGTATTTCACAACGCCAGGCATTTGGACTGGTTATAATCAAGCGCTTCAAATTATCGATAATTTTGAAGAAGGCAAATCATTCGCTGATTTGCGTGTCGCTTTTATAAATGGCGTAAATGAATACTATTCTCGCGCTTGGGCTGTTGCTTGTATGGAACAAGCTCGCACAGCAAACGTGGACACGCCATTGGAGGAAATACAAACAACCGCGGCGAATCTGCAACAAATGCGTAAGAATATGTTATTCTTTATTGATGCAGAACAACCAGCACACTTTTCTTTTGATTCTAAAACTGGTGTGGCAAGAGGCACATTTAACGCATTAAAATTGGCCGCGGACGTTTCACATGAAATCGAAGGGTGCGATATTAACCATACTACTGAGAATATTACTGAAAATGTTGGTGATATGTTACGCTCTAATTTCTTAATGATTAATGGACGTAGCACTACTGATATGTCTACTATGACAGCACAAAATTTATTGCCAGTAACAACCAATTATTCAACTAATTTAACGAATCTCAGTATTCAATATAAAAACTTATATCTAATGAGTTAAAGGAGGAGACTGCATGATACGTAATTATGAAGTCTCTGTTTGGACGCTTCAAGACAGTTTTATAACTGTCTTGAAGCCTGACAAATTAGAGAGTAAAGGACAAATCGAAAATGCAAAAATGCATTTAGTGAATGATGGAACCGCTGAACTATCATTCACAATTCCTATGTATTTAGGGCATACGGAAAATACTTATTGGTATGATGAAACCAATGAGGCCGCGCCAACAAGAGAAAATCCATTATGGCAAAATACAGTGAATGGCGTAATTCTTGCTGGTATGCGGAAAATTAAAGTTATTTTTAATAAACAAACAGAAGATGAAGCTGTTTTTGAATTTGTTATAACAAAAGTAACTGAGCGCCACGAGAAAGACGAAAAGTGGTGCGATGTTGAATGTGAAGGGCTAGCGTTCCACGAATTGGGAAAAAATGGGTATAAAATTTCTTTAACAGAAGAAACCTACTATAATGATTATGAGGACTGGGCTAAGACTGAATATACCGAAAGCGAAGAGGCGGCCCACATGGCGGCCGAGCCACGTAACAATATTGAGTATTGGCTACATAAAATATTTGATGGCACTGATTGGAATTGGTCAGTACAAATGGATTATGCTAACCACGATGGTATTGTCTATCGTCTTGATTTGACCAATTCTGCAATAGATCATGCTTGGGTTGATTTAAGTAATATTGCTGATGAAGAATATCATGACACCAAATTATTGACTTATTTTGACCTAACAAAAGAGCAACAGGCTGTTGTTAATCAGCGCAGAGAGAACATGGGACTATGGCGCTGCGATAAAATTTATGAAGAAGAATATGTGACGGAATGGGATGATGATAGTCAAACAAACTCTGTTCCGTTTGGTAGTTCTAATTATATTACTAATGCTAGCATTGGGCCGCTAACAGATGTTAAAATTAATATAAAGCAGGTACAAGAAGCCGAAGAGTCATCTTCGACTAATAATAGACCAATTAGTGGCTGGACGAAGGCTAATATTTATATTGATTCTACACATACGACTACTGCACCTGCAAAGACAATAGAATTTCCTGAGACTGTATATGGAGGCACTCTCGATGTTACTAGTGGCACGTTAACTGTTACACAGTGCGTGGATGTGTTTGATGGCAGTGAAAAATGGACGTATGCAGGTATGGCTGGATCACGACCTTATTATTCCACGGCCACTACGAATTATTATCTAAATGTAAAAAAGGGCACTGGCGGGGTTAGCGCGAATTGGTTACCTGTTATTGATGATGAGCAAGATCAAACTTATACTCTTAGTTCGGTACGATTGCGTTCTTCCTCCGCGGCACAAAATATAGTTTTTTTCATAGTTGGTAGCGATTTGCCGAATATTACTGATGCAAGTACATTGCAAGCGTATTTAAAAGAACACCCATTGCAAGTAAGTTATCCTATAATGACGCCAAAAGTACAAACTATCAATCCTACTTCTATCACTACGCCAACTAGTAATTCATATATTTGGTCAGACGCGGGTGATATATCAGTAATATATCAGACGCAACCAACAGCCATCTTCCCCGGAGCAGTCGAAAAAGCGAAAGAAAAAGAGCGCCTTATTAACTGCGAAGAAAGCAATATTTATAATATAACACAAGACCTTGCAGAAGCATTTGGAGTTTTTTGTAAATATAAATATTACTATAACGATAATTATCACATAACTGGCCGCGAGGTAATTTTTTATAACACATTTATCCAAGATTCAACAGGTGTTATTGATATAACCTATCCATATGATACAGGGAAAATTACTAGGGAAATGGATAGCGCGGATGTAGCTACGAAGCTGTATGTAAAAAAATTAGAAAATAGTAATACGGCATCAGGATGGGCTACAATAACTGATACCGCGATAAATAAAACGCTCGAAGACTATATTTTAAATTTTGACTATCTCTATACAATTGGCACAATCACAGAAGAGCAATATGCTGAGATACCAAAATTTGAAACAGACGTACGTAAGCTTAATTTGGAAATGCTACCAAAAGAGCAAGAGTTAGATTTACTACAATTGAAGTTGCCAGAAGCTGAGGCCGCAGTAACAGTATTAAACAATGCAGTAGCATTAGATCAAGAGCGCATTTCTGCGAATGACGACCTTTTAAATAATTTAACGAATGGCACACAAATATTACATGTAACCGCAAATAGACCAAATCTTTCTTATTTGGTTCCAGATAAGGATGCAAAAGAAGACGAAAAGCCATATAAAATTATTTTGCGAGAGAAAGGCATTATTAAAGACACAGTGCATGTATATAAAAAATGGGAACTTTCTAGCGCTCAAACAACAGAGAATACAGAAGGAACTGAAAATACTGAATCAACAGAAGATACCGCTACTGAAACAGAAACTACTACTGAAACGGAAACCACTGGCAATGAGTCTACGCCAGCCAATACGGAAGAAGAAATCGGTCGATACACCTTAACGGAAGAAGTAACCTATTCTCCCAGATTCGATGCCGATGGCAACTTAATTGCTCTGGCTAATTTAGCAAAGAGTGATGACGAAAGCTCTCTACGTTATATTACTTATGATTATAGGCCAGCATTGTACTATGATAATATAAAAGAGTCTTGGGTGCGTAGGCTTAACGATGATGAAGCAAATCGTGTTAAGGCGCAAGCAGAATTAGAAACTATACAAAACCGCATTGAAGTTTTAAAAGCAGAATTGGAAGCTTTGATGATTCAAAAAGACAACCTCTTAAAATATTTCAATCGCTTAATGGGGCCGGCTCTTAGAGAAGCTAATTGGCAGCCCGAAGACGAATATGGTAAGTTTGGCGCTAAATATAATACAAAATTATCTTTTAGCGATTTTAATAAAGATACACTAATTCAACTCTATTGGGACGACGTTGGTTTTGAGGACGAACAAAAAAATACATATGTCATTGGCGCCGCAGAACAAGTGACGCGGCATTACCCATGTGTGGAACTTACACAAGAATTCATTCAGAATTTTCATAATGGCGGTTATACCAAACTCTCTGATATTTGCTTTATTTTTACAGATGTGAATGCTGAACAAATTTCTGGGTCTGTAACTAATCCAGAAAATACCACAACATCGACTGTTGATGAATTAAAATATTATCGCTATTATGCTATTGGTTCTCAAAGTCAATTGGCTTTTGTGCGCTCCAAACTTACTGGCGCGATCAAGCCAGTTTTAATGCTTACTGGTATTGAAACCGTGAACATTTATGATGGGAGCGAAGAAGAAGAGGTTATTATTAAGCAACCAACACAAGAGCAATTAGAGACGTTTTTAAGTCATAATGCACAAATTGGGCATATTGTTCCTGTATACAATGCTGAAACTACACAATTTAATTATGATATCAAAACAGTCCAATCCTTTAATGGATTTTTGGATACAGAAGAATACGACACAATTGTGTTCCCGCGCATTCGAGTAAATAGTTTGAATTTAAAAACAAATTCAGATGAATTGAATGTAGCGTTGCCGCCATCTGGCGTTAAAAGCAACATACCACTTTCTGAATATGTTGACTATTATGTTACACCACGTGAAAATGAATATTACATCACATTGCGGCCCGATGTATTCTACATGAAAGCACAAAAATTGCCAGATAGTAACTTCTCTGTCAATTTAAATTGCATGATAGCTGACGCCGCCAGTGGTATCTATCTCGATGCGCTACAAATTGCACGTGAGAATGCTTATCCAAAAGTTGAATATACCGTAGACATTTCAATGGCTAAGCAAGATTTTATGCGTGTTGCTTATTCTACTATGAACAAAATTGTGCATATTAATGATAATGAGCTGAAATTTAATCATGTGCAAGGGTACATTTCTGATCTTGATTTGGATTTGGATCATCCTTGGCAGGACAAGATAGGGATTAAAAATTATAAAACCAAGTTTGAAGATCTGTTTGTAGATATCGTTGCGCAGACGGAAGCGATGAAAAAGAATTCACAAATTGCAGAAATTGGTGGACAAATTTTCGCACCTACTGGTATGCTAACAAAAGAATCGTTACAAGAAGCCTTTGATGGCTATAATTTGCAGTATGAATTTAATAATGGCAAATTGATGATTGATGATAAAAATGGTATTTTGGCCGCCAGTGATGAAGGTGTGGTCGCATATCGTGGCGGCGGCATATTCACTGCAACTGAGCAAGACGATGATGGTAATTGGGTGTGGAATACTGGTATTTTGCCTTCTGGCATTAATGCAGATTTAATTAGAACTGGTAGATTAGATACTAATTTAATTAATATTTATGCCGGAGACAATTTAAAGTTGCAAATGAATGGCACCGGATTGTATGCATTCAAGTCATGGTCCGATATGGTGGATTTTGCTAACGAAAGTGTTGCGAGCCAGATATTAGAGAATCTTGATGAGCCACTTAGCGATGCGGCTTTAAGTTATGTTGTTTTTAATGAAGAGGGGCTATTTTTAACAATGAATGACGGCGCGCCATATATTGATACGGATGGCACGGTTCAAACATTAGATTTAGAAGCCCTAGAAAACCCTGTTGATAAAGTTAACCGCGTTGAAATAAGTTGGCGCGGTTTGATTTTAAGAAATAATGCGAATGAGGAAGTATTTTATGCCGATCCTGATACGGGTAATTTAACTATTCAGGGCAAGATAACCGCAACTGATGGACAAATTGGACCTTGGATGATTGGAAGCCGCAGTTTATATCAAACATTGGATACTAAAATAGAGAATGGCCAAGAGCAAGAAGCTGTTCCATTTGCTACAAAAAATACAATTTATCTTGGAGAGGAAGGACTAAGTATATCAGACTTATTTCAATTAAAAACGGAAGTTGTTCAATCTACTGCGATGGGCAGCACAGAGATAAAACGTATTTTAAGTGATTTTAGTATTAATGAATATGTATTAACTGCTCCGACCCAAGAAGAAAAAGAAGAGGAACAGACAGAAAGCGCAAATACTGTACTATCGCCTATCTTTCAAATTAAAAATATCCAAACATCAACAAGTCCCGCTTATCAAATTATTATTAATAGCGACGTTCAATTTGGCAATAATTTTGTATTACCAATTAAGAATGGTGGCACGGGATCTAATGATGGAACTGGATTATATTATAAAGTGAGTACAGAAGAAGCATTAGGAAACATAGAAGCAAAGAACGGGGATTTAGCTGTCGTTTTGAATGATGATAATAAAATTGTTTATACAAACTATACAACAGTTGTACATGAAGCAGGCGACTATTACGGACCATTTGATTTTAATACAGATAACAGTAGCTTCACAAAAAATCATAAAAATGGTGCTTTTGGAGGAGTCGCCGCATTGTGTTGGAACACACATTTAACAACGAATGAAGTCAAGGATGGTTATTCGATGCCAAATGGCGATAATTATGCTCGTTTAGGTTGGGTTCACAACGGCAATGATGTGTTTAATAGTGCTATTTGGCTACCTTTTACTACAACAGGCAATACAATAAACAGCGGAATGACGTTAAAACTGACCTTTTATGTACAAAATAGATTTTGGGGAAACTCTAATTCACAGACTAACGGCGTTCATCAAATTAATGGATCATCTACGGATGATAATGTCTTTGGTATCAAAATAATTGGTAGTGATTATAGTACTATTTTAGCATCTGGAAATTTTAAAGTTACGCATGAAGTAAGTCGTGATTTTGAGCAACAAAAATTAGATTGTTATTGTAAGTTAATTAATAATTTAAATAAAAATGAACAAGCATTTTTGTTATTTTATGCTAATACAGGAGCAACAAATAATAGTTTGACTTATTTAGATTGTAGCAACATTCAATTATTCACTGGTGCAAATCAACCCAATATACCGATGCTTCATATATATTCAAAAAAAGATGCTAAATGGTTAAAATTAGCATTCGCAGAAGAGCCATAAAAAAATAAGCCCGCCGAAAGGCGGGCTTTATTCTTTTATAAAAGGCTCAATTAATAGCATATCATTTGGTGAAAAATTGAGTTCCATCAACTCTTCAATATCAATCTGCTCGCTATTAATTATTACCTGCTCTTGCAGAGCATTATTAATCGTGTTATTAAAATCTTCAATTTTATCTCGTTCAAGTGAGATATTACCATTCTCATCTTGTTTGATGCGGCCGCCCTCATCGCGCTCCGCATATTTTTCAATCAATTGATTACGAATTTCTGTAAAGCTGTCTACATGATTTTGTACTTCTTTACTAATCCTAGCAATCTTATACGCGGTGCGGACGGGCATCTTCATGCCCATCATTTCCTTTAAAATACTTACGCTATCAATAATTTGTCTTAGTGTTGCTTCAATCATGGTTCTCCCCACTCTTTATTCTTTTTTAACAGGTGACAAAAATATTTACCGATACAAATAGCATCTGCCTCATCTTGTGTGCAATCTTGACCATACCATAATTTAACTTTGTCTTGCGCGGCTTTCTTTTTATTTTCTCGCCCCTTATCATCCCCAACATTGCAATAGTTGCGCCATGTGGTTGAATAAACTAAATCATGGTCGATGCAGGCTTCAAAAATTGTGTCAACTAAAACGCCTTGCAAATTAGCAAGTGTACGATACATTTCTACTTGAAATTGGCCTTTACCAAAACTTTGCAGTTGAATATTTTCTAATCCAATGAAATCTGGCTGGCATTCTTCAATTACAGAAATTAGCCATTTCTTCATTTTATTAATACGTTCTTCTGTGGGCAAATTTTTATCAACTTTATACGTACCAAAACTAACTAATTTTTGATTATCATAAATTGAATAACCGGTCACCACAGTGGCCGCATCTAATGCTAATACTCTTTGTGTGTCGTCATTCTTTGGCGGCACTTTATTTTTTTGCCCCAAAAATGGTGCGCCAGCAAGGCATATATCACATTGTGGATGTTTCCGCCATTCATTATATGTTTTCTTTTGTAAATGCCCTTTTGGGCATTTCATTTCTAATTCTGTATTTAAATTTTTATATGAGTCACTAATCAACTCCCAACCCAACTCATTGAGATGATTAGTGACTGCATAAATGTTAATTGGCATTACTTGCCTGTGCTGCCGAAACCTTCATTGTTCCTTTCTGTCGTTTGTAGAATATCGACTTGCCGTGGCTTAAAACGATAGATAGGTTCAACCCATAGCTGAGCAATGCGGTCGCCGGCATGAATAGTATAATCAGAATCAGAAATATTATCAAATAGAACTGTGACATCGCCAGTATAGCCAGTGTCAATAATTCCCATGCTATTGCTAAGACGAAGTGGCGTCTTCGCACCAATACTGGAACGTGGCGCCAATCTGGCTTGCCACCCTTCTGGAAGTTGTAGATGTATACCAGTTGGTACTTTTTGACCAATGACATGCGCAGGAATTACGCAATCATTTAGAGCAGCGAGATCTGCACATGCGTCGCTTTCATGGGCATACTGTGGCATGGTGGCGCTGCCATCAAGCTTAATTGGTAGTTCAATATCATATGTAAGATAGCGGTCACTAGCTTCTTGATACATTTCTACAAAAATGTTAAGGACATTTTCTAGGATGGTGCGTTTTTCTTTTGAGGGCGCTAGATTATCTAGGAGAACGGTGATGCCGTTTGTTAGGTCAGCAATTTGCTGACTAACTTCTGACCGAGTGGCGGCTGCATCACGAAAACTTTGTAGCACGCCTTGAATAGCATTTTCACGGATTGTATCTGTAAAAGCTCCGCGAACCATACCAGAGAACATTTCAATAGACTGCTCATTTAGCGATTCTTCTGGTAGGGACATGATTTGTTCAATTAAATCTACAAGAGGACGTAGCTCAGGTTGTGAAGATAGCGCGTCCATTACATTTGTCGTATTTTCATCCATATTACATTACCTCGTATTCCTTTGTTACACTAACAAGCCAATATTCATCAACGATGTCGCCAGTCTTGCGATCTTTCTTGCATTTATAGGTTGTATTGTATTTTGTTAGTGTGTAGCCTTCAATGTTCTGGTTATTCTTATATTCTTCAATCGTATCCATCGCTAGCTGTTCGCTATCCACCTTAAAAGTTAGTGTTTCAATTTTTAGTTGCTTATTCATTGTCTTTTTTCTCCTCATTCATTACTCTTAATTTTTGAATTAAATCTATATAAGCTAATTTTTTAGCTGTCTCAGAAATAGTTCCCATTTCTGCGCGCCCTTGTTTACCAAGTTTCTTAGCAAATTTTCGACGTTCTGCGCGATTATTGAATTGTAGCTGATTTACTTTGTTTTCAATCGCAGAAGTAGTTTCTCCTACAATTTCTTCTATATTATCTTGGTCTGTTGTTAGACCTGTTACAAATACTTCATCATTCATACTAAACTCTCCACTACGGAACAGATATGGTCGTATTCTTTTTTACTGTCTATTTTAATGTGAAAAAGGACATTATCTTCAATTATTTTAATAGGAATTTTTATTTCGAGAGTCTTTAAATGAGAAAAAACTGTGTTGCTACAACAAGTTATATACTCTGTCAGCTGGTTTGCTTCTAATTCAATAGTTAACTTATCAGTTAAGGCATAAAATACGATCAGCTCATCTTTTTCATCCAAACATAAAATACAAATATAATTTTCATTTCCTTGATACTTTAAAATTCTTTTAATCATTAACCTTCACCGCCTCCGGTTTTATTAAAACCGAAAGTATTTGATTTAAAGAAATCAATATAGTATTTTTCTAAATCACTTAGTTGCTCTTTTTCACAATAAATAATTGGTTCAATTGCCCAGTTCCAAAAACCAGTTTGCCAAATGGCGTGATGAACGGCTTGGTCAGAAATTGTTTTAATTCCGATAGAACTTTTAAAGTGATCGATAATACGTTTTTTAATATTGGTACTTTTACCAATATAGCATTTCCCGCTATCAATGTTGGTTATTTTATAAATGCCAGGTTTTTCTTCTATACCGACTCGTTTAAAAGTTTCATCAATATAAGGTTTTACATATTCTGCCCAGACCAATTTATTAATAATGTCAGGATGTTGTACTTTTTGTGAGACAGTCGTTACTAGAAAATTAATGTCTTCCTTGTACTCATCTGGCACTTGAATTGTATAGAACAAACGTTCTTGCTGTTCTTTTTCATATTGTTGCAACGGGAGCAAAAGTCCTTCAAAACGTTTTTGTTGTTCCTGCGTTTCTGCAATTATTGCTGTTTGGCTCGCCGTCGCGGCCGCAATTGTTTGTTCCATTTCTTCTTGTGCATGATCTTTTTTATCTTGATATTCTTGTAACAATTGCTTATATTTGAATTCAAGATTTTGTTGTTTTTCACGCCACAATTGATCAAAGGTTGTATCTAATTCTGACTGTCGTAATTGTTTTTGATTAATAAAATAAGTGTCTAAATCACTAGTTTTACGATTTAATTCTTCTCGATACTTTTTTTGTACTTCAAGAATTTTATTATTATATTGCTCTATTTGCTCAGTTAAAGCAGTTTTTTCTTTGACTAATTGATTTGTTTCATAACAAATTGATTGCAGACGATCTTCATTGGTTTTTATTTCGGCTTGCAATTTACGCAATCCATCTCTATTAATGGATTGCTTTTTATTTAATTTATAAATTAGGCAAATAATAATAATGGCGAGTATTAATATGGCCGCCATCCATAGCATCTGTACTTGCATTTACATCACAACCACTCCTTTATTTATAATTTATTATATCATGATTTTTAAAAAAAGTCAAATAAAAAAAATAAGCGGGCAATTATGCCCGCTTATTCGTCTTTTATATATAAACCACAATGGCATGGCTCTCCAATTTTTACATTTAATCGCATATCTTCACAGATACATTTATATTTATCTTGCCCTAAACTATTCGCAATGCATGGACAATAACCATCATTTTCTTTTAGTCCTTGTCGAATAATTGCTGCTAATTCTTTATCTGGTGTTACGTGTATTTTCATGAAATTCTCTCCGCATATTGGTTATTTGAAGCTAATTGTATTCCTAATATATCATCATAATGGGGCTGTTGGTTCATTATGTATCGACCCCACTTAATGACAAGATTTTTATACTTATGAACATTAATTAAATTATGAATAAAAGGAAAAAATAATTCAGATTTATCATATCCAGTATAAATAATAATTATATCATTACAGCCTTTATTATTTCTAATATAAGAAATAAAATAAAATAATTCTAGCGGAGTGTCAAAAGGCTCTAATCCTTGACAGCAAAATCCTTTAGTTAATGGATTTGTTATATAAAGTTCCCAAATTTTATCAAATGATACAATAATATCAGGTTCTCGCGCTAAATTACTATTTTGACAAACTGGACATTTGTTTAATTTGTCGCACTTAAAATTACAAGATGGAAATTCTAATGTAAGAACTGGTTCTTTATAATTAGTAAAATCACAATCAATAATTCCTTTAAGATTTATCGCTGTTTTTGATGAATTATCTAATTCAATTTGAGTATATATCATATAATGCTCCTTTTATCATTTATAAAAATCATAATTAAGAACGTTCTTAACTATCATTTTCTTTTACTTCTTTTAAAGGACACCATTCAGGTTTAGTGTATGGAGTTGTTTCTAAATAAGAACGTAATTCTTTACAATCATCTACAAGATGACCATGACAATATTCAAATTCATCATCAAGTAGGAAACATCCTACACATGCTTCTGGCATTGGTATATCAAGTTCAAGTTTAATCATTTATATGCTCCCATTGCCGCATTTTAAATTCTGCTTTTCGCTCTTTACTCCATGTTTTAATTGGAGTATAAAAACCTACAATTCTTGTATATTCAGTGGCCACTGGGCCGCCACAAATAGGGCATATTTTGCCATAAAAAGCATGATTATTTGCGCAAGCTTGAATTTTTGTATTAAAAGCAAAATAAGTTAAACCTTGATCTGCGATATAATTAACTGCGTCCCATGCTTTTTCAAAACTATCAAAAGGTGCGTCAATATTTAAGTGAGCAATGGAGCCGCCATTGCAGTATGAATCAAACAAAGAAGCAATGCGAATACGTTCAATCATTGTTGTTTTAATACCTAGCGGGATGAATTGATTACCATATAATGGTAAATCTTTAACTACCGTTTCTGGGAAAAAGAATTCATCTGCTAATTGCATTTTTGCCGCGGCAGATTCGCCAGGAATTTGTTCAATATTAATTTTATAATTTTTTGTAGCGGCAAAAGCATCCTTAGTCTTATGAATCACTTGGAAAATTTTTTGTCCAAAACTGTCTGCCTCTTTGGTATAAAAAGTATTCCCTAACTCATCTTTTCTAGTATATCCAAAAGTTCGCATAGTTTCATAAATACCTATAATACCAACAGTATTATATAAATGTTCAAAATCAACAATACCTTTTGAAAAATTAGGTAATAACCCTTTTTCAACATTACGTTCAATAATATGCCGCACACAATCTAATGCTTTGCAATCTAGCTCTACTAGATCTTTTAACGCAGTTAAGTAAGCTTGCTCATCTTTTGGATGCTCTAATGCTAATCTAGCCAGATTTATTGTTGATACTTTTACAGAGCCAACTTTTAATGCAGTGCCGCCAATACTATTAAAATATCCTAAATCCTCAATATTGCTTTTAAGTCTGCAACAATTGCTAAGTGAGTTTACACTGTCATCAATAAATAAATTTGAATCACTCCAAATTCTATTATGCTCAATACCCCACTTAGCAAATTCTTCATCAATAAACTTTCCATTTTTACGAAGTAAACTAATTGTTAATCCTATTTGTTTATATAGGTTCGTTATTCCTATACCATAGAGCTACATATTACTATGTAGAGCAGACTATATCATATACCTAATTACCATATTTTAGGTATCCTCGCACTTCGAACCACTTGGTTCTACTCTACTCGCTTCTTCAAACAAGATAGGTTCTTGTTCTATGCTTTCGATAGTCGTTGGACTTTCCCACCGAAATGGGCTTAGTTCAGGATTGTCTGTATAGTGGATTTTTTTATGACATTGTTCACATACAACAATTAAATTATTTTTATTAGTAAAATCATCATAAGATAATATCTCATGATAGAAATTTTCAATATTGCCAGAGTAGGCATTCTGTATAAATTCATCAAATATTACATGAAATGGTTTTATATGATGTGTATGTAAATTACCACCATGCCGCCCACATATTTGACAAGTAAAATTACAATTTCTTAACATTTCTTTCGAAATTGTCTTAAACAGACCGCGAGCCAAAGTTTTTTCATCGGTAAAACCTTTATAATTAGGATTATCTTCACCAATGTAACGACCTTTTAATGTATCGCTAATTCTGTTTCTCAAAGCAATATCATCAATTTTACTTTTTCTACTTTTAAATCCTGCTTTATTTAAGCGAATTGTTATATTCGATCGTTCGCACTCGTAAATAGCTGCGATTTCTTTATCATATAATCCTTGATTATGTAAATCAATAATTTCTTGTAATGGAATATTTTTCTTTTTAGGCATTTATATCACCTCTTAAATATTCCACTATACAGATTTTCCCTGAGTTCACGAGGTTTACATAATGTATTACTACATTACGCCGCTATAACTTTAACGGGAAAAGTAAACATATTATGTTGTCTGATCTCTGCAATAACTTCCATAAATACTTTCTGGAACTCTTGAATTTCTTGTAATGAATCAATCATAAAACTACCATCAGGAAATTCACTACCAGAGAATAAAGCTTCAAGATATGGCATATCAAATACAGAGCAATTAGTAAAAGCAGATTGCATACCATCTCTTACATATGGCTGATTTACAGCGTAAACAAAGCGTTGAATTTGTTGACGTGCATAATAATCATTATCTTTTGTTGCATATCCGTTTTCGCAGTCTTTCTTCCAGAAATAATACATATATGGAATTAAATTTGGAAGACCGACTGCTCCTGAACTACGGTTCGCGGCAAAACTAATAAATTCTTTAACAAAATCAACAAAAGTGCTAAGATGCTTTGGCGGTTCTGCATTAAAGTTATTTAGAAAAAATAATCCTTTTTCTGCGACATCTTTTAGATCATAAGCAAAACAATAGTGTACATAAGTAGACGTATCAGCGTCATGTAAATATAGTGCTTTTGTCCACTCTTTTTCTAACCATTCATTTGCAGTTTGAAAGCCATATTTTTTATTTAACTCATAATAAATTTTATTATAAGCAAGTAATTTGCGATGTGGCTTTGGCATTTCATTCATTAGCGTGCGCATATCTTTATTGCCAACATTTGAGTTGCCGTCAACAGAGACATCTGCCACGGTATCTTTATCAATAAAATTATCAATAAAGTCTGTATACGAAAGCTGTTTATCTCCAAAACCATTTAAATAAGCAATTTCTTCGCCATATTTTTCACTCATGCGATTATATGCTGTTGTGAAATTTTTATTTAATCGAACTCTTATATCCATAACTACCAACCTCATTGATTATTTATCCAATTATTTATTTCTATCGGAGAATTATATATATTCTCTGCTGTTTGTAATACCGGAGCCCGATCTGTTTGTAAAAATGATAAATAATCATTTAGATTGCGCTCTTCATATTGGATATTTTTTTGATCAAGTTTCTTTTTTATCATTTTACAAATACCACACGTTGGTAAAGTATATAAAATAACCATATTATCTCCTCAATCATTTATTTCTATCTGGAAACCACAATATGGACACGCCCCATTTTGATACCCTAAATTATATTTTTCACTAAAATGAGGGCATTGCTTTTGATTATCAATAATCTGTTGACGAATTTCCATGATTGTAGATTTACGCTCCATTGTTGAGAGAGCATGGGTTAGCTCTGTATCCAATTGTTTACGTCTGGCCATAATCTCTTCTATTGTCATATATTCCATCTCCCTCGTTGTTTTAAATCGTTAAAATTTTGATCGAATAAGTCCTTAGCAGAAGGGAAAAATTTCAACAATTCATCACGCTCATCACGTATGAAATTTTGTTTTTTCTTTTTTGGTATTCGATCATTTATTGTTTTATCTTGTTTTGCGGTCACACTAATGTTACCGCATATTTCTATTGTTTTAGATAGCGTAGCTATTGGATTCTTAAATCCAATATCTGGTTCGATATATTTAATTTTTATTGGTATTCCCTGCGCCCAAAAGCTGTAAAGAAGATTTAATTTATAAATTAAATCTTTATAATAAATTTGATTTGTTTTAAATGAGCCGCCTAGCGGCAAACATACCTTAGAGGTTTGCGTGATATCTGCTAAGAAAAGATGCTTATATTTTTTAAACATATAATGCGACTCTTCTAATGGAATATCTAAATCTAGAATAATTGTATTCGTTCGAGCAAAACGCTGATATTCACGTAATGTGAAATATTGTCCTAATGTATTGCAAATCACAGGGTGAATGCGGACAATACTGGATGGCGCGCGCATACTAATTTCGTCTAATGTTTTTTGCCAGTCATCGTAAAAAAATTGTTTATCAAATAAAAAAATTCTTTTATTTTTTCTAATGGCTGGTATTGGCAATCGATTGTCTCCTGCATAATTGCGATAATAACTATCATCTAACAAATGCTCTAATGTATTTATTTTTACATTGGTTTTAAATTTTTCTCTTAAAAAATCTACATAAATGTTGGGTTTAGGCAGAGTATAATCAATTACCGTATTATCAAAAGGAATATAATCTTTTGTAAAGGCGGAGCCGCCATAGATCACATTGTGGGCCCGCAAGTAGTTTTCTGGCACCTGCGGCCGCGCCTCTTTTTCGCTGAAAAAATAAATTTTTTCATATTGATTTAATTCTACTTCATCTAAGGATAGAAGGCGACAAAACTGTTGCTCTTCTACCCTATAATAAGTAGCTAATTTCATAATCTCTACGTTGGGGATAAGCATAGAGTTGGTTTCTGTGGTTAACAAATCATAATCAACTAAACCTATCATACTAATCCTCCTCTTGCATTCTCTCAAATCGGAATGTTAAATTACCGTATTCATCCACTGATGTAATTTTTGAGATAATCGGATAAACTGATTGCTTGGTTTTCTTTGGAACAAAGTCTTGTCCTCTTCTGATTCCTTGAACCATTAATAATGTCCCGCGTTTAAACCAACTGCTTTCAACTACGTGTTTGACACCTTCGGCATCACGCTGTGAAATTTGTTTATCGTATAACGCAAATTGATTTTTATAAATCTTAACATTTACAACACCGGTTGGTGTTAATAATGTGATTGTATTTCTCACCTTATCTTTATCAATTACGGTTCCAATCAAATGGTGCATTTTATAAATATTAATTTCCTGACCATCTTTTGACATAAAACTATAATCGACCTCTGGCGTTTCACTTAATGAGAAGAAATCATCATAATCATTCATCGCCTTAATCAATTCATGATCATGATAATAGAATGAGATACTTTCCATTTCCCAATGACTAATATTACCGTCTGCATATTTTTCCACTAATTCATCATAAAGAGATTTGTTTAATTTATTTAACATTTCATCTTTATGTTCTTTTAAATACGCGCGCATTGGCTCCATCGCCTTTTTATATGTATTATCCCAAACTCTCTGCTGAATTAATGAGCCATCTTCCGTTAAATCCAAAGAGAAATGTTTATCAATAAAACCGATGGCGGCCGCATTTAATGTGTAATAAATACTTTTTTTACGTGTTTTTAAGAATTTATTGAAATAAAATAGCTGCGCATAAAATTTCATATCATCAGGAATTAATTCCCTTTCAATTAATGCCGCCATATTTTGTAGGGTTAATCTTTGCTTTTTATCTGTGATTGAATCCAAATAATCGTGCATAATTTGTTCACGACTTTTATTTTCTACGGAATCGAATGCACCAGATTTGATTAAATTTAAAGTTTGTAATTTATTCGTGTTATTTTTTCTCAAAAAATCTTGCAATGATTCATACGGACGATTTTCAATAATTTGATAAATCAATGATGGAGAAATTCGTGAAATACCGCGCAATCCATATGTAATTACATTTTCTTTTACATTCGGAGTAAAAGTAAAATTTGATTCATTAACATTCGGTGGTAAAATTGTAATACCACGTTTTTGAAAATTACTAATTGCGGTTGAAATTTTTCCATAATCAGTATTGCGGACTTTCTTTTTCTTCTCATTATCTTCATTATCGTCATCATCATCTTCATTATCATCATCTGTATCTTCATATTGGAACTCATTGCCGCCACTATTTGTAATAAGACATGCACAATTCCAATAGATAACTGGATAATATGTTGTAAGAACAAGAATTTGAATGGCAATAAAACTATATGCAAGAGCATGAGGTTCTGCAAAAGCATATGATAGTTGTGGTAGAATTGCGCTCCACCAGACATATTCACCAAGCTCTTTTCTTGGACATTGACTTACAAACTTTTCTTTTAAATCTGCAATTTTATTCAATTGCTTCTTTGAACATACTTTTCTTGCCGCATTCGCTTCTGCAAGTGTAAAATGTCCAAGTTTTGGTTCCATACACAGCAACATTAATTTTTCTTGTGTAGTTGGCACACCATCAACTGGAAGATAATATGGTTCAAGAATTTTAATTTCTTCATCAGTTAGACCCCAAGATTTGCATTCTTTATACCATAATTGAATGTTATTTTTAAAACGCACATATTTATCAATTGGACGTTCTTCGCCTTTCTCGCCAGCTAATCGAGTCAGGGCATTTGCCATCATTAATTGTAATGGATTTTGTGGCAGAATAGAACGAATCGCTTGGCCGCCAACCGGTGTATCGAATTGAAACAAATCAACGACTTGTCCAGATGCTAGTGTGTCCCAAATTTTTGGGTCTTTAATATTTAAAACATTTGGATGTAGATATTTGTTATAAATTTCTCTTAATGTATTACATTCACTAAAATATCCATCTTTTTTTAATAGATTAATAGCATTTATAAGTTTATCACAAATTTCTGTAACCAAGAAGTCGAATTTTGTGCCACCTAATGCTTCTTCATCATGAAGTGAAAACTGCGTAATTAAATCTCCATTTGGGCTGCGCATAAATGCGCTTGTTACCCAAGGGTCCTCATTATATAAAATAACACCAGATGCGTGCTGACTTCTTTTATTAATCAGTCCATCAATACCATAAATAATATCAATTAAACCCGGATATCGATTAACTTCATTAATAAATTGTTGAGACGGTTTAATACCTTTTTCTTCATTGCCATACATTAAATCATTTAAGCTATAAAGGAATCCACGCTCCTGCGGCACAAGACTAGCAATGTATTGTGAAGTATCTACGTCAATTCCCTCTGGATAATCGTCGCTGCGATAACCTCTACATGCAGTTAAAATTGCACTTTTTGTACCTTCTGTACCAAAAGTTGCTACTTGAATTAGATTTGTTTCACCATATAATTCACGAATTCTTTTAAAGATTAATGGACGTTTTGACGGCGCTAAGTCAATATCAATATCCTTTATATACCCTCGGTTTCCCGATATTTATTAGGGGAATAGACTATCTCTTTACAAATATTCTTATTTGTAACTGGCACTACGATATGGTGCTTATCTCCATATCTCTCGGAAGATTTTATTCTTCACAGTTAGTCGTTACACCTTCTAAATAATAATTATTTAGCTTGGCACGGTATTGCCATGTTCTTTCGAATTTAGGTTTTTACCGTTAGCACATCATTTTATGATGCACACCGTTAAGCACGTTCACCAGTTTTTACTTGCCCAACTATTTTAGGCAATTCCATTCTTTCTTTGTTCAAAAAACGCCATTCTGGTAATGACCATTCAATTGGGTCCAATTGTGTAATGCCCAATAATTGATTAGATAAATATGAGACGCTACTGCCGCGCCCCGGTCCAACGATACTGCCGCAATCCCAAAATAAGTCAATGAAATGTTGGAATGTGTTAAAATATTCAAACAGACAGTTACCAAGTTTTTGTCCAATCGTTTTAATAATATCCGCTTCTGTCTCTAATCGTTGTACATAATTAATTTTTTTATCAAGACCAAGCTCGACCATTTTATTCCAACATTCATTTACCCAATATCTTTCCTGCACTTCATAAGAATTAAATAATGAGCTTAAAACAGGGTATTCAGTTAAGAATTGTTCTTTTTTGGGATAATTTTTAACTTCTACCCTTGGGATAATCGGATTTCTAAAAATATCATAAGATTGAATCTTATTATAAATTTCCATTGAATTATTACATAACTCAATAAAAATTTTTTCATCATACGATTCTTTTAAATAAGACCAAGCTTCTTCATTATCCATTAAATGAGCGAACTCATAAAAAGAATCAATTTCTCTTTCCCCTTCTTTTGAATTTAAATATGCTTTATGTACGTACCTGTCTTTCTTTTGAAGATAGTGTGCATCTGTACCATAAATCATTTTAACTCCAAAAGCTTTTGCTAAACCAACAACTCTTTTATTGCAATATATTTGTTCTTTATTTGTGCTTGGCGCCACTTCTACATAAAAATCTTCTCCAAAAACATCTTTACAAAACAGAAAATATTCATTAATTTTTTCTCTAATGGCGGCCACATCATAGTCATTTCCTGCTTGCTCCGCTTCGCGTAACGCAAGTAGTAGCTGCGCATCTTCACCGGCAATACAAGCTGTCGTTGCAATTATATGCCCAGGATTACTTTTAACAACATTAGAAAGTTCGCTTTTCAGAGTCGGCACGCGCTCCATTCCTCTATCATAATAAGAATTATACCAACTATTCGAAGATAATTCACATAATTGATGAAAACCAATAGTATCTTTTGCAATGAGGATGAAGTGATAATATTTTTGTTTTTTGTCTCGTGTCTCTGTTAAGTAAATTTCATTTCCGATACCGCATTTAAAAGTCTTTGGAATTTTCCCATCTTGCTTTAATTGCTTTTCTAATTTTAACCACTCTACGCTTCCAGACAAGCACTCATGATCTGTTAAACAAATACCACTCATACCAAGTTCATACGCAGTTAAAATTAAGTCTTTTGGGCGATTAATCGAATCAAGTAGCCTAATGTTACTATAATGCGAGTGAGCATGTGTCTCTAATCTTTGTATATTATTAACTCCCACTTTCTCCCCTCCTAACTATTTCTATTATATCACAATATTTAAGAGAAGTCAAAAGTCATATTTATGGTCGTCATCATTTTTTAACTCATAATCATCACAAAAGACTTGGATTGAAGTTCTATTATTAAAAACATTAATATTCGCGCGCCCATAAACCGTTAATGTCGCGGCGCGGTTTTCCATAATTTTTTTAACGAACTCTGGATCTTTAAAACGCACATAGTCAATACCATTATATGTAATTTTCATGCTATCTTTATTTGTTCCCATTGGCATAACTTGTGCTAATTGGATGTTTTCAATTACAATCTTAATTTCGTCAATGTGGTTTCCAAAATATTCTGGGCCATATGCTAATGCAAATAAAAGTTCTTTATTATCATAATCATTTGCATCTAATATATAGTCAACAAGATAGCAATTTTCAAAATCTTGCGGCTTAAATTTTTCATTCATCCATTTTACAAAGGAATCAACTTTCTTTCCTTGAATACCAACACCGCCGGCATTGTCATGCCCTGCTACATAATCAAAAAATCCACTATCTGTAAGACATTGCTTTAAATTTGGTAGAGCAGAAAAATTACCATTATTACGAAGAGAACCTTGCAATACATTTTGCTTATTACGGCGAACCATTAGACATGGTTTATTATATTTAGAAACAACTGCCATTGCGACCAAACCAGTTAGTTCTTGTGGAATACCATCGCTTTCTTCAACTTCCACAATAATAATATTGTTTTGGTCTAGTGCTTCTTTTTGAATGCGGAAATCAATTAAATCCATGGCTTTTGTTTTAATTGAATTTTGCCGCGATTTTGCATTAGCGCCAACTCTCGCAATATGTGGGGCCGCCAGTTCCGTGTCTCCCTCTTTTGCTCCACGCTTTGTGCTTGGCACTTCTCGATCTGGCTCTACGAAACAATAAAATAGTTCTCGTTTTTCTTCTAGCGTACCAACACGAATTAAGGCATTAATAAGAGGCGCAATATAAAAAGCAACGTCGATAGGTGTTAGCCCATTATATGGATAAAATGCTTTTTCTTTTAAAGAATATTGTTGTGATTCAATTAAAGTTTTAAAGCCTTTATTTTTAATATGCTTTAATCCCTCTAACATAATATAATTTGTTTCAGAAAAACGTCTATCCATAACGTCGGCGATTTCTCCAAGCGCGGCCAAATCGATATACTCATGTGCAATAGATATATCAAGTTTTTTATCTAGCACTTCACAGAATTTGTACACCATTCCTGCGCCACATAATGATTTGTTAGCATAATTTGGAGACAATTGATTATTAATAATAATTGTGCGCGGCGCATCTGAAACAATTGGATTACCATTTTCATCGTAAGATAAATCGTGGTGATCAATAATCAAGCAATCCATGCCCAATTCATTAATGCGGTGATGCTCTTCAACATCATAACTGCCTGCATCAGTGACGATAATTAAATCCCACTTATTTTTATCTTCAACCCAATCAATCATATCTTCAAGACCATGCTGTTTATGATCATGCACACGGAACTCAAATTGTGCATCTGGATATATACGTTTACAGTATAGCCATAGAATTGATCCTGATGTAACTCCATCAACGTCACAGTCAAGAATCCATAGAATGCGATGATTTTTTTGTAAATGCTCCAACAGCATATCAGCGCCAGCATCAATATTCTCTAAATCATATGGATTTAACTCACAATCCTTAGATGGCATTATAAATGCATCAATGTCATGTACGCCGCGATCAATAAGGATTGCTCTCAAAGCTGATTCTGGATTTTTTGTATATAATTTTCTTAGTTTATATTGCATATCATCTCACCTTTACTCTTGTTTTATATAAATATTCAAACACTTCTTTCCCCTTATCAAAAGGCGAATCTTTTTCATTTAATACATTATCATAATCCCATATATATGAAAATGACGCTTGATTTAAAAAACGTTTACACGCTTTTTCAATTTTAGCGCGATATTGCTGAGCTTTTTTATCATGCCAATCTTCATATTCTTTATCCAAGGCAATGACAATTTCATTAACTCCTAAATAATTTGTTAGCAAACTAATATGATATTTATTAAAACTAGAACCGCAACACGCAACACAATTACTGAGGCCGCCATAATACCCGTCATCAAGCATAACTGATTTTTCTGCCTCTGCGATAATTGCACTTTTACGTTTTCTTATCCCATCTTGATGCTCATAAATACCATATAGATTAAATTGTAATGGATGTGAATACATTATTGTTCCAATCTGCATTGGATGATATTTTCCATATGTATTAATTTCATCTTCCTCTAACGCGCGGGCGCGGATACCAACTAGTCTTCCATTAATATCAAAATGTGGAATAATAATTTTATTTTGCGCCAAAGAAAAACGAATTTTAAATTTATCCATGCTTTCTTTTGTAATACCATCTTTTAACCAGTTAGGATGATAATATTTAGAAAAGCAGTCTAAAACTGTTGCTGGATAACTATCTAATGTAGGAATATTAATATCATATTTATATTTATGAATTTCTTCCTCACTAAGAATAGACGGCCTGCGAGCTGTAACTGCTATATGTTTTAAAAATTTCTTAACATAATCTTCTGCTTCTGCTAATGTCACCGGATATTCATTTAGAGCCATATATCTTTTATACAGCTCAAAAATAGACATTGCTTCATTGCATTCTGTATAACAACGAAAAATTTTATTATTTTGATACCAATATAATTTCATTGACGCGGCTTCATGAATAGGATTGTGGCAAATTGTTGGACAAATTAAATATTGTTTCTCTTCATTTACTACAATCTGTTCAACGCCAAGACTCTCTAAGAAATCTTTAACATCATACAAACTAATGGAATTAATAATATCTTTATAACTTAATGATGCAAGATACCCCTCTTTATCATTAGTTCTAAAATCCATTGTTAGCTCTCCTCTCCGAACCAATTCCGCCAATCAATCGGATCTTCTACCGCAGAAGAAAATAAATCAAGTGGAGTATTAATTGGTTCATTCTCTGACGTTGTAATAAATAAGTCTTGTCTATCTCCATTGCCCAAATTCAGTCTAGTCCAAATACGGACATTCTTGTATCTACCGCGTCTATTTTTATATACATCAATTACATGCGTAGGCTTAAAATCTACATCATCAATATATTTAGCATCAATTAAGCCCATTCTCGCGGCCTTACGCCATTCAGTTGCGTAACTATTCCAATTCTTTTGAGTGATTTTTGAAATAACAAATCCGATGTCGCATTTATCTGCAACTGCTTTACTAGAACGAATACTCATTTCATTTTTAAATTCTCCATCATCACCCATGGCGTTCATATTTACCTGAGTAGCAGAGAAAATAAAAAGGCCATAATCTTTTGCCAGTTGCTTTAATTGATTCGCCATCATCATGAGGATGGTTGCTTCATTCAAACTATTTTTTGAAAATTGATTTAACATACTCGCTGTCGAATGCACATAATCAAAGCGCGTACTCCTTTTTTTCAAAAGGCGCTGACTATCTCTTACTATAATTATTTATAGGATACCTTTTCGAGTTGCGTGTCAATAGCAACCCTACTTCCCCGATCCGGGAATAGTCGATACAGGTTTAAGCATCTTTCCAAATTTTTTGTTGTCGAATATCATTAATTGTACTTCTTGATACCCCGTATAATTCACCTATTTCTCTGTATGTTAATTTGCCTTCTTTAATTAATTCTTTTCCTTTTTGTTTATTATAAAGATGCTTATTTCCCACGGGATTACCATGCGTTTAAACGTTTAGGTTTCCCCGTTAGCCATTATAAAATGACCCCGCTGACACACGGAAAAGTATTACACAGTCCTTTACCCTATGCGGGTTGAACACAAACCTAACATTGTCCACAGTAGCATATTTTTTAATTGTGGCTTCTACATTAACTAAATTAGGATCACTAATTTCTTCAATATAAAAATAACCACTATATTCAGTCATAATTCGAGCCGCAAATTTTACTCGCTCTAATTCACCTAATTCATATTTACCAGTCAATATGTGGCCTTCATCGACTCCTGATAAATATGCTAACATGATAGTTTGAAGTTCTTCCTTATCCATCTCAGTTACAATAAACAATACTTTTCTTGGTTTACGTTCTTGCCCTTGCGCATCAAGCTCTTCAATAAAAGTATGTAATTGATGTGAATAGCGAATCGGATATGCTAATCTACAAGCGTCAAAAACTGCCGTTCTCGTTTTACCTGAACCGCTACTTGCTGATTTTAGAAAAAAGCAACCTTGCCGCGCGCCTCTACAAACACTACTAAAAATCTTACCCTCTAAGCTTGGTCCAATATTTGGTGTGCGTTGTAATTCCTCAATTAAATCAAATACTCCATCTGCTGGATTTTGTTTACTGCGGCCGCCCTTCAAAAATTCATTTCTAATAATATTATATTTACCTTCAACACTATTTAAAATATCTTCTAATGAGCTTTCTTCAAAGTGTTGCTGAATACGAGTCTCTTCTAATGGGTCTGTGACTTTTTCACTAGCAATATAAAAATCACTAACATCATACCCATCTTTGATTAAGCGTCGTAATAGAGAATATTTTTTTAATCTTATATAATAAAGATTAAAATTGCTTATTTCTGCAAATTCATAAGCAATTTTTAGAAATTCTAACCCATTATTTTGATTATATATTAGCGCGCTATTTTCATGTTTTTCAATCTCTTGATCTACTTCAATCGGAGTTAATTTTGTTGCACCTTCATTATATAATTTTTGAATAATAATAAAACAAATTCGCGCAACTTTATTATCAAAATCCATAGGATAGATATCTGTGTATTCAATTAATAATAATGGATTTATCATCAAACATCCAATAATTTGACGATAGGCCATTTTATCAGATAAAACCATCCTATCTCTCCTTTAATCATCAAGCCACTCATCTGGATCATATTCTGGCTTTACATTTTTTGTTTTTTGTTCATTGAGTGGCACAACATATTCTTGTGTTTTTGTATTTGTAGCTTGCGCTAATCGTTGACTTTTTGCACTTTCAGCACGCCGATATTGCATCATTTCCTCAACAGCAGGCGGCGTAATTAGACATAATGATTGTGCCAATTTTTTCATTTTCTTTATATTATATAAATAATCAAGACAATTTATAATTGTGCTATCTGTATAGCCATATTTTTCTTGCAGACGCTTACGCTCTGTCCAAATTTGCGGCCCCGGTGCTTTAATTCCAAAAATTTGGCATACTTTATCAGTGAACTCTTCTCGTTCTTGCTTTGCACGCATACATGCAGGACAATAATTATGCAAGATTTTCGCACGCGGAGATGCGTATTGAACCAATTCATTTCTTGGAAATTTTTGCTTACATTCATAACATTGTAAAGATAATTGCATATAATCATTCTCCTTTCTTTTTTAGTATACCATAATTTTTGAGAAAAGTCAATCTATATTTTCAACGTATTTCCATTTATAACCATATGCAGTTTTTAATTTACCACGACATGCTTTGGTAATAGATGAGCCGCCTTGATTCTTACCCAAGGCTTTCGCCGCGTCCGCGGCACTATCATATTGCATAATAAAATTATCATTTAAGTCATATTGATTAATTTGCTTTTTATGATAGTCTTTTCGATGTTGATACCGATAAATTTTTTGTTCAATGGTTTCTGGATCGTCTACATAACGCCATAAAAATTTACCACACTGGTAAATTTCATTTTTTAATGCGGCCTCAATAGTTGCACGATGCATATTTATTTCATTCGCGGCCTCAATAATAGAATTATAAGTTTTAATTAATTTACCATTTAAATCATATTGTTCAATACTTTTTTTAGTTTTGGCTATTGGTATATTCTCAATAATTTCTTGTATATTAACATCGTCTTCTTCATGCACCCAAATATACCCATAAGCTAAATGCGTTTGATTATTACACGCGACTCTTATATGAGTTTCGCTAAAAGGAGTGGAAGATAACACATCTTGTATACAGGAAAAACGATGCAGTAAAACGCCAGTTAAATCATATTGTAAAATAGGTTTTTTCCTTTTTTCGCCGGCCTTCAACATACTTCTAGAACGTATATTTTGTTCAGAAATATTATTATTATCTTTTAATATCATGCTAACCGTCACGACACTGCATGATAGGGTTTGAGCAATTTCTTGCGCAGTTAGTCCATCGTTCCAATATTCTATTGCAAGTGAATGATCAAATTTACAATTATTACTATTTCCGCCCATGGTAGAATTATATCCATAATTATGATCATAACTTTTATATAATTTAATATAATATTGTTCGCGTTCATTTAACAGACTATCATCGCATTCTTCTAATTGCTCAATAGTAAAATTCTCAGTTCCATATTTTCTTAATGCACGAATAAAATATACGTCGGGTTTCAGACGCTTTGCTTCGCTTTTATGTTGCACCCATCTGGTATTAATAGAATTAACTGTTTGCCCGACATATTTTTTTTGATTTATGTTATTTGTGATTAAATAAATATATCCCATATTTACCTCCTAAATTATTGCATTCTACGGTCCCCAATAACATGTAGGAAAAATATGGGATATTCTATTTATTTTTTATCACTTAAAAAGATCACGCATCTCCGTCAAGAACATTTGAACCAAATCTTTTTGAGATGGGACGGCTTGACTAATCTTAAAATCTGGTGAACCAAAGATACGATTAATAATATCTTTTAATATATTTAATCTGTGTTCTTTTTCTTCATCTGTCGCCGCGCCATTAAGATAGCGAACCCAATTATCTTTCGTCTCTTGCATGAGCTCGTCAAATGATTGCTCAACCGTAGTATCTGCTTCAATATGATCTACAATGGTCGCTCCATCAAGCTTGCCTTGCATTTCAATAGCGTCTCCAATTGCTTCAACTAGCTCTGAATAGCCAAATGGGATTTTACTTTTTAGATATTTCCACCTACTGCCAGCAAAAATTGTTGGAGTTTGTCTGGTGTAAAGCCATCTAGTAGCCTGACCATTTGCATCGAATTCAACTCCGATATAAGCAATTAAGTCACAAATTGCATTACAAACGGTATAAATGTTTTTATTTAAATCTGGCTCTACACTTGTTAAAGCATTTCCTTCTGCATCAGTATATGGAGATTGCTTTTCTTTACTGTGGCAAATAAGAATTAATCCAAAACCAAGCATTGTAATTTCACGCAGTGTATCTGACAATTCTTTCGAAACCATCTTCCACCCTTGACCGTACGGAATTTCATTTAGCTTGGTGACGCCCTCTCTGGCTAAAATAAATTTTTCACAAAGGTCAGCAGCGATAGAAATTGTATCGATTGTCACCGTATCAAACAATTCTCTCGCGCGTGGATCTTTTAGCTGTTTAATAACAGCACGAATGTCGCCCCATTTTGTTATCTTTTGAGCTGTGATGCCATTAATAGCATTATAACCAATTTCTGTGGCAAGAAATAGATTTCTCGGTAGCTGAGCGGCAAAAGATGTTTTACCAACTTTTGGTTTAGAATATAATAGAATGTATTTAGCTGAGAGATCGCGGCTAATTACAGTTGGCTTAATTGAAAAGATATCGACATCAGCCATACTATCACCCCATTATAAATATAGTTGGGATTATTCCCAACTATACTTACTAGATTCGGCCGCAGGCTTGGCCGCAGGCTTATTTGTAGCATTGATTTGAAGCTGCTCGATATTGGCCTTGCGTACATTGAATGCCTTCTTAATATCCGCCGGATCATATGCAAACTCTTCTTCAAACGGCTCATCAGAACCACGAGTAATAATTAGTTCGCGGGCTGTACGTGTAGAAGTTTCTTCAACTTCCTCACCCCAAGAAGAATTTGAAGCAGTGCGCTTTTCTTCCACAGAAGTATAACGAATATGACCGCCAGCATGCACTGTATCATTCACATTCCAATTCCTCTGAACGAAATCAATGTAATCTTGCTGCTCAACGACAAACTCAATAACATCAAGCTTACCGCCGTATTGTACAACGCCACCCTTTACAATGAAACGTCCAGTTGGGTCACCTTCACGATCAAGTTCATCGTGCATATCCATAATGAAAATATCGATATCAAAGATCGCTGTGTCGGAAATATTTCCACCATTAGAAATGAATGGTGTATTAATCTGCCATCCACTGATAAGCTGACCACTACGTGTTACAAAATTATTTTCACGCACGTTCGCACTGGTTAGACTGATACGAGACGCGGCCGCTTCGCCTACTTCCTGCACCGTCTTCATTTGCTTCATTTCTTGGATACAACGCCAACCAGGATGAGCCTTACCAGTTGATGTAGTCGGTGTCGCAAAAATGCTTACTGGAATTTCGCTTGTCTCTTCTCGACCACTATATGTATGAGTGGTTCGAATAGTAAAATTCACACTTTCATACTGAGACCCGGTTTTAAGAGTTCCATTACGGAAAGTACAATCAAGAAGCTTACCTACAATCTTTAACTTATTTGTTGCTTGTTCACCAATATTCTTCATATAATTTCTCCTTTTGTTTTACTTTACTTTAATTATACTATAATTTTTATTTTATGTCAAATAGAAAAAAGAAGCGGCTTATTCAGCCGCTTACTTTTAAGCTTCTGCCTTCGCGGCCTTAGCAGCAGCACGCTCGGCGGCCTTCGCAGCCTTTTCAGCAGCGAGAGCCTCAGCCTCAGCTACTGGGTCATAGGCTAGGCCAGCCTCAGTAAGCTGGTGATACTTTACAACACGGACCTTCGCCTTACGGGTATCGGTGGCGGGAACATCCTCAACAGTTTCTTCGCGGGTAACAGTGCAGAAACCACGACGGGTTAGACCATTAATAGTGCCAGTTACAGCGGAAACAGAAATACCAAGAGCCGCTGCGATGTCTTGCTTGCTAACGTCAGTACCATAATTTTGCTTTAGATAATTTAGAACCATTTCACTATTTGCAGTTGCCATAATTTTTTCTCCTTTTGCGTTTATAATCGCATTTTAATAATTTATTTTTAAAGCGGCCGGATTTCCTTTCCGTTCCTCTTTATGTATATATTATACATGAATTTTTATCAAAAGTCAAGTATTTATCGTGAAAATTTTTTCACTTAAATTTTGAGTTTCTTCTTCTGTCTCACATTCATTAAGAATACGCTGTAACTTGGGGATAATATCAATTTTATATCCCTCTAATGCAGTTTTTTCCGTTTCAATTCTGCGTTCCAACTGTTGAGACACAATCATCGCGCCAATTAGTAGTTTAGCAAAATCGGCGTGTGACAGTTGTTCATTTGCAAGAATTTTATTACGTAAATTTTTATAATTTTCTTGCATACCCTCAGCCGCAGCGACGCCCTTGTCGTCATTGCTTTGTCTATTAAAATCAATAACCTCGGCAGACAAGACATCAATTGTGCGGCTGATTTCTTCAAAAAGTTTTATATAATTTTTATCCATAATAACACCTTACATAATTTCAATAGATGCTGTATTATTACGAGCATCAATGATGCGTACACCAGTTGTTGTCCTATTTTGCACAGGTACGTCTTCAATATTTAAAAGGACAGACTTTGTTCCTGTTGCAACAAATAAAGTATGCTGGTCTTCTGGAATAACACGTGCGGCCGCCACATAGTTGTTGTCTTTCAATAACATAATCGAGGAGCCTTTAACGCATCGTGACGTCATCGTGAAATCAGATAGTGGAGTAATTTTTCCATATCCTTCCGTAGAAATGGTCAGCAATCCCTTGTAAGAAAATGCTTTTTTAACTAGTGTTGTTGCTGCAACAAACTCAGTTTCTTTTAGCTTAATAGCTTTTACTCCTTTTGTGTTACGCCCAGTGGCATTGATTTCGATTAAATTATAATAATTATAATTGCCACTGTTGCTAATAATAAAGATGGCGTCTTCATCGGTGGATGATAGAAAGGCATTGACTAGTGTATCGCCGTCTTCAAGTTTTACCGCGGCGGCACCTTTTGTGGCGCGCACATTGTATTCAGAGATATAGCTTTTCTTGATATATCCTTTCTTACTTACGGTTACTAAATTACGATAAGATTGGAATGTGGTGCCATCAATTAAGAATAGAACTTTTTCATCATTCTTCAAAGCAAGTAGTTCATAAATACTGTAATCTACTTCATACTCTAAGTCACTTAATGAAAAATTATACATGCGGCCGCCATTGGTCAACGCATTAACAATACTCAAATTTGTTGCATACAATGTATTAATTAGGTTTGCATTTTTTGGTGGCTTTAAATTAGTGCCTTTGCGTCCACGTTTTCCACCTTGTAGCTCTTCTTTTTTAATAATACGAATCATATTATTATCAAAAAGGAGAACGCCAACCTTTTCTTCAATGATTTCGGGTTTTTCTTCTTCACTTTCATGCAGATCAATAATTTTGGTTCTACGTTCATCGCCAAATTTGTCTGCAATTTCTTGTAAAATTTTAATTAGTTCAGCGTCCAAAGCGGTGCTATCTGTTAATAGGTGCTGATACCAAGCAATTTTCTCATCAAGTTCTTTTGCCTCATTATTCAATTTTACAATGTCTAATTTGGTTAAAGAAGACAATTTCATTGCAAGGATTGCTTTTGCCTGATCTTCATTAAAGCCATGCGTATTAATTAATTTGTTTGCGGCTTCTGTTGGATTCGCGGAGCTTCTAATTAATGCTACAACTTCATCAATAATTGAATAGGCTTTAATCAAACCATCTACAATATTCTTGCGGGCTAATGCTTTATCAAGGTCAAATTGGACTTCATTGTGCTTGCATTTTCTAATATGGGTGATATATGCTCTGCATGCATCTGCCCACCCAAAAATTTTAGGAAAACGTCCTTGATCAAGCAAAATCATATTAATAGAATACCAATATTCTAATGATGTATCTTTATATAATTTTTCAATGATGCGTTTAACATTTACTCCTTTTGATAAATAAATTCTAATATCGGCCTCTTTTTTTGTATGATCAACGACTTTCTCAATACCGTAATTTTCATTTTCACTAACAATTGCTGCCAATTGATCGATAATAGTGTTTGTAAAAACACTGTATGGTAAATTAGTGGCTTGAATCATATTTTGATCAGGGTCATATTTTAATGTTGCTCTAATTCTAATAGATTCCCCTTTTCCATTTTTGAGCGATTGCTTTACAGCGGCAGCATTGATGATTGTGCCGCCACATGGAAAATCTGGCGAACAATAAATTTCATCGAAAGAAGCATTTGAATTTTTAATGAGAGTAATTAAAGCATTATTAACCTCTTTAAGATTAAAAGTTGGTACGCTTGTAGCAAGTGCGACAGCAATGCCAGAGCATCCATTCACGATATTCCAAAAGCCGATTGATGGGAATACACTAGGAATCATTTCTGTGTCATCATAATTTGAATAATATTCATCGCCAATCGCGTTTTTCTTTAAACCAGCAAATAGAATATCAGAAATTTCCGCCGCCTTCATTTCAACATAACGCGCGGCCGCATGACTATCAGGTGATGATGGATTGCCATAGTTACCTTGTACTGCTTCAAGCGGATAACGATAAGACCATGGCCTTGCAGCACGAATAAAAGTGTCATACATCGCTGCATCGCCATGGACATAAGCGAGACTCATTGCTGAGGCTACAGACTTCTGTGCCTTCTGGTACTTATCTTTATAAGTTAGCTTATTTGAATATTGTGCATACAAGCCTTGCCGCAAACCAATCTTTAAAAAATCCCTTACATCGGGCAACGCTCTCTCCTGTGCGACCGAAGCTCCATATTTGAGGAAAGCTGTTTCAACTGTCTGTTGAAAATCTACATTACGTATCATATCCTTCTCCTTCCATCAATCTGTTTATTTGTTTATCCCAAGCAGAAAAATCTGTTTTCATTTGTCCGCCAGAATAATCTAATATTAATAATGGAATATTATGACTTTTACAATATTCTTGTTTCATTTTATCATGTTCTATTACGTCATAATTATACCAACCATTATTCGTATCATAATGCTGGCTGCCTTGTATTTCTATACAGGCTGCTACTTTATTATTCTTTAATATAGCAAAATCAAATCGTAATGATTTAACATCACTTAAATCTTTAAAGGTATATTCTTCTTCAAAATCATAATTATGATTTTTAAGAAAATCTCTTACATATAATTCTCCACGAGATTTATTATGCTTACCACAGCTACCTATTATACCATTTTTGATCCAATTCGCACGAATTTCCACTATATCGCCGCATAATAAACATTGACAAATTACTTTTCTACGTCTTTTATTATCAGCATCTACATCATAATCTCCAATACCTATAACTTTAAGAAAATTATAAGTTTGACCAATCATCTTTTCGCAAATATCATTACTTCTTCGTTCACTTATGCGCTTACGTCTGTCACATTGCCCGCAAGATTTAGTTCTGCCACTACGTAAACTTTCACCTAACACAGTATAAAAATTACCGCAAGAGCATTGACAGTTCCAACAAACGCGACGTTTTCCACTTGGATTTATTTGGTCTTCAGCACGTGAAATAACTGTTAAATCTCCATACACATTCCCTATTTCATTTTTTAATTTTGCCATCACAATCACCATCCTAATATTCTTTCTGCCATTTTTAGCCGTTCTAATTCTTGTTCTTCAAAGTATTTTAAAAGCATATCAAATTTATCACCTGATAAATTTGAAGAACCAGAGCGCCATTTATAGAGCATAGCAGAACTTATACCTGTGGCTGCGGCAATATTTTCAATATTTTTCCCGTCACAAGTTTTTGGATTAATATTTGCCGCGGTTCGAAGCAATTCATTCATCTCTGCGAATGTTTTATACATATTACCGCCTCCTTTCATGGAATAAGTAGAATTATTAGAATGAGATTATAATAATTTACGCTTGATAAGAAAAATTTTCTTCCTTTTCTTATTTATTATATTATAACATAGTTTTAGAGAGAAGTCAAACTTTTATTCATTGCTTTTTGCTACATTACCAGTTTTAGATTTAAATAATTCTTCATAATTTATAACGATAAAATAATCTCTTTTTTCTTCTGGCTCATAAAAATAATCGTCTGGATTATCATCATAAGCAAATGTTGAAGCTATAATGCTATATGGCCATCTATTAGCAAGCTCAAAATCATTATAAGTAATACTAGGCGGTTCACTAATTCCGCAACAATCTATTTTAAGTTTACGTGGATAGTTTTCAATAAAATTTAAAAATTCTTGTTTAGATACTTTTTTCCTAATTGGTTTAGCCGTATAAAAAAATTCTTGAGGCTTCATTTAATTCTCCTTAATTACTCAAAATACTAAAATTAACATAGGTTTTAAAAATCATCAATTACTTTACATTCTGTAATACTACAAATGCACCCATGCTTTTTAGAATAGTCTTGTAATGATTTTATTAAATTATCGCAGCAATATGAACTATTATTTAAATAAAATTCAATTTCATTCGTATCCCACTCTTCTGGGAAATCCATCGGTAAATTTATTTTTATTTCTATATTCTTTATTTGTCTCATATAATAATTATTTTATAAAATTTAATTATTGTCAATATTCAAAAGTTCTGGTGCATAATATTCCAACGCTTGAATTACTCGATACATACTAATTAATTCAGAACCATTAGTATAAATTTCTTCTGTATCCTTAAAACTATAAAATTGTAAAAAATCTGTAATCTTATCAGGAAAATTCATTGTATCAGCCATATTATCCTCCTTTAATTATTATATATAATTATATATTTAAAACTGTTCATTCATTTCATGCATAATTGAATATTTCTTTTTTAAAAATTTTGCAGTCTCACTGTCATAAGTCCCCCATATTTTAGAACGTTTTACAATTTGAGGAACATCAAAATATCTATTATTATTATTGTTCTTATTAATTTCACCATACATATATCGTTCATTTAATCCAGTTTTATTTAAAAATAAATTTATAGAATTTTTAACCCATACTGATTTTGAACCATAAGGCCCACCGCTATCTCCGCCATGAGCATACATAGCAAAAAGCATTTCATTAATTTCATTAATATAACAATCAATAGGTAACATTATATTCTCCTTTCACCTATTCAAAACACTAAAATCAACATTTTCAAACAAGAAATCTCGTCTGCCATCAACTTCTGGCCCCATGAGCATCGTGATACTTTCAGACGCGGCTTCAACGTCATGAATTGTTAGCACTTCGAGCCGACGCTCAGTAGGATGAAGCATTGATTTCTCCATATCATCTGCTGAGAGTTCGCCCAACCCTTTTGCGCGTGTAATTTCCCAAGTTTCTCTACCCTTACGAATTTTAGCTAATTCTTCATCATTATAGGCAAATAATTTATTATTACCTTTTTCAATTTTATAAAGTGGCGCGCGAAGCCAGCAAAGCCTTCCTTCTTCAATGAACTTAGGCATCAATACATAAAATAGAGTAGAAATTAGACACATAATTGAAAAACCATCTACCATTTATACCCTGACTTTAGTCATATTTTTCTAAAAGTTCTTGGAATTTATTATACTTTCTATCCATCCAGATTGTTGCATTATCATATAAATAATGATAAAATTTTATAACTTGCTGATTACCATCTAATCTCCAATACCAAGTATGCTCACGTCGTTCTTCTTTATAAACACGCCCCATTTTTATTACAGAATATATCCATTCTACAACCGGCTTTGTAGTTGTAAAACTAACGTTAAAACTTATATGGGTTGAATCCTTTCTCGGGCACCTGCAAAGCGCTCCATCTCCATCAAAGAATCCACGTAAGAAATGTCTGATTAGAGCTTCTGGAACATGTTTTGGTGGTTCTAGAATAAGAGTTTTTTGTTTAACACAACCTTTATCAATTAAATCATTTACAGTTTTTTGAGAACATAATACTAACTTATGTAGTGTTTGTTTGCCATATCTATTTCCACTATAATCATATAGAATCGGATTCGTTGCTTTTAAACTCACTTTAAATTTTTCAATTACGTCAGCACTATCTTCAGCAACGGTAATTCCAAAATGATCTTGCCCATAATTATTTTCATTATTGACAATATAACCGTCAGCAAACATAAAGCCTAGCCAATAAGCTTTTTCTTCAGTATCAATTGTCTCAAAAAAATTTTCATCATGAAAATATTTTCTGTAATGATTACCTTTTGTTGTTTTAACCCCTATGCTTTCTAACCATTTACTTATTCTTAATCTAGTATGATGGTATTTCTTTTCTAATTCTCGTAATGAGACATTATTTTTATAATCAGCAATTATATTTTGTTTTTCTTCTTCGGATAGTAATTGTTCTAAGGTTTTTCCTGCCATACTATCACCTCCAATTCTAAGGTGATATAGATGGGTAGTGGTTCGTATAATTTCTTCCAAAAATTTTATCGGGATTAGACTATACCATCTTCTTATTTCTAAGAAGTCCTTATTATAGTCGTTGAACGTCTCTCCTGTGGGGAGATTTCGCTGCGTTTGGTTACCCAATCCTTTATGATTTTACCATACCGAAGCCGTTACTCTTCGCCGCATTTATATTACTATAAATGTTTGGTTATAAAGGCTCTAAGGGAGTTCCCGCAATTTAAAGGATTTAAAGCGGACCTAGAAGGTTAATCCGCATCAGTGGCAATAGCAACTTTACCATAATTTAATTTTTTACTATTATATCTTTCTTGAATGCCGCATCCAAGTGCCATAATAATATCAGACACTTCTTGGTTTTCTAGGCACTCGTCAAGCGGATGCTTTAACAGATTTTTTACTTTACCTCTAACTGCATATAGGGCTTCATTCATTACATTTCGAGCAGGCATAAGGCCGCCAAGGGCTGAATTTCCCTCGCATATAATAAGCATAGAATCCTGTCCATGCTTTTCGCAATCTTTAAATTTATCAGAAGAAGTGATTTTTTGCTTTTTATGTTCAACCTCTTTCTTTTCCATATTAAGAACCGCTTCTCTTGCTTTATCAGCGGCCTGCTCTGCTTTCTGTTCCTTTACTAGCATAGCAAGAATTTTTTCAAAATCAGCACGATTTTTAACAATCCAATCCTTAATTGCATCAGTAAACACAGTTTGTGTCATTCCACGCAATTCTTGATTTTGAATTTTATCCTTAACCTGATTCTGGTATACCGGATGCGGATGCTTAATATTAATAATTGTGACAAGACCTTTACGAATCATATCACCATCAAAGCTCTCTTTTACTTGATCATTGATAGTCCGCGTAAATGCGGCCTTCATACCAGAACTTGGAGTGCCGCCGCCACTATTTAAAGCGCCATTCGAAAAAACATAGCACTTTTCTTTTCCAGAAGTCCACTGCGCAAAAACTTCAATATCGATATCTCCATCAAAATGCTTATTAGCATAAATATAGTTTTTATGTAATGGATTGCGAATTTTTGTCGCGGCGAAATCTCTTAGTCCGTTCTTTGATAAAAAGACTTCTACATTCTCCATATTATTATAAAGAACAAAGCTAACATTTGGAATAAAATAACTAGTTAATTCCAATTCTTCTTTGATACGTTTAAAATCGAATGCAGGAGTAGATTCATCAATGTGAAAAATTTTCTTATCTGGTTTAAAATAAATATGCGTGCCAGTTTCTTTCGTTGCGCGCTTACGAACGGCTTTTTTTGATTGCGGAATGCCATCTTTAAATTCCATATACCATTCAGCGCCATCTCTCATAGTCCATACTTTAAATTCTTCTGAACATACGCATACAGTAGAGGCGCCAACACCGTGCATTCCACGAACACGAGAATAGTTACTGCTTTCAAATTTTCCCGATGAGTGAGCGGTTGTGTATAATTCAATAAGTACTTCTTCGCAATCTTTATTCGCTCCTCTTGGCACTCCCGCGCCATGATCAAAAATATCAATTGCGTTATCTTGTACATTCACTTCAATACGGTCGCCGCGTCCCATGATGGCTTCATCGCATGAATTGTTAAGAATTTCAAGGAAACAATTAAAAACTGCATCCTGTCCATCAGCACCGATATACATGCCCGGCGTCATGCGGGCCGCAGTCCGAAAGTCTCTTACTTGAATTGAATTTGCATCATAAGCCACACTATCAACCTCCTTATATTATTATTATATCATAAATTAAAAAAAGAGTCAAATGTTTTGACTCTTAAAATGAACATATTATTTCTCCTTTTTGTTAAACCCTATCGCCATAATTGTCGCCGTGACCGGCGTAATCAAACGATTTAAATTGCTTCCCCTTGTTCGCGATGATATAATCTGATGCTTCGCCCCTTGTTTTTCCTGTGAATCGAGGAAGAGGAATAGCACCATTGATGCCTGCATCCTCTTGCATCTGCATAATATATGCTATTTGCTTTTCAGTCGGCGGTTTATTTCGCCAATTCAGTTCCACAGCGTTGCCTCCTCTATTCACCCTTCGGTTTTAGTCCAAGCTTCTTGGCGATGTCGGCGGGGATTCTTGTTCGCCTCACGTACTCCTCTACTGATTGCGGATTATGCGTTTTGCCATCTCGCATATCCGCGGTCATCCTTTCAGCCAGATACATTTCCCACGTTGGGTAAACCGGCTCTGGATGATCTTTCGCCCAATTTATAACTGTGTCTTCAATGGTTTTTATATTAAGGCTCGTACGGCTCTCAGGGTATTTCGCTCCACAATCCACATATATATCACATGAGGCACAACCGTCATCATGCAGTTCGCACATTCTACTCCATTGCCGCATTACTTCTTGAAATTCAGCCACCCTGCTTACCTCCCGTACTGGTCGCGCAGCTCTTGCAGCAGCGAAATAATGTCGTTCTGACAATCGGCATATCCAGTCAGATAATCACTGAGTGCCCGCAGGTTCTTTCCTCTCGGCGGGTCAAACTGTCGGTTCACAATCCGCTCGATAATTTGATCAAACCCAATCTTTGTTAGTCCTTCCATATTACTACGCATCCTTTCTACTGCAACGTCCGCGTGAACAGGCTCCGGATGTTCATCTGCCCATTTCACTATCAGTTCTTCAAGCATCCGTATATCCGTGTCCGTTCGAACATCCGGGTTGAAACCACAATAAAAGCCTAGCGGGCATGAGCCGCAGCCGCCGTGACCATTTTGCGCTTTGCACATTCTGCGCCACTGCCGCATCACTCCCTGAAATTCATACATTGTACTCGCGCTCCTTAATATCATCTCTAATTATAGATGGCAAAATTTTCGATAAACATACTTCGACGAATTCATTGCTCATATGCTCTGCGTCCATATGTACTTTTCCGTCATCTTTCAATTCAATATTAATGTCCCCGAATCCTATCGTAGGATCGCTCCATTCGATACAAAATCCTTTATAGTGAGGATTTTTAAATACCTGTACGTCATCAATTTCTAAATTTTCGTATTTCATAATTACTCCTTCGGCGGCATAAAAGCTTTCAATAGTATTAAAATTTGTGTATCTTGCACCGTATCAAGCAATGCTTCTCTACGTTCTTGCGGCAGAATAGCAAGCAGCGCGCCGCTTAATCTAACCGCAGAAGCTAAGTGCATAAAGTCTTTTGTTGCATTCATTGCGGCCGCCACACGTTCTTCTCCAAACCATTTTGTAAAAAGCTGCTTCGTGTGTTCTTCTCCTTCTGTAATTGTTTGCTCATATTTTTCAATATAATTATTGCTATTGGTTCCATTAATATACTTATCAAAAATATATTGAAGTAGAGCTTGACCAGAAGGTGATACGGTATACATGCCGTTTTTGATTTTTGCTTTAATCCACTGTTCTTTAATCCACTTTTTAAGTTGCGCGATCATGTAGGATGCCCTCTTTCTTCATTTCTTGAATGATTTCAAAAATGGCGGCTGGCAGTAGATGAATTCGAATAATGCAATCAAGATATTGCATGAAATACGTACGATTGCGCTTGATATCTTCAATTTCAAGACCTAAATCATCGTATGCATCAAAAGCAAGTTCAATATTAGAACATACATATTCTGCCGCAGTTTGTGCATCTGTATAATAATCACCACCATTACCAGTAACGCTATCTACTGCCCAAACTTCATCAAATAGAAAATCTTCTAACTCATCATAATCATCGAATTGATCTAAATCAACATCAACACTAATATAATCACGCACATCGTTTTTTAGTGCTTCTAAATAATCATATTTAATCATCTATGTCCTCCATTGTGGCGGAAAATCCTTTTACTGTGTAACCTGGAAAGCACCATTGAACAAATTTATTTACATCATGAACTACAATCGGTTCTTTTCCTTTACCAGAAAGTTCATCATTAAAACCATAAATTTCAATATTATCATAACCGTAAGCATGCGCTTTTACGCGAAGCGATCGTGCATCGGTTGTAAAAACAGCATAATTATTATCAGACGCAAACTTCAATAGTTCTTTGGTCTTGCCGCTACCTCGCGGCCCAATAATTGTTTTCATTGTGTTACTCCTAATTCTTGATAGTATACAATTAATTTCCAATTCCATGAGAGAGTTTCTTTATTAGCAATAAATTCATAAGAGGCGGCCGTACCATCGGAGACATCTTCATATCCAGCACCTTTGTCGCATTGCCATTGATAATAGACCTCACAATTTTCAAAGCCAGTGAGTACAGAAGTTAGATAAATTGTATCGCCATAGGTAACAACTGGTCCGCGAGAAGAAGAGATTGTAACGGTTTTTTCAATTGGATGCAGCGTTATAGATGGTTCTTCCACAACAGGAAACGTTAGTTCTGGTTCTGGTTCTGGCTCTTGAATTACTACATAATTTTCACTAAATGGCGGCGCCACTGATATCTCCGCATATGCGGAAAAAGTTGCTTCTTCAACAACGATTTCTGCTTCAATTTCAACTTCAAATTCTGTTGGTTCTTCTGTTGATTCAACTATAAAATCAATTTCATTTTCAATTAATTGTGGTTCCTCTGCCATGCTAGTGAGTGCTAACATGCAGGCAATAATGAATGGAATTTTCTTCATAAGTCTCTCCTTTTTCTTTATTATAGCATGAATTTTAGTTGCTGTCAAGCTCTTTTTGCGCGAAGTGGAAACTCTTATCAAAGACTACCATCTATATAAAATTTTTTAATTTCTTTTTTAGCTTTTTCATTCTTCATATACTTTAATCCATTTAACCATCCTTCTTTCACTGTCCACCAAGTATTTTTATTTTTAATAATTAAACTTGCTAGGGGATCTCCGATCCACAGTCTCCAACTAACATTATATTGTCCAAGAACGGGCCCGCATCCTCCTTCATATTCATCTATTAAAATACTATTAATTTTTTTTACAGTCATACTATCAATTCCTATATATCTATCTTCATATATTAAAGAAAAATCTGGATATTTTTCTAAAAGTATTAAAAATTCTTCAAAAGTAATTATTCTTGGTTCAGTATTATTAATAATATTATCTGCACGATTATCAATTAAAATTCCTTTTTCCATTTGTATTTCTTTTTCTCCCATTTTATTATAACCATTAGAAACTGTTTGATATTTTGTAATATAGTGCTGTTCTAATTTAAGAGCTTGTTCTTTAGATAAATTTGTATGTAAAATTTCTTTTTTAATATTATCCCAACCAAATAAAATTATTGGAATATAAACTTCTTGTCCTTTATAACCTTCACCGTTTGCCCATCTGTCTTTGGGATTTTGTTTAGTTAATCCTATATATAATTTTCCATCAGGAAAAGTGAATTTATAAATACTATAATTTTCCATATCTTTCCTCCATAATTTCGCGAAGCGTCTCAATATTTGCCGTGAAGCCCAACGGGCGGAGCGGCAAATATTGAGAGAAAGTAGGAAAATCCTACTTGCCCATGATAATTATTTTTATTGTTATTATTATGTTCTTTTATTATGTTTTTATTATGTTATAGGTAGGAATTTCGGACAATTTTTCGGTAGGAATTTCTTACTTAATAATAAGTAGGAAAATCCTACTTGTCCGAGAAAAATTTCCTACCTAAAATATAGAACGATTTTCCTACCTAATAATAAGTAGAAAAATCCTACTAATTTTCCAAAGCTTCTAAATTGATAGTAATTGATTCATACTCTTTAAATTCAATTATACCTTTTGCCGCGAGAGATTTACGCCGCTCTATATATGTATCATGTGACATACCTGTTCTATCTCTTATCCATTTTTCGGATGGATGAAAAGGACGTGTGGGATCATCAGTTTGTCCTATTAAAACTATAAGTAGTAGTCTGTCATTTGCTGTCAACCCTTTTTTCCCGCCTATTGCCACCAATAGTCTATCCGCGACACTTATACGTTGTTCGTTTTGTTGTTTCCATTTTTGCCCATTTATATATAAAGCTGGAGCATTGTTTTTACCTGTAATCATCCTGAATTCCTCCTGCAATTAGTGCTTTTTTGCTATTGTTGCTGCTTGAGGAATGGCTGCGCGCAACTCAGGGGTATCTTCAAACCAATAAACATCATATTGAGGTTTTTTTATATTAGCAGTCGTCTTTATTAGTTTAAACCCTAAATCGCGTAATGCCGCTGCGACCCTTGGCATATAAATTATATAAAGTTTATCTTCCATTTTTCATTACCTCTTCCATTTTTTCTAATACTTTTATTGATGGATTTCTTGCACCAGAAAAAATCTTTGAAATATGAGAACGGCTGCACTCTAATTTTTCGGCTATTTGTTCTTGAATCCATCCTTCTTTTTCACAAAAATTTTTAAATTGTTCTATAATATCTTTTACCATACCTTTGTGACTTAGAGTCACATTCCTCCTATAAAGAAATAATCCTATCATAAGATAGGTATTATTTCTAATTTATTCTTTAATTATTTTTTTCAATTTTTTTAATTTCACATTCACTCATATATGGAAAATAAATAACATTATCTGCCCGATTATCTATGCGATCTGCCATTTCATATAATGAATTTTTTATATGCTGTTCAGCCTCGTCTGGCGAATATCCATCTTCAATTAATGAGTCATAATATTCTTGTTCATCTGCGATAAAGGTGTAAGTTATTGATACTTGATATTTCATATTATCTCCTTTTTAATACGACATCCAAAAAAACAACTTAACGCCTTGCGCAATCATGTCATCATAATTTTTATATAATTCGCACAATCTAGGAAGGCCGCTAAAACCATCAAAATAATCAGCATGATAGCAATAAAAATCAATCATGTTTGCTAGATCCTTCTTGCTAATACGAACGTAATCGCCATCTTCTGCTTCAATTAGAGTTGGGATACTATTTACCATATCCCAAAATTTGCGGGCGTACCATACCTCACATACATCTGGCCATTGAAAAGTGCCATTTTCATCATAGAAATTATTATTGAGAACGATTTCATCATATTCAAAGCGATCGTCGTAGTCATAAGTGTCAAGGTATTCGCGCTTCTTTGTTGCAACAAGTCCCATGTCGAGTCCCATAGTTTTGCTCCTTTCTTTTCTCTTATGTTAATTATAATATGATTTTTATTTGTTGTCAAATATATAAATAAGAAGACATTAGGTTGTCTTCTTATTTTTTAAGATGAGATTTAGAATGATGCCAACAATCATCGCCAGTGCCGTAGTTCCAATACTTACAACCCCAAAATTACACACAGTGCCAGAAACGCCAAGCGTTAGGATTGCCGCAATAATTGTTACATTTTTATTGTCATTCAAATCAATATTGCTGTCCTTAATAGTGCGAATACCAGAAAGAGTGATATATCCATACAGAATCGCTGCGCACCCACCAAAAATACAACTGGGAATACTAACGAGGAAAGCTTGTAGCGGCCCGATAAAAGCTGCAATGCCCATAATAATTGCTGCTAATGTAATAACATATTTAGAACAAATCTTACTAAAACCAGTTGTGCCAACGCTTTCTCCATAGCTCGTATTTGGCATCGCGCCAATGAGTGCGCCAAGAGCTGTGGCGGCGCCATCGCCCATGAGAGTAAAACCAAGTCCAGGATTTTGCGTTAAATCAGTGTTAATTACTGCACTTAATGCCTTATGGTCAGATGTATGTTCGCAAATTGTTACTAATGCTAACGGGAGGAACAGTAATAGAATTTGTGGGAGCCAACTCCAATTCCACTGATTAAAATGAGTGAAGGCAAAATCTGGCATTTGAAATAGATGCACATTGTTAAATGCGCTAAAATCAATAATCTTAACTCCACAAACAGTTAATACAGCCGCGAAAGCATAAACAATTAAAATCGAAATTAAAAATGGTAAGTTTTTAATAAATCCCTTTCCATACTGTGAGATAAGAGCAGTGATGAGCAGCGTCAGAATACCTAAACCGAAACCAATTAAACTATATTGACCATTGATCTGAAAATATGTAGGGATAAAAGTGGCAAGATTCAGACCAATTACGGCTACAATTGGACCAATTACGACAGGTGGAAGCAACTTATTAATCCACGCTGTTCCAAAGTGATTGATGGCGGCGCCAACTGCAAAATATACAATGCATACAATAATACCACCAATAAATACTGCAAAATAATTTGGGACTGCGCCTAATGCTAGTGCGCCAGTAACTGCCGCGACAAATGCGCCAGATGAAGAAATAAACATTGGGCTTTGGCCGCGGGTAATCAGTTGATATAATAGTGTACCAAGCGCTGCGCCAAGCATGGCAGGCGCAATTGGCACGCCGCAAATAGTAGGAATTAGAATCGTGGCAACAAAGCAAGCAACTACTTGTTGTAGCGCTGCGACGACGAGCCGTCGCATGGGTAGTTTATCATTAATATTATATAACATATTATTCTCCTTCAATAAATTTCTTAATATATTCAATAAACTCTTGATCTTCCATATAAAAACAATCTCGTGTTCTAAAAACATTCGACATAAGTTGAGCAAGACGCCAGTCTGGCACTTTATGCCAAATTTCTCCGAGCTGTTGACAAATATTTTCAATACGATTTGGGTTTCTCATACCTTATTCCTCTTATTCCAAGCAGTAATTGTTGCGTAATAAGGAAGTTGATCATAATGAACACAAAACGCATCCGTATCATCATTAGTAATAGGTAGCTCTTGTTCAAGTGGCTTATTTGGGTCGCAAGTTATCGTACAGTAATCGCGCCACCATTCTTTTGTTGGAGCCGTATCAATAGTTGGCGGCATAACATTATTATTACCACAATATAGGCATGTTGGAGTTAAAGGAGAATAAACTTTTCCGCATTTTGGGCATATCCATCCATACTCTCGTGATACAGGAAAGTTATACTCACTACTATTAGTAGCTGTAACAGGTGGACCATCAACTGGGATATGATTAAAATTCATTTTCTTTCTCCTTTATAAATGCTATTGCATCTTCAATATTGCTAACAAGAATGCCGCCTTGTTTGATTAGTCCAGTAACATAAAGATTCTGATAACTATATTGTTGTTCACCAAGTGCCGTGGCGCCGCCTTTGTCCTTGGCTTCACTATGCGTTAGATACATCTGTCGATTATCTGTGCAAATACCGACAATATATTTATGGTCACCGCGCTCGATTTTTTCGTGGAATTTCCCGATTTCTGCGCAACTTCCTGCTGGTAAAATGTCTCCATCTATACATGCAACAAGAATATCTGTATTATTCAATCGAATGTTATCACCGTTGGCGATTTCTTGTGAACCTGCAAATTTCTTTTTCCCTTCTGCGCCATTAATATCGCTGTTTTCAATTGGGCTGTACAAGTCTGCATTAGGTATTGCCGCTCTAATTTTTTGTGCCCATTCTGTATTCCTTAGTACATCACCATAATAAAAAATTGAACCTGCAAGATAAATTTTCATATTATTCCTCCATTTTATCAGTAGCCTTATAATTATGAATAAAGGCGTTAATTTCTTTATAACATTCGGGGCAGATGTCATACCACTCGTCTTTATCATCTTGCATCATAAGTCGTACATATAACCATCTTAAAGATTTTCTTGCTTTTATTTGTTTATGACAACGATCACAATATTGTTTTGTCATTAAATTCTATTCCCCTTGTTCATTCCACATAAATTGTCTTATATTTCATAATTTGTTACCACGATTTCTCTTGTCTTGTTGCCGCCATCATTTACTGTATGTGTACAATGAGAATATGCAGGATTGTTGATGTCATGCACAAATAGATTGCCTTCATAACCATCTATCCATTGCTCTAAAATAGTATTGGTTTTGCCATGATGTTCAATAACATTCGATAATGCCCATTTAAACCCGAGGCTATGCGCATTATCTAAATAATTTAGAAGTTCTTTCTCATCATACTCATCCCATTTCTGCCATACTTCTAGCAATCCATTATTATATACTTGATTAGTAATAAGATATGGCGGGTCGAAATACAATAGCGTATTTTTTGGGTTGAATTTTATTAAATCAATTTGTGAAAAACTTGCATTATGTAATTCAACACCTTGAATCAGATTGTAAAATTTTTCAATGCTGTTGCGCTGTCTTGCAGAAAAATTAGAGTAACCGCGGCCAAATCCTGCATTAAATTGTAGGTTTTTGTTAAAACGCATTGTAAAATGGAAGCTAAATCTAGTTAAAGTATATAAATCCAATGGTGTATGATATTCAGAAATGTTATTATATGCATCACGATACGCTAAGAACCCTTCTTCATTTTCTTTGGATAATTCAAATTCATCGATACGTTTTTCAATAAAATTTAGAATTTCTGAAAATGAATATTGTTGAAAGGCTTGCATGATTTCAATTAAAAAACTATTGGCATCAACTGCAATTTTTTTATTTGCTGTCGCATTAATAGATACATCGCATCCACCACAAAAGAAATCAATTAATGTATCAATTTTTTGTGGAAATAGCGGCATTAATTGTTTCATAATTTGATATTTATTACCAACCCAATTAAATGGAGATTTTACATAAATCGCACTCATATGTCCTCCTTTTTTCTTTTATTATATCATGAATTTTTAAAAAAGTCAAGATAAAAGAAAAAAGGGAGCAAAAGCTCCCTTTTAATCATTTAGGTGGAATCATTTTGTCGCACAGTTGTGGAATACGGCCTCTTTCTGATTTAATCAATTTAACTGTGCCAAAGAGTGGGTCGCCGCTTAAATGATCTAACATAGATTTTATACCATTATTTTTTTCAAATTTCTTATTATCAATTTGAGCTACATCGCCGCAGAAGATAATTTCACTATTATCCTCCATACGACTTAATAATAAGGTAACTAATTTATCATTTAAATTTTCACATTCATCGCAAAGCAATATAGAATTTTTAATACTGCGGCCGCGAATGTGAGAGATTGGATAAATTTCAATTATTCCATCTTCTATCATTTGCTCTAATACGTCTGTGCCGCCAAGATGATCAGCGATGGGGCCGCCCCAAATTGACATTTTTTCTGTCATAGTTCCGGGGAGAAAACCAATATCATTTGTATCTGCAACAATAATATTATTGCGAACAAACACCAATTTTTTATATACGCCACGATAGATTTGTTCAAGCGCATAATTTAACGCAATCATTGTCTTGCCGCTGCCCCATGCAGAAGTTAATAATTTCACCTTAATTGAATCATTTTGTAAGAGATCAAAAGCCATTTTTTGCTCTAAGTTACGTGGTTTAATTGTCTCATTTAAAAAATGATTCTTGATTTCTTTATATTTTAATGGCCTATAACGTTCGCCAGTCCAAAATAATATATCTTTTAAATCATCGCCTTCGTAAATTTTTGCAAATTCATTAGTAATACAATGCAAAACATTGGCTGTTGGGTCAGAATACAATGAAGCCAATTGCGCGTTAGAAGGTGTATAATTTTTCCATCCTTGGTTTTCTTCATATTCCATCAGGGCGTTGTCTTTCCATAAACGCCAACCAAGCTGTGGAAAGCAAGAATGGAGCAAATATAGAGCATAATCACTTGTAACAAATGTGACAGATTCATGCATTTCTTCTTGCAGAAGACATGCGGCCGCCACTAATTTGTGATCTGCTATATCTGATAGATATTTATTTTTCTTTATAATTTTATTTATTTTCTTTGTTTCAGGAATATAATATTTATAATTCGATGATGTAATCATATCACGAGTTAATTTTCTTGCACGATATTTTACTTCATCATTTTTTTGTGAATTTTTGATATTTTCTAACTCTGAAACAATTAAAGGAGTAATCCATATATTTGGATAGTGTTCTGTGCATCCATTTAGAAGCGCAGACGTATCACAAAAATATATCATACAATCACTTCCGTTATTCAAGTATTTGATCAACTATACCAAGTTCAAGCATATCCTTTGCAGTAAGGAACCATTGTTTACGCGCCTTGCTGTCATATAATTCTGGTGTGATTTTTGTATTATCTAGAATAAATTGACGAATATCTTGATCTACTTGATCATTAAAAGCCATAATATCAGCAGCAGTTTTTGATTCTGATGGCGCAATGGTAATATATCCATCATGTAGTAGTGCATATGAGCTAGGATAGCACATACGTGTTACGTTCGGATTTTTGCCTGCACCGGCAAGAATAACTGCGGCCATACTAGCGGCATAACCGGTAACAATAATTTTTAGAGGCTTCTTGTATTGTTGCAGATAGTGCGCAAGGAAGAAACCGTCAGAAACACTACCGCCAGGCGAGTTGAGAATTAATGTAACAGGAGTATTAATGTCATCATTCTCAAAGTCGCGTAAAGGCAGATACACACATTCTACCAATGATTCTTCAACCTCTTGATTAAAAATAACTGTACGGTTATGGAATAGTTGATGAAAATATTGATAATCAACAGCGTCAAGTGCTGAAAACTTTTCAACTACTCCTAGAAAATCGATATCTGTATTCATGAGTCCTCCTACTTACTACAAAGTAAGATGTTAGTTAATAATTTTACTTAATGTACAATCCTCAATATTAATATCATTCTTTCGAATTGATTTAATGTAAGGATGCCGAATAGAAACACCATTAGCTTGACTTACCATCATGCCGCCAATTGTCAGCGGGCACATGTGCCATTCGTCATAATTGTCGCGAAGCTCTGTCTTGAATTCATCCGTCAGTCCTGCGACCTTGCAAAGCATTACAACATCATGATTATTATTATAAACGCCCGTATAAACTGCACCCGGCCAATTATAATAATAGCCTTTTGTCACTGGCTCATATGGCTCACCAAGCTGATATTGTTCAAAATATGGCCCATATACCTTTTCTTTGGTACGAACATTCTCCCAAAATTGCCATGTGCCAATATCTTTACCAGTATAACTACGCACTGCCGGCTCAATACCAATGATGAAGCAATCAATGTCGCTAGAAATTTCTTGCTTCACCTTAACTGTCGTCCATGCGCTACTACGTTTATCGGGAGTATATTTTACACCCTTTTTGTAACAAACTGCGCCTTCGCCGCCAGCAGCAAAAATATCGTTAATATCATCAAAGAAGCTGTCATCCATTTCATGATAGGGAATACCTTGCACTAGTGGATTGTTAATACGAGAGACAACTTCTGGAATATATTTAATTCGCTCTTCGATAGGGCTATTAATCATATCGCGGCCGTCGAGAGCAAGAACATCAAAAATGCGCCATTCAAGTTTTTGTTCCTTTTGGCGCGCTCGCGCTTTTTCTGTTAGGCATCTAACAATAGATCCAACATCACGATCAATACCACCAGGAAGATATAACTCTCCAAGAATAACGGTGTCACCATTTTGAAAAGCAGAGACAACGCTATCCCAAAAGAAAACACGGTCTTGAACCTCTCCATATGTTCCAGTTACTTTGGAAATACCACGAGTTTGAAGGGCATTGCGCTTGCTGGTAATGACAGCACGTGTAAAATTGCCATCAAACTTTTGTGACCATAGATACTGGCCACTGGCGGCCATATCTTCAAGGTGTTGCCGCCGCACATCCGACGACATTGCAGATGTTGGACTCCAATACTTTTGAATTCCCATAGAAAAATAATCGGTCATTTATTTTTCTCCTTTGTTTTTCTTTTATTATACCACAATTTTACTTAGATGTCAATTGTGTGATAAATTTATTTACTTTTTCTTCCAATTGATTTATATCGCCATCATTAATGATGCAATAATCAAAAAAGGCGTTATCAAGCTCTGTTTCACTTATGTGTGTAAGTTGAGTATAAGTCATTAATGGATTTTCATATATACTACCATCTGGATTAAGGCGAGTGATGCGCACAGTAGTTACGTCATCGTTGTAACGCTCGATTGCGGTTTTCTCGCTAAAAAAACGCCAGTCTGGAATAAGCGTATATGTGAAATCATTACTTGCGGCCGCCACAAACTCGCCAATAATGCGGCCCCAATAGAATTGATCGTATGTGCGCATCATGGTTGTCCCAATATATTGCAGAAGAGCGCGCCCATCTTTGTCTTTCTTTCCATCCCAATTATAAAAATCACGTGCAAACCATTTAACTGGATCTGCAAAATGAATTGTTAAAACTTTTTCGCCGCGTTCTTCTAGTTGATTTTTCATTAGTGCGGCCGCGGCATCCTTTCCATGCTGGCTTTTTGCAGAAATTAAAATAGTTTTCATTCTTCTTTCAATGCCTCTAATCTCATATTAAAGTAAAAATCTACGAATTCTTTTTCTTCTTCGTTATAGCATGAATCTCGATATTCTTTAATCATACGGATAGTATCAGCGGGATACTTTTGTTGTAACGCAAGATCAACCCAATATTTAAGTTGCTGCTTAATAAAATCGGGAATATCATTAAAAATTTCAGTCATTTTTATGCTCCTTCTGATATTTGCTCAGTGCGTCGAAGAAAGCTTGCACTTCTTCTTTTGTCTCTAATTTGAGTTCGGCAACTGGTGTTGGCGGAACGCTTTCTTCTGCCGTTGGCGATGCAAAAATAAAATATTTTTCTGGCTCCCTATCTTCGCCTTCGATTGTATGCGTGAGGCGACTCGCAAGACAAATATTGCGATCTTTACTAAAAATTTTTGTTGCTTTGTGCCAACGATCTACTTGTACTTCTTTAACTTCACACTTGTTTAAATTAAGGCCGCGCACAAAATATTTGTAATCTGCACGATCAACCTCATAAAGATTAACCATCATTTTTAATACCTCTCCAATTTAATTTTAGTTTTTCAGCCTCATTTTGCGCTAATGCGTCGCATCTTTCATTCCAAATTACTCCTGAGTGTCCGGGAATTTTACGGAATTCATACCAAAAATTATCGAAGAATGGTATTAATTTGAACCATAATTCCATATTTGCAACTGGTACGCCTTTGGAATTATGCCACCCATTTTCAAGCCATTTTTTATACCATTTTTGTCCCCAACAATTTACTAAATAAGCTGAATCACTATATATAATAACTTTTTCAGAGGGGCGCCTAATTTTTTGGATATATTCCAAAGCATTTGCTACTGCGGTTAATTCCATGCGTTGGTTTGTTGCGCCGTATTCGCTATTACAATCTTGATGAATTATATTGCTGTCATATAAAACGATATAAGCCCAGCCGCCAAAACGCATAACTTGACCATATTGTTTTGATGATCCGTCTGTATAAATTTCAATTGTAATAACACGTTCCTTGCTTCGTCTTTCTTCCATAGACGCCCCTCCTTTAATTACTTATCTTCCAACTCGGGTAGACCAGCCACACTTGTTAATAGACTAAGAATGCCAGCTAGGATGGACGCAGATGCAACCATTACCCAATTTACTTCGGAAATTACTGCGCTTGTGCCAATTGTGGCTACGGCAGTTTGTGCTACGGTTTTAATGGCGCGAACACCTGCGGCCGCTAACCAACGTTTAAAATCGGTCATAATAATTCCTCCTTACTTCAAAAAACTATCAGTACGAATGAGTTCTTTGTATAACTCTACGATGTACGCATATTCTAATTCAAATACACCGTTTTCATCATTCGTATGTTCTAATAGTCTGCGATATTTGGTGTTTAATGTAATGATATGATCAAATTCGTCTTTGGTATGTTTTCTGCCGTTGTGGCATGAATTAGCAAAATCTAAAATTTCCCAACGAATTCGATCTTTTTCGTTCTCTCGAACTTCTGTTTCTAGTTTTTTTAGGGAATTCGCTACACCATCGATTTTTCCGCAAGCATCACCTACAAGGATTTTACCTGCCCATTTAATTAACGATGATAATGGATTCCACTTAATCGGCGTTATTTGTATAAAAATGGAAAGGAAAATAATTACTGTCCAAAGATTATTCCCAATCCACTCCCACACTTGTTGCGCCGTCTGTGTGGTTGACATTTTTGTTTTCACCTCGTTGTGAAGAGTGGAAGGGTGACCCTTCCCATAAATATGTGGTAAAGGTTTTGGAGATTCTTCTTAGTATATATTATAGCATAGATTTAGGGTGAAGTCAAGATAAAGGGTCCTTCATTGCTTCTTGTAGCTCAGTTATTATATCAGCTAATCCTGCTAAAAAAGTTACATGTATACTAGTAATATTTGGGTTAGTTGCTTTTGTATATACATCTTCCCAACGTTTCTGTAAATCTTTAATATCTTTATTAATTAAGCCGGGGTTTGCAGTAGCACGAATGCGAACACCGTCTTTATTTGAATCTGCTTTGCCTTCCACTGTTGACATAACTTTTGTTAAACGGTCATAGACTCGTTGTAGAATATATGACCCTGGAAAGTAAATGCCATTTAATTCATATATATGTATAATTTTAGCAGTAACAAAAGTTTTTGATCTGCTGCTTATTTGTATATGAGCTTTCCATGTGTTTGCTATTTGTCCTATTTCAGCTCCGCCTTCATCAAAAATTGCAAAAGATCCTAATAAACTTAAATATTTTTCTATTGGATCTTTTAACTCTTCGCCATGCGTAAATCTAGAACAATTAATTACGGCAGTATATAACCATTCATGTAAGTTATCACTAAACGGCACTCCTGCTTGTTCAAATATTTTTGCAAAATTATCGATTTGTGCAAAGATATTTGGTCCCAAAGATCCAGCAACAAAACCAATATCTGGGTTATATTGTGTGAAATTTTTTGCGGTGCCTGTTACTAAGATAGTTTTTTCCAAAAAATCTTTAAAGTCTTTTAATGGATTATCGCTAGACTCTCTCGTAGATGTATATGTATCATACATTTTTTGTAGTCCTTGTTGTAGAGCTACCATACCATTTGCAATATTGAATTGTGCTGTTGCTTTTTTTGAAGTTGAATTGACATTTGGATCAATTGGAGTTAAAAGCTGCGCGTTAAAAGCATCGGTAAAATTTTCTAGGATTCGTTGCTGCATTCTTTGAATAGTGCGTGGATCTCCACCATCGATATCAACAGATGTTATTAAATTTAAAAAATCTGCTCTACGATTTGCATTATGTGGAACCACGCCTGCGGCGCCAAGTGCCATTTGTACTAATGCACTAATATCCTCAATTATTGACCATTTTTGAACTGTAAATTTTGCTTTGTAGCCGCGCACCCAAAAATATTCATCTGTTGGATTGTTTGAAATTACTTGTCTAGCCAATCGTGATAAAGAATTTTTAAAATTTTTAATAGATTTTTTTAGAGCCTCTATATCTGTTGGTTTTGATGTATTTGATAAGTCTTGTTGAGCCTTTTTTATTTCATTAATTAATTTTTGCATTTGTGTGACTCCACTATTAACATCGTTTATCGTTTTATTTATTACGTTTCCTTTTTTATCTAAAACTTGAATTGTAAAAGTGTGGTTTATAATTTTTTGTATAAACGGATCTTTTTCACATGCAAGTATTATATCAGCTGCGCCTTCGAATAACGAAGACGTCGCGCTGTGTCCTGAATAATTATAATCTTGTCCATAAATCATATCTGGTAAAATATTCAATATTTTTGGTGTAATAGCAAATAAATCATCAATTAATTTTTCCCCACGCTGCTGTATTGACGGATTACTGCTAGCATCTTTTATTATAGTTGAAATATCATCTTTTAATTTTTGTTCTAAATAGGTAATAAAACGACTACTGTCTACGAAATCTAAAAATTGATATTGATAATTTTGTATTGCTCGCATTAATCCTTTTTTAACATTATCTGCTACTAATGCGCTAACTTCTGGTTTTAAATCTTTAAAATAATCTTCAATTTGTTCTACCCCACTATATCCATGACTACGTAAGTATTCTTCTTCAAAAAAAGATGGGTCTAACGTCCCATCTTTTGTTAAATAACGATTATATCTTCTATTTGTTCTAGTTTTCTTATATCCATTTTTTTCTCCTTTTGTAGAGAACTGTTCGAAATGTGCATTTCGTATTTGTGTTAATATATCTTTTAAACTTTCCTGGCGATCTTTTTCATATTTTAATATCGCATCATAGTTATCTTGGCCTTGTAATAAAAGATTTAATATATTGATAAAATCTGGATAATTAAAAGAGCTATCATCTTTAAAGAGCGCGTTAAGCTGCACGATTAAACCGTCTACGAAATCTGCATAACGTTCGTCTTGTTTTAATGTTTTTGCACGATCAATGAGTTGAACGACATACTCTCTTTCAATTGATTTCTCTGTCTCAACAGATTGTTTTAACAATTCAAGAGCTTTGGTTACATTATTTGCTTCTTTTGGTTGACCGACGCCAAAAAAACCAGTTCCAGAGCTGAGAAGGCCCTCTTTATTTTTAATTCTTGTGCTAAAAAAGCTCATTTTATTTACATCAGATTGTACCTCTTCTTTTTTAAAATAATCATCTAGACTATCAAAATATACATATCTAGGAGTAGACATTTTTTCACCCCCTTAACAAAAAAAACGTCCGCTTAGCGGACGTCATGTTCATGAAAAAATTTTAGCAAATTAGCTTCATCTGTGGCGAATTGACAGAAAACTTCATAATCGCTGCCATGATCTTCGCAAAGTCTTCCTAGCGCAATATACTGGCTAAGTTGTGACTTCAAGTTAAATTCTTCTGTCCCGTCGTTCTTCCTTAGCCACACATCGCCATGGCAACTTAGCACTGCCTTTCGAAAAGCGTCTAAATCTTGGATATTCTTTAAAAACCTGCTCATAGAATAACATCCCTCACAATTCGCGCATAATGAAGATCATCCATCTTTTGATAGGTGTCCCATTCGACCATATCATCGGTTAGCTCTTGTACGCCAGCCCAATCAAAAAGCATTCCATAGTAACTATATAGGAAATGCCCATTAACTAAGTCATAATAAATAATACCACCGGGAAAACGTGCTTCTAGAATTTTTGCAAAATAATAGCAATTACCAGTTAGCCACATATCCTCCTCGGGAAAACGCCGCTTAATAAAATCTAATACTTCTACCATATCAAATCTCCGTAATACCATCAATAATTAGAGCAAAACTGGGTGCAGATTGTAGTTCAGACTCATGGAAATAGCCATCATAAACATATGGAGCATATTCCTCGTCCTCTGCAATAATTTCTTCCATTGTCTTACCGCCAACAGTAAATGTGGAAGTATCAAATACATGTAGCGAGCCATCCATAATTGCTCCTTCTACTTCTGCAACCTTTTCAGCAGTACCTTCTGCAATAACATTCTCATTTAGCTCAGTAATATGTACCGCGCCATCAATATAGCCTTGGCACCAATCGGTAGCAATGGGCTCACCTTCGATTACGCACTGAACCGCATAGGTATAATATGGCGCCCAATCAATGGCGGCCGAAGTAAGTGAGGTGGTTGGCGCGACAGAATTCATCGACACATTATAACCTACACATGGTACACCTGCGGCCTCACATGCAGTTGGCGCGCCGGTAGTATCGGCATGCTGGCTAATAAGTACGCATCCTTGCGCAATAAGAGCCTCGGCGGCTTCCTTTTCAAGATCAAATGATGCCCAACTACCAGTATACTTAACAATCATAGTTGCGCAAGGGCACTGCGAACGCACGCCAAGGAAAAATGCAGTAAAGCCGCTAATAACTTCTGCATATGGATGCGCCCCAACATAACCAATAAGGCAATTATCTTCTGTTACCTTACCGTCAGCAATCATTTCAGCAAGTTTCATACCTGCTACTACACCAGACACATAACGAGACTCGTGTACAGAGGTAAAATAATTATGGAAATTTGGGATATTAGCTAGCGCCGCATTAAATCCAGTAGCATGACAAAATTCAACGTCTGGATATTCATATGCCGCATTCAGTAGGTAGCTTTCGTGGCCAAATGAATTAGCAAATACAATATCACATCCACCATCTACTAGGTCAATTGCAGCATCATAACATGCTTCTGTTTCTGGAACTAGCCACTTTGTAACAAGTTGGTCGTCAGTTAGTCCTAGGGCCTCTTGCATTTCTAGCGCGCCATTATAGTGCGCGGCGGTATATCCTTCATTTTCGTCTCCGACAAAAATAAAACCTACACGCACATTGGGAGCAGCGAAAGCAACATTAAAAGTTAGTAGAGAAATGAGAAATAGTACGACAATCTTCTTCATAAGGTTCTCCTTTTTTATATAAATTGCCGCAGTTAAACGTCGCGGCTTACGCGCTCCCCAAGGTACGCATTGTTAAGAGGCGTGGGCAAGTCTATTGGCTGGGGACGAAGGAATTGAACCTTCACGCTTCGGGTCAAAGCCGAATGCCCTCCCATTAGGCTAGTCCCCATTGTTGGTGGCGAGGATAGGATTCGAACCTCGTGCTTATTAGGCACGCGAGCTGACTACATGCTCAATCCTCGCGATATGCAGACGGTTTTTCCACAGCATATAGTGAGGAAGTACCGACAAACCCCGATGCATCGTGAGCGCAATTATTAGTCTTTCACCCAGATTTTCACTGGGACTACCTACTGCGTATCGCTCAGCCGCCACAGTGCCAGAGACTTCTTTTTTGGGTTCTAACGCGACCCGTGGTGAGGATCTGTGCAGGCAATCTCCACGAAGACGGTTGGTTCTTTTATATACCGCATCTCTAACTACGGTTCCTAACCTGCCCTCTATTGACTTACCATACTGGCAGGTCGCAAAGACAGCGAAGGGATTAAATGCCCTATTGGGCATGGTGGGAGCACGGGTACTCGAAACCCGAAGGGCAGATTAAAAGTCTGTAATGTTTCCTATTACATCATACTCCCATAGAAAATAATAACTTATTTTACACACCCATCATGCAATTATTGCAAATTGGTAGAATCCATCCGGTTGTATAGTGAGCCGCAGGTGCGCCGCATTTTACACAAACTTTTCCACTCTTACTTTCGTACCGCTCTTCGATAGCTTCGATGGCAGAAAAGCAACCAGTTGCGCACTCACTATATACACGCATTTGTCCCCACTTCTCTTTTAGCTCTATGATACGATAAGTAGGGTCGGCCGCCATGCATTCGTCAATCATAGCTTTTGCAAGTGAATGCCAACCATCTGGTAGTAGTTCAATCCATTCATAATTACTCATTTCTTCCATTCGCTTACCTCAATTCCATGCTCACAAAGCCATTGTTGAATTATACGTCTCTCACTACATGGATTTTGCGGAGTTTCATACACTAAGAATGCAAAATCTACATGTGATAAATTTTCTTCTTGTTTAATTTGTTCTTCTAAGCGCGATAAATTTGTAATAAATTTTTGAAAATCAATTTTATCCAATTGCTTCTTATAAGCAATTAAAAATTGACAATCATTTGGATGCTTTGGATTACATTTACCATTACACAATCCATCACAACTATGTCCCGGTTTAAGCGGCGGACAGTCAATCCATAGCGCGCCATTTTTATCGCGGCCCTTTTGGAGCCACTTAGGATTCCAAACTGCGGTTGAACATCCTACCAACGTTGGCGGAAAATTTCTTAATTGAGCAAAATATGATGTATATAATTTCATAATCGATGCGAAAATACCCGTCTTAATAAAATCATTGCGGCCTTCGCCATACTTGTATTATTCTTCTAACATATTCAGTCACGTTGCAGATAGAGGCTGAGCAACAGGTGATCGGCCTGCACTTCTCTACCCTTTGAACCAACGAGGAGGTTGCTTACTCCCAAATTTCACCCGAACCATTCAGCAAATAACGCAAAATGCGCAACTTATTATACTACTTTCTCGCTGCTTTGGGCTACTTTCACCCCAAACCTTACTTATAGACCATTTCTGGCTTTCAACAGCAAAAACATCTTATGGATTTTCTTGAGTTTGATACAGTCTCCGGCTAAACCCTTATCAAGATTCAGTCTACGCTTTTAACGCCTGACTTCTATTATGATGCCGTAAGGAATGGTACTTTTGTTAGCGAATAACCAAGCGCATGCTCATAACATTAGAAATTTCTTCCTATCGCTCATCATCGCTGATTTTGCGGCCGCGTTAAGTAAGTATCCCAACCTAACGTATGGCTGTTTTGCGAGCATCCTAAGCAGTGTGGTTAGCACTTCTGCACTTAGTTCAATCATTTTATTAAGACGAGTATTTTCATCCTCTCTTTGTTATGTATTTATTATACCATAAATTTTAAATAAAGTCAACTCTTTTTTGTAATAAATTTCATCTCAATTTTAGTTCCCCCTGGAATATCAAAATCAGAGAAATAATCTGGTGGAAGCTCACAAATAATACTGGAACCTTCGATATTGAATCTATTACAATACTTTTCAAAACCGTTGCCAATAAGAGTTTTCATTAGCCACTTGTGAATAGATTTAATAAACTCAGTCTTAGTGGCGGCCGCAGTAAGAACTTTCTTTTCCATACTCTATCCCCTTTCAACATATTTATTATAACATAATTTTTATTTAAAGTCAAATATTTGGAGCCACAGACCGGAGTCGAACCAGTAACCTAATCATTACAAGTGATTTGCGCTGCCATTGCGCCACTGTGGCATAGAATGCGGGATGGGCCCGCATTTTAGAAGGGAAGTACCATATCGTCTGTGCTCGCCTTATAAGAAACTGGCTTATCTGTGCAATAAAATACACCTTCGCGTTCTACAAAAATTTCCTTTGCGATCTCTTGATATAGAGTTGAGCATTGTCCATAATAGTCTCCGAGGTCATCCGTATAGAACTGTACTACACGATTTTGGAAAACGATATAATACATATTGTTTGAAAATACACAAGGGAGAACTCGGGTAAAATTTAACGCAGGATTACCCTCAAAGGCCGTAATGAAAAGCTCATCAATGTCCATCTTTGTCGGACGGCGTAGGGCCGCCACGCCATTGGCCGGCACGACAGTCACCTTGACAGTAACATTGCCAAAAGTCTTCTCTGGAAGCAGAATCTGCGCAATTGCATCTGCCTTTTCGCCATCTTCTACATATACCTTAATTTCAGGAGTAGCCTCATCATAAATTACATGCACCTGATCATCATTCTTAAACATTGCATGAATCTGGCGGTAAAAAATTGTCCATGGAGCAGAGAGTTGAAACGTTGCCATAATTATTTTACCTCATTTCTTAATTATAAATAGGAGCATATTGTGCTTGCTTAACACGTGACCAAGAAGAAGAAAAAACAAGATGAGTGCGGCGCTTAGTCATAATTAATTATCCTCCTCAATATCCTTGAATCGGTCCTTATTACGTCTATCACGAATAGGCGCGGTGTCAGCCCGCGGCGGCTTGTTTGGATTTTCCTTTCGATCAAATTGCTCTTTAAGCCGCGGCTCAATAGGCGAATTTTTTGAATAAAAATGTCTTGGCTTACGGAATTCAGTCACATCGTACTTGTCACGTAGAATGTTTTCACGCTTACGCGCATACTTCCACGCTTGCTTACGCTTCTTTGAGATTTCATCAACAAAAACAGGTGCCTCAAAAATATTGTCTTCCATAATTACTCCTTAAAATTCATCTTCTAGATCTTCATCTGTGACAACACCATCACGATCATCCATAATATAGAACTGAACAGTATCGACTGCATCTCCGCCATAATAATGAATAAGCTTATCAATGGCTTCACCACAGCTATAACCATAGCAGAAACCTTTTTCTTCCACATTATCATGCTTGATAACATCATCGAAATATTTAATTTTGTAACGAAGCGTCATTTTATTTTCTTTTCCTTTCTCTCGTTTATATAATTATTATACTATAATTTGGGCAAGAAGTCAAATATTTTGTTGCATCCAATTCCAAAGAGCTGCGCTTGAACAAGTATAAGTTAGCATATCATTTAGATTCCGTACCAACCTAACTCCTTCTACTGCTGAATACTTACCAGAACGAACATCTTGCATAACCCAATAATAAAGATTAAATACTTTCTGTTCATAAGTGAGTTTATTCCAAGAATCTCTGTCCATCATCTTGTTTGCTCCCTTCATTTGATATATTTATTATACCAGAATTTTTATGGTAAGTCAAATAAATATTTTTCAAAATTCTCTAATATGAATTCTTCTTCTAAGATTCGTTTACCCCAACTGAATCTTTCATTATAATAGCCTTCGTTTAGCAGCGAAATGACAACTTTATGTTTCCCGCTAGAACAGTGAATAAAATAATTATTGCCAATATAAATACCAACATGATCTGAGAGGTCGCCATCTCCGCGATTTGTATTAAAACACACAATATCGCCTTCTTTTAATTGCGCAATTTCATTTATGGTGCAATAATTATTTGAATAGCCAATTTTCTTTGCAGAATGTGGTAAATCAATATCAAAAGTTTGTTTATAACAAAAAACCACAAAACCAGAACAATCAAATGTTTTTGGTCCTGCGGCGGCAAACCTATACGGTTTATCTAATTGTTGAGTGCATAAAGTGAGCAACATTACGATTAATGTAATGAATTTCACTGCTCTTGCTCCTCTAACATTTTTATTGTATTTAACATAATTTGTTTTAATTGATTGTCAATTCCAAAGCGTTCAGCATTGAGTTCAATGCTTTTTAATAAATTTCCATTTTTATATCGCTCACTAGATGCTTTCCAGTCGGCAATCATTTCCATAATATCCACTAAATTCATTCCTTCAATTCCATCAGGAAAATGTTGCGGATGATGCCTATTAACAGCATAATGATGTTCCAATGCCGGCTGCAATTCTTTTAAATTTTTTTTATATTCTTCTGATCCATATTCTAATTGAGAAATATTATCAGAATGATCTGCAAAGAGTTGAAGTTCTGGGGCAGTTAGTTTGCTCGCGTCATGTGATAAACCACGATCGGTTAGTTTGTCGGTAAATATGCGTAAATATTTACGGACTTTCTCAATGTGATCGTATATATCAAGACGACAACTATTAATGTCCATATATCTTCCTCCTTTAAATAAAAAAGCACAGCTAAAAGCTGTGCTAAATTTCCTTATATCCGTAATGAGTAAGAAGCTGCCGCATATTTGCCGCGCCAACAGGGTTCATGCTGTGTATGCGGAAATACAGATGCGGAAAATTGTGTTTAATAATCCACATACAAACATCATATCCAGTTCGTGCAGATTCACCAAGGTCATGATCTAAATCAATAATAACTTGATGCCCTTGCGCCTGAGCAAGAATATGAACGGCTTCTTCATAAGAGCGGACAACATAAGGAATCCAATGTTCAGTATTTAAATATTGACGGAACCAAGTATCATCCTCACGAATATCGTCAAGATAGATATAATAATTCATACTTTTAGTTCCTTTCTTTGTTACATGTGGTAGGACGTGAAGGAGTCGGACCTTCGTAACGATCTTATAAGGATCGCGCACTGACCGTTATGCGAACGTCCCATAAAATGCGGTTCCTCGCAAGCGAGTCGCCGCAAGTGTAAGTTTTAATCGCGTATTAAAACCTACGGGTGCCAAAGATTTACTCCTCTGGCTTAGCGACTATATCAGTAGTTCTACTGCCAACCTCTCAATTACGCCCAAGTTGGTGAGCGGGTAGCTTGCTTGTGGTATTTCCGGATATACCTATCGTCGTAAGCAACGACGGCTTCTCATAACGAGGGAAATATATCAATAACGCTTTCCATTTTTATTGATATTCGCATTGCTCGCAAGCCTATTTACTGCGCGCTAGATGGGCGGCTTGATTCCCTAAAACTGTGAACCGTGTTGGAATTGCACCAACAATATAATGACTTTCTGAGCGGTTCATGGTCCTCCTACTCAGAGTTGCACTGAGACGCCTTTCGGCACTTGATTTTGAGTCAAGCGTGGCTGCTATTACACCATAGGAGGTTAAACGAGAGCGTATGTACAGACGGTCTCTCCGCTCTTTCTACACATGGCAGATGAGCTAATGGTGCCGGTGACCGGACTTGAACCGGTACGACCTCGCGGTCAGCGGATTTTCTTACTACTCCATATTACTATGGCCGTATAATTACGTTGTAGTCTGGACTATGTTTTTACCATATCTTGCGACTTAGGTAGTTCCTATATAGTCTCTACACATTTAAATTGGCTGAGGAGACTCTTGTACACTCATTTAATTGCTTACATTTATCTGTCTAGCAAACCAATTATTTAGCTCGGCGTAATCCAAATTGGACTTCCGCCGAATTAGGGAACATTCACATTAGAACTTTCGTATCTAAGTGCTCAATTTAATAAGTCCGCTGTGTCTGCCATTCCACCACACCGGCATAATACCTGATGTAATTTTAAATTACTTTACTGCATAATCTTATATTACAAAGAAAATGCTCTGATGGCTATCAGGTGTAGCCTTCTTTCTTATAAAATTATTATATCATAATTTCACAAGCAAGTCAAGTTAAAACCAACCGAAGAAATCAAAAAGAGTTGGAATATCATCTACCGAATGGGAAGTATAATGATAACTACCATAATCCTTTGTGAACTGCTCAATGGCTTCTCTGTACTGATGCTGCGCACTCACCATTGCCTTACGAAGTTCTTCAATCTTTGCAGCACGAGACTTACGTTCGGCCGCCAGACGTTCCTTCTCAGCCTTTTCGCGTTCTTCCTTAATCTTCGCGCGGTTTTCTTGTTCCTTAGCTGCAAATTCAGCCTTTTCGCAAGCTTCTACACTATCGTAGAGCTTCTTAGTTCTTTCACCATAATACTTCATATAGTATCCTCTCCTATAATTGTATTGTTGCGTTGTGTTAGGGAGAAAGTTCCTTTCCTTTTCTCCCTCACAACATATATATTATAGCAGAATTTTAGATGAAAGTCAAATATTTTCTGAGATAAGAGTCCACCCAGCAGGGTAATCCGCTGGCGACCAAATATTATTATCAATTGCTGATTCATAAATTTGGCCGTTGTAACGTACCTTATCTCCTTTCATATATGGATTTGTGCTATCCGGCTGTTCCCAATCAGGAATAACCTCTGGATCTGGGATTAATACTTTGGCAAACAATCCCGTCGCCGCGACTGGTGTCCATACTGGTTGAGACTTGTGGTTTTGTAATACCTTATAAAGCACATCGTCATAACGCACTTTTTCTCCGGCTGTGTATTGTACTCCGTCGCCAGACCATAGGGGGTAAAGTAATTTACCCTCTAAGGCATCTGCATCATCAAGCGACTGTGCCGCTTTTTCTATCAGCGCGCGCATTTTAGTTGCTAATTCTAATAAAGTCAATTACTCCACCCCCAATATAATCTTGGCGGCCTTTAATTCTTCTGCTAACGAAGCGTTTTCATTGGCAAGAATTTCTAAATATTCATCTTTTGTGTAACCAACTAGGTTATATTGATAGCCGTGAACAGTTACATCATCAAATGTTTTTTCATATTCTTGAATATCTGATGCTACCAATACTTCATTTGGAGTAATATCAACTGTTTTGGGGGTTGCCTCTCCATAAATTATACCATAGTTTTTCATGTAAGTCAACCTCCTTATTTGGTCGTTGGCGCCAACATTAAACGCGCACCCTTACTATAAGCACTATTATTCATTCCGTAATCATATGCATAATTAAAAAGGCCGCAATTATCACCATGAGTGGGTGCGCCGCCAACGTATATAACATGAGGTTCGGAGAATGAACTAGATGCCCATACATAGTCGCCGACAGGCAATAGAGAAGTTGCACCACTCGCTTCTGTCGGGAAGTAAATGTGATCTTGTTCTTCATCATAACCAAAACGAGAAATCCATGAGCTTGTTTTTGAAACCGCTAATGTACTATCTGTAAGCGCGCCATTCGTTTCAACTGTGATATCACCCACAAAACGCCAACCATTGCCCCAAAGATTTTCGGCACCGCGGTAAGAAACAGAACGTTTACCAGATTCATTAAAAGTTGTAGTATTATTACCAGTGACAAGAGTAGAGCTTGTGGCCTCACCACTAGCATTACCAAGATTAGCTGTTGCACCAGTTTGCACGCTATTGTTAGTGTTTGAAGTAGACGGCAGATCCACTACGCCGCGCCCTAATGCAACTTGCGCATTTAATGAAGCATACTCAATGATAAATAACATTTGGTTGGCGCTTTCAAAAGCCATATTAGTTAATTGCCACCTACTACCACGATTGGCCGCCATGCGTTGTGCATTAGCATAAGTAAATGTACGTGATCCGCCGGCTAATGGTTTTGCGTCTGCCACAGAAGATAATTTATCATTATTAAAATCTACTGTAATACTATCATTTGTCGCATAGCGATTTTCTGACACGTCATAGCAAGACCCTTGATATGCAGAGAAATATACTGGCATCTTCTCATCTACAAATATTGGATGTAGATGAAAACTGGCCTGTGCTATATCAGAAATTTCCAGCCGTTCTTTTTGTATCTTTCCATCGGTAGCCAGTAAAATAGACCTATGATAATAGAAAGGCGGCTGCTCGACCATAACCTGACCATTGCTACCATCTTCACGATAATTACTATCACCATAATATGCTAGCACGTTGCCTAAGTCATCAACATTGCAACGACGACGTTTGTACATTGAGAAATTATCGAATGCTGCACCAGGTGTTAAATTTTCATCATCACGTGTAACTGTACGGTTCACATAGTCAATTGTAACACCAAGTGTGATACCAGTTGGTGTTGGTGTTGGTGTTGGAGTATCGCCGCCACCATCAATATCTGTTTCGTCATGTGTACCAGCAACAATATGTCCATCACTGCCAACAACAACGACCTTGCCAGCATTTTGTGACCCAAGATTGGGATTACCTTCAATTTGGGACATTGCCGTTTCAAGTGCATTCAATTCAGTAGTAATGGCTTTTTGCGTCATTGTGCCGTCTTCATTCGTACCTTTTTGCTTATAATATTTAGATGTCTCTATATCATAAGTAATTAAATCGCCGGGGTATTGGAAAAGAATGGAGTTAGTTATTGCGGTGTCCGTTCTTTGATCATTATTTGCTGGTGTAAACTCAGCAATTTCTTGATCAATAACTTCTGTTAAATTAGTATCTAAACGCTCTAATATATCATTCGCTGTCGCAAGCGTCTCTTGCGCCAATTCGTTATTAGCTTGCGTTTGCTCGGTAATTGTATCAATATTAGCTACGGCCGCATTTGCATTTTTAACAGCCTGCTCGGCTTTTTTAGCATAAGAGTCGATTTGTCCAGTGGAACTCATACTCTTAGCAAGAATAATGTCTAGTATGTCCATAAAATCGCCTCCTTTAATCTTTGGGTTCTTGGTCAGCTGCACTATCTCCATTCATTAATGATATCCATTCTTTATTAGAATTTGCCATATATACATTTAAGGAATCTGGATCCTTTAATACAATTGCTACCGACCCAAGCGTAATATATTGTGGATCTATATTTTCCATGTCGGCAGCAGTATCGCAAACATGTTCATATGTAACAACATTATCCAAAGAACCTCTCTTTGTCATTATATTCATATTAATTCACCACCTAATGAGAATAGAAAGGTTTATACTGCTGTATCCGCTGTATAGGTTATGTGGTCACTTAGTACAGCGGTAGATCCATTTAATCCATTTGCAGTATCAATGATTGTCCATTTCTGTTTTATAATTCCACCATATAGTTCACTTGGTGAAAAAATTAATTGATCAAATGTTAATAAATATTGCGTGCCAGTTTGATTCACAGAGCTATTATAATAAGAAGATATTATATAACCGTGACTATCATCATAAAGGCCCACAAGAACTGGCCTTTTTCCTTGTTGTCGCCAACTAGAAATTTCTTCTCCACTCACTGGTTCAACCAACGGATACTCTATGCCGATGTCATAGCCATCTTCTTCTATTGGGTGTATTTTAATAAATTTATAATCTTTTAATAAGCTATCGGTTTCATCTGCTTCGCTTCCTCCGCCAGATGAAGAAGCAGTAGATAACAAAATCCATTGATGTTCACCGTTCGCAATATAAACTTCCAATTCCCCAGATGCACCTTGTACAACAATAGCAACTGACCCCAGTGTTGAATATTCATATGCAATATTATTTAAATCATTGATGGTGTCGCAATAATGTTCGTAAGTAACAACATTATCAGCGCTGCCCCGCTTTGACATTATATGTGCCATATTACATCACTCCAACATATTTGCCGCTAATCCAGCCAATTTGTCCAAGAATACTAATAGCATACCATCCATTATCAGTAATTAGCGGTTCACCCTGTGCGTTAACTAGTGGATCTAACTTTGTATTCTTTGCCAGTGTAGTTAAAATAGCATACGATGCACTATTACCAGCGCGTACATTTACTGAGCCAGTCGTTTTATATCCATTAATTACTGGAATTGGCTCATCCTTTGGCTCGTCTGGCTCTGGCTCGCGATCTGCAATGGCAGACATAAGCGCGAGATGCGATTTTTCACCATAAATTCCATCTGCATTTAGGCCATATTTGCCTTGGAATTTTTTAACTGCTTCAAATGTGGCATTACCAAAATCACCGTCTTCAACCAAATTAGTACCAATTAATTCATTTAACAAGTGCTGCAATTCTTTAACGTCATCGCCTTTCAATCCCTTTTTAAGAAGGCGCGCGCCGAGTTGTTGTGTTGCAACACTATTCACTTCTATATATTTAAGTCCCGGAATTCTATACCAATGTAACCAATTGCGGTCCTTTAATTTTGTTATTACGCATCCGTAATTGAAGCCGCGTTCTTCTACGACTTCGCCATTACCAATATATACCCCTACGTGGCCAGAATAACGCACTGCCACACCAGGTAATTCTGGAATAGTATCAATAGTGCCCCAATCTAAGCCTTGCTTTTTTGCATATTCAAATAAATCGTTCGCACTTTTATCTGGCATACCATTGCTAGCATATTTTGTGGTGAATTTTGGAGTGGATTGACCAATTGATTCAATTACTCCTTCGCCGCCATTTGTCCAAAAGTATCCTTTTAGAAGACCGCAACAGTCTGAGCATACCTTATGTTCACTCACATGCTTTTTATAAGTGGCCATGCGGCCAGATGTATAGTGCGTTGAATATTGACTCTTTTTAGAATTTAGTAAAGAAGTGGTGCATGGCTGCACATATGTCCCATACCAATATGGTTGTCCGACAAACTTTTTACAAAATTCTACAAAATTGATATTAGTAAATTCTGCCATAGTTTCTTCCTCCTTTTCTAAAACCGACGTGTCAGTAAACCACGACAAGGATTTTGTTCCATTTAAAACATTTAAATCTACCTGTTCTTTGCAACCGGCTAATTTGCCCTTATCCGTATATTGCCATAACTCACATGGATAAATTGGTTTATATTTGGTATTGATCGCACCATTGTTTAATCCGTAACGCGGAATCCAAATAAAATCAAAATCATCTAATAAGGACTCAATATATGAGTATTTATCTTGCGGTATATATAAACCAATTTTCTTACACCCAAGCACTCGTAATTCATTTAAAAACGCTTCTGTAACATTTAATACAGTGGTTCGTGTTTGAGTGCTATGTTCTATGTCTGCAACGTAGAAAAGCGGCCGCAGTCCATTTTTTCGTGCTTGTTGCACAAAATATTGTGCTTCTTTACGCGCGCCACTAGATGTGCCACTTTTTACATAGTGGTATACACCATATGGTATGCCGCATTCAGCAGCATATTGCGCATATTTATTATCGGCATCAAGACCAACGCTCGCGCGGAAAATAACTAAATCTAGTTCTTTCCGCGCAAGTTCCCAGTCAATTTTGCCTTCATAATGACTAATATCGGCTATTTTCATTGGCCTTTCTCCTTATTTGTAGAATATGAAGAATTGTTTACGTGCTTTTTGAACTTCTGAACTCGTGCCTTTCGCGCGATTAGATGCTGCGGAAGCTGGGTCGTTTATATAGAAGTATTTACCGTCCCATTTCCAAATGCAGCAGAAATGCATAATCCATCTATTTTCATAGTGGCCAGACCATCTCTTTCATATTATTAATATAATACTAGTTGATGCTTCCACGCTGGAATTGCACCAGACGTGTACGAGTAAAACTCTGGTCGTTACACCTTCCATTAGGCTCGGCACGGTATTACCATGTCCTTTTAGGATTTAGGTTCCCTTACTCATAATGTAATTGCTTACTTCTGAACCGTTAGCCGCTTACGCGACACCCTAGATTTCTAGGTTCATCAACTTTTACAACGGCCATTTCCCTTAACCGTTTTTTGTCCATTTGCTAGGCCCAAAGCTTACAACAGCAAGTGCTCCATTGCTTAATGCATTCTTCAAAGTCTCTACTGACGTTGTTTGCACAAATTTACTAGCGCCATATTTTTCTGCGCAATAACGGAAAAATGTCCAAGCAGTACCACTATCATAAGTACGATACCCCTTTTGCACTGATAACGCACATAATTCACGAGGTGTGACGTTTTTATCCCACCATGTAGCTACTATATCTGCCATAGACGTTGGGCCACATCCTGAATTCTTAATTGTCTGACTCTTAGTGTGAGTAGAATACTTAACGCTACCCCAACGAGAATCGTATTGTTTGTAATCTACTGGTTTTTTCGTATTTGTTCCAGATGTTTTTGGAGCCGGCGCTGCGGTCGCAGAGAAAGCCATCTTCCACACATCTTTTGTCACAATACCAGTAATTATTAATTTGGAAGCAATTTGATAAGCGCGTGTGGAAGCTCGTGTTTTTGTACCAAAAATACCATCTACATCAACGCCTAAGAATGCTTGCCACATTTTAACTTCTTTCCCTCGCGATCCTACTTTTAATTCTGGCATTTGCGCCGCAATTAAATTCCAATCGCTTTCAGAAAACACGCCATCTTTCTCCATTCCGTTCTTTTCTTTCCAATTATTTACTGCTGCCTCAGTTTTTGTGCCAAAAATACCATCAGCGCTAACGCCAAGGAAAAATTGAAGGACACGCACTTCTGTGCCATTACTCTTGCGTTTTAATGCTTTCATTGCTATCATCCTCCAATTTGATGAAACGTCCATCTTCTGTACGAATCCAAATTTCATCTTCCGTTTCTTTCTCATAGTTATTTGCTTCTGTTGCTACACCAATGTTAAATATATTCATATTATCACCCCTTATGTTGGGATTCGTGGATACACAATGTTTGAATCGATTGAATAGGTTCCGTTACTAATTGTGCATTTTGTTTGCATACCGTCATATTGCGCGGCCATTTTCATAGAACGATATTTTGGATCACTGCCTTGCCAGACCTGCCAATTTGTATCGGTGGTTCTTTTATAAGTCCAAACTACTGTGACGTCTGAATCTGCCATATAATCTATATCAAAGCGAGCCGTTTCCCCAACCGCTGCATATACGTCTACTGGCTGTGATGTTATTTCAATACCAGTATCAATCGCTCTTGGGATATTGTCTCCCCAATATGTTGTTGTGCCATTAGAAGTAAGAACTTGGTTTTCAGTTCCTAAACCAATTGGATCGGCCCATGCGCCGTCATTTCGTAAGAATGTCGTTGTGCTTGAACCGAGTTGCGGCCCACTTGTTACAGTGTTTGTGCCATTGAATTTTGCCAAGTAGCCACTTGTACCACTACCAGTGATATTGTTGGCGATACTTGGAGTAACAGTAACGTCTTGCGCAGTGCCACCTAATGGCGTCACTGTAAATTTATTGGTGCCGCCGCTAAATGTATATGTAGTATCAGTTAAAGAGGGACTAGAAACGCCATTGATAATCCATTTTTTTGTACTAGTACCAAGATTATATGTGTCAGTAATTGCTGGTAACAAATCAACACCAAAATTCATATTATCATTCGCCATATTATCCCTCCTTAACCTGATGTTACAGTAGTATTACCGTTGTTGTCAACGGAAAAATGAAATGTAATTGCTGGCTCTGCGCCATTTGGTACAGTTATGTCAAAACTTTTTCCATTTGTAAGAGTGACGCCAGTAATATAAACATTTGTTCCATCCCAACTCGCAGACGTGGAAGCGCCGCCTGATGGGCTTATATTGATAGCTTTTTCTACCCAACCGCTAACCGCGGCGGCATACATAAAACTTGACCGCGTGACCGAAGCATGCGGTACTAATGAAACACCTGACGTATCTGTTGTGCTGGTGGTTGCATTGGTAAAAGTCCCGGTAGCCGTTTTATCAGTAAGATCGCCGCCTTTAAAGGTGGGTGTTGCGCTTTTTGCAGATAAATTTAAAACAATCGGTTTATCCACATATTGTGTAGATGTGGCTAATGTAACCGCTGTCCCAGATTGCTTTGTTAATTGAATATTGCCAGTCCATTTACCATCTTGATTAACTAGTGTCGCCATTTAATCATCTCCTTTATCTCATCATATGAAGATAGATTAAGTGGTTGTTATAGTATATGCACCAGCGTATGTCGCCATTGTACCTGTGATGAGCGCGCCATTGTTATCAAATGCAGTATAACCGCTTAAAATGTAGTTGGCTGGGGCGTTTGCGCCTTCTGCGTCTGGCACCAATTTTGCCAAACTAATTTTAGAAGCGGGGACATAACCTGGGTTGATGTATAAATAATCGCCAGAAATAAGAACTGGTGCGGTACTTGATATATCTGTATAGGTGGTGCCGCTAGTTGCGCTATTGGCGAAGGTAGCTTGGGAGATTGGAATATACATAACATCCGAAGCAGCAGCGCCGTAAGTATATTGATTGCCTGTGGCAACAGTATATTCCCCAGCATCGTTGCCGCCATAGCCGGACATGTTAACTTGCGCACTTGGACGCACAGTGCCAGTAACTGCGCTAGACGCCACAGCAATATAATAATTTCCAGAGCCTGGTTTAGTTTTAGTTGCTGTGCCCGCTTGCGCGATGTTTGTGTCTGAGTGCTTGCCTATTAACGGCTTTTGTGTCAATGCCCCGCTAATAGTGCCTTGAATGGTAATCTTGCGTAAAGCAACGTTAGTTGTGGCAGTGTTAGTATTTTTTGTACCTATACTATCACTTACATATCCTTCATTTGTGATTGACGGTGCCGCTATTGTGGTAGTTACTGTTGCAGAAAAATTCCCTTGATTAGAATCATATTCCAACAGTGAATCAGTTATGGAAGTTGTTGCAGATCCAGATTGAATCGTGCCAACTTTAATTGGTACATAAGTCGCTGTTGCTGCGTTGCTACCAACACTTAATACAGTCGCAGTTGCTGTATTATAATTACTAGTCGTACCATAACCTGCCGTTGTAACAGTACCTGTAATATTAACATTACTTGATTTGGCCGCCGCATCAACACGAACATAAGCACCGCTGGTGGGCTTTGTCGTAGTAACTGCGCCACTTGCAGCATCAGTCCAAGTATCTGAACCTGGTTTTGCCGTGCGAGAAATAGCAGGAGTAACTTTTAGTGTGCCTGTATAACTTGCCCCTACTTCAACTTTATTCAATGTTTGTGTTGCTTCAACAGCACCGGTCTGCTTTGTGCCCTCAGAAGAACTAACATAGCCAGCAGTGCTAACAGTTGGCGCTGGCACAGTCCCAGTAATAGCAACAGTAAAGTTATCATTTGTGCTATCATAAATTGGGGTGCCATAAGTTAAAGTAGATACATTACCACTCTTTACAGTACCGAGATCCACTGATGTTGAACCTGCACTTACCCAGCCATCTGTATAGCTAACCGTGCGGCCGCTTACTGTTGGAGTGGTTGTTGTAATTGGGATATAATAGATATCAGATTGCGCAGCGCCGACTGCTACTAAGTTTTGTGAAGAGACAAAATTACTTGTTGTACCATAACCAGATTTTAAAACTTCTGGTATAAATGCAGCATTATCTATATTACTATTAGAGCGCACAGCAACATATACGCCGCTAGTAGGAGCAGTGGATGTGCTTGCGCCACTTGCTGCATCAGTTACACCTGTAATACTAATTGTTTGTTTTGTTAACGTTGGCTTTCTAGTGGTTGCTGCTGAACCATCTGCTAGTCGAGCGGCTAATTGAATTGCGTCAACAGTTGTGGTTACAACCGCACCACCAGTATTAGCATTTTTCGTACCTTTTGTGCTAGAAATATAACCTGGAATATTAATCGTTGGCGCGCTTACATCAGCAGAACCAGTAATATTAAATTTAGAGGTAGAGCTATCATATGCATAAGACAATGAACTAATTGTCGCACTACCAGATGTAATTTCACCTGCTGCGCCAGAGTCCGCGGCTCCAATAACTAATGTGCGGGCCGCATTGTAGCCCTCTGTGATTGTAATTGTTTGATTTGAATCTGTCGGAACAATAGTTGAACCAGACGCTATTGTGCTAGTTCCTTGTTGCATAATAGATTGGCTTACCTTACCAATTCCTATACTGTCAGATTCATTATATCCAGATGTTTCAACCCACCCAGCCGTTGAAACATTTAAATTTGCACTAATATTATTAGTAGGATAATAATATCCACTTGTGGCGGTTCCCCAAGTCGGTGATTGTGTTGTATTCCCAGTAAGAGTAAGCTCTGCGGTCGCTGGGCGGGCCGTCAATTGTAATCTAATTTCTTTATCAATAAATTGGTCAGTTGTATTAAAGTCAATAACTGTACCGGTTTGTTGAGTCAAAGTATGGTCTAAAACAAATTTTCCGCCAACTACTGACATCTGACCAGTTGTACTTGCCATATTATTCACCCCTTAACCATATATACCTTGATAAACAGGAACTATAACATCTTGACTGCCATCAAACGTATAATTTTGATTAGAACCAAAAGTAATACTATGTTCCAATTTTTTTGGTATGAGTTCTTCTGCTGTCTTACCATTCAATGTACCAGCGTCTATGAAAGCTAATGACGAGACAGTTGTTGTACCATCACCAAGCTTCATACTCGGCACTTTAATGAGGCCGCCACTTGGTGATTGCACTGTCCGCCAATCGCTATAAATAATTACTTCACCTTGCTCTGGTACATATGTAGAATGGTCAGACCAATATTCTTTTGTATGCTGTGTTATTTTTGTTATAGCTGGCTTGTTTTTTATATATGAATCAGATTGTGGATCTGTTTCAGACCAATCTGCTTGTGTTTTTTCTTCTGTATCAGGAACCATATATAAAGTATTAGGATCGTAATAATATGTGGTTCCGTCAACCGTAATTTGCTGCTCTGCAATTAAAGTTTTATATTGCTCTTTTGTAAGAGTAATAATCTGTTTTAAGATTGACATATTAATCCTCCTACTTTATTTATTACCCTTTTATATAATTAGTTGAACTATCGAAAACCTGAGTTAAATCGGTTTGTTCGACCCAACTACCATTTATTTTTTTATATACTTTTGTTGCTTCTCTCCAACTGCCACCTATTTTTAAATATAAATGCTGAGAGCTGCCGCAAGTAACAACAATTGTATGCGCGGCGTTTACACTTGTTAATTCATAAATGTAATTAGCAATTTTTGTGCCACCTTTGGTAGTTTCTTCATATTGCAACGAAAACGTTCTATCCACGTTGTTATCTTTTAATGTAACTTGTGCGTTTGCATCATTTGGGACAATTAATAATCTATAATCATATCCTGCTAATACAACCGTTTGACCATCAGGGTACATCTTAGCGTCCGTTCCAGAAGAAGTTATAAAATAGTAATCGACATCGCCAAAAATAAAAACTAAGCTATGTTTTTGATTAATATTATTTAATGTATAAGTATATGTGCCGCCAGCAGATGATTGCTCGACACTTGTTACTTTCCACTGCAAGTTATCGTTGTTGCTATTAGAACCGTCGTCTTTGCCATATTTTATATCTATAAAGTGTTCCCCAGCAGGAACCTCATAGGTTATGGTCTGCGGGTTCGCACTATTAGAACACATTGCTAATTGATAATTTGAAGTGCTATCAGACGGAGACGAACTACCAGAGCTTGCGGTTAGTCCATCTGTTGCGACCTCCGTATCTATTTTTCCGAACAAACCATAATCGTAATTGGCCTCAGCATAGTTTATATATGTTATTGTTACAAGGCAATCACTTTCAAAACTCATATTGAGTCGCGCAACTGATGCTGATTTATTAACACCATCATTAGTAGAAACATAATAACCAGTAGAAGAATTTAAATTAAATCCATAACTGGCGCCAGAGACTTGTGTTGTAACTGTATAAGTATTAACTGGCGGGACATGTACTAATTGACTTGTTATATCCACGCCATTATCTAAGGCAAGCGTTAGTTGCGGATCAAGTGGGTGGATTGTAACTACTTGATTGCTGCCTTCTTGCACACGCTCTGTACCTGTTCCCGGAGTAGTTTGCGCATTGATACTCGAAATAGTTATTGGATAATAGGTATAAGTTGGATCTTCCTCTGGTGGAATAAAAGGCCCGGACTCATCAATTAAGATAGTGTGGTCTGCATTAATATTAGTTATAGAGTAAGTCCAATAATATAGATTGCCAGAAGATGGCATATCATATTCTACTGTCCAAGTAACACCAGTAACAAGGCCGCCATAATAACCAACTGTATGCCGCAATTTAGCGTTTTGTAATTCTGCTCGCGTCCAATTTCCAACATCTGGCATATCATTTGTAGTTATTGAAGTGCTAGTAAATTCATAATACTCGCCCTTTGCAGTCGAACCAGCATATGCTTGTACACGAGATACATAAGTGCTGCTGACCGTAGAACTTTCTCTGTGACCAGTTACTTTAATATTAACGCTTGTAATTGTCGCTTCCTCTGGTATATCACTAAAATCAAAACTATATTCTGCATAGCCAGTGCTACTTTGTGAAGCATACATGTTGCTAGTAGAACTATATGGACTTTCTGCACTATGGCCAACTGCATATTCAGCATATTGAGAGCCACTTTGAATGCCAGAAGTAGTAACTGATGCTGGGTATTTCTTCAAAGTGTCACCAGTTGGTAATAAGTGTTGTTCTAATTGTTCAGTAATATCAGTATTGTTGTCTGTTATTTCTAAACCAGTTATACTTTCGCCGTCGATTCTCACAACCGCATTACTACCAGACATTATTTCTTGCGTTGCCGGTGAAGGTGTCACGCCAGAAACAGTGCTAGTAGCAGTAATTGTATATGCAGTGCCACTAACAGAATAATTTATTGTTAAATCTGCGCCATAGAAATATAAGTAGGCCGCACGTGTTGTGTTACTTGTGCCGCGAGTACCAGTATATCTAATTTGAATATTATTTAGCTCAGAACGTGTCCAACTACCGGGAGTTAGATCGTATGTAGTCGCGGTAGTTGTGCGTGCGGAAACAGAACTGCCTTTTGCTGTGCTATCGTTGTACAGTTGAAGCACAGCAGTTGAAAGATATTGAGTAGAACTTACGCGGGCTTTCGCACTACAAGTAATTGAGTCAATTGTTGCTGCCGCGGGAACATCCGATACATCGAAAGTATAAGAAATGTAAGTCGTTGCACGAGATCCTGTATTACATGTGATATATGCGTAATTAGTAGACGACGTACCGTCATAGCCATTAGAAATTGGATATGAGCTACTTACAGAAGAATAAGATGAATTTGAACTATCATAACCAGAGGGGTATAAAGTTATGCTATCTTGTATATCTATTTGTCTTGCCATAATTTACACCCCTTTAAGTCTGAATATAGATATCACCATTCACACCAGTAGATGATGACGGAGCAGATGAACCGCTATAAATGGTTTGGAATGTTACTGTTCCAGTCAATTGTTCACCGTTGGCTCCATAAAACACTTTTCCAGAAGCAACGTCCGCTGCGGTCGCTGTTGTATTTGTTATATCAATTAAAGTTGTACTTCCATAAATTACTTTATTAATTGCCATAGACTATCACGCCCCGGCAATAGTAACTGTCTTACCTCCTGCGGCGTTATCTGTCTCCGTGTATGGAATTGCATTAACAGTTACTTGTGAAAGGTAATTGTACGTAGGTGAGTCAGGTGTAATAACTTGTTGTGTAGTGGTTGGAGTAACAATTTTGGACTGAGCGCTTGCGTCTTCTGTGCCGCTCATTGTACCTTCTACACCTAAAATTGTTACGCCTTGACGGATATTTTCTGCAATAATCTTATCTTGCTCTGTGCTTAATATACTAACTTGTCCAGAACCATCGTGATAGCCTTGCGGCACTACGTATGTGCCAGCCACAGTAGAAATTGTGCCAGTAACTGCACCGCGATTTGGCATTGTACCAGTTAGCTTTGAGCCCGCTTTATATGCTGTTTTAGTTGCTAAAATTTCAGAAGCTACGGCAGTGGCATCTGATGTATCTGCGTCATAAGTATTAATACCTGTGCTGGCTTCGCCGCTTGGTAAGTGGAATTTTTTACCTGATGCAACGTCTGCCGCGGTAACGTCATCGCTAGTCAAGTCAATAAGGGTATTGCCGCCATAAATTACTTTATTTACATATTGATTTGGCATAAGAGTCACTCTCCAATAATTACGGTGTACCCACCGCTAAGATTTGTTGTTTCATAATAAGATACAGGCTCTATAACGATGTCATCTTTAAGCCCTTTGTTTTTTGTGGACAGGATTTGTTCGCCACGAGCCTGGCTCTGTACAGTGTAAGATCCAATATATGGCTCAAATTCAGTGCTTTCAGGATTTGGTGTAGTAGGGGACCACCTTTTATTATTTAAGTAGAGGGGCATAGGTTAATAATTTGAACAGGTGCAATATCATCATAAGTATATGCCCCTATTCCATAAAAAAATGGTAAATTAACAACCGTAGTCACCCCGTCCCCTACCTTAAAACGAGGAAAAAGGCGAGCATCATCAATATTTTGCCCTGATTCAGCATTATATATGATAAGCTCGCCTTTTCGTGGAACAAAGTTTACTGCTTTATTCCAATTTTCCTCAGTATCATTTTTCAACTGAATTCGGGTTTTTATAGTGTCATTTGACATTATTATCACCACTTGGCATCGTTTCAGCCGTTTATGTATTCTGCGGCACTGCCGCAATCTAAGAACATTGGTTCTATTGGTAATGCACGAATTGGGATATAAATATAAAGAGTATCGCCATCTTCACCGACGACTTGCGCGCCAGCCTTATCGGCGGCATCTGGGTCAGTTATTGCATTAGCCTCTCTAAAATAATAAAGAATATCTGTTTCTTCATCAAAATAAAGACTATGCTCATCGCCTGGAATTGGAAATGTATCCAATGTTCCAAATTGTATGGCGCCAGTAGCGAATCTCTCCCAGAAGGCGTCTTCATCGCCTTCAAATCCATAATTACGTGCTATTGTTAAAATTTGTTTAGATAATGTACTTAATGCAAGATTTTCCCAAGGATAAACCATGGCTAGACCAGCAGAGCGTGGTCTAGCCGGTAAAATGGTAAAATCATAATCAAGTAGCAGATCGCGTGTTCTCTTGCGTTCTCGGCACATCTTCTGCCACCTCGCGTATTTCGCATACTGGTAAAGAGAATGCGGAATAGTATGAATTGATCTCAGAGCCGCCAGTTAAGTTACCATCATTATCGAATTGCGGCTCATGGTATATACGTAAATCCCAAAGATATTTCTTTGGCACTAAATTAATTGTATCTTCTCGAATAAAAGGTATCGTAATAACTTCTTCTTCTCCGGTTAATGGAATATTTATATTATGCACGGTTGTCCGTGTTAGAGAATCAAAAATAGAAAATACAGCGACGTCGCCTGAACTCACCGTATCTTGCAAAGGAATAGAAAAAGAACCTGTATCGCCACGAGGAATTATTAAACGCCGCTGAATTGTTCTAATCATAGTTCTTACCTATAATAGTAATGATCAGGCTCGCGATTGTAATAATTATGCGCAAAGAAATCATTTTCATATGATTCTTCATCGTAGTTATAATTCGCATAATTACCTGAACCACGCCTGCGATATTGATATTCAGTAGAATTTAATTTTCTAATTTTATCGGCGTATTTGGCTTTTAATTGATCTTGCTCTTGTAAGATATAATTCATATCATAACCAGCGTTCTCCAAAGCCATCATTTTTTCCTCGGCATGTTCTATTTCTTTTTCTACATGATCGATTAAATAATCTAATTTACGAGAAGCTTCTCTCTCGTTCGCTTGCTCTAATTTTTGCGCCATCTCTAAGAGATATTGTTTTGTCTCTTTTTCATAATCAATCCAACGTTTAAAACCATCACGTACTGCATTGCGTTTTGTTCCGGAATCAACATCATATCGAGTATGTGAATACCAGCCAGTTGGAATGACATTCGCATAGTTTTGAGAAGAAGAATTATTATTGCTATTATTATTCATATTGGTCATGTTGTTCATATTGCTCATATTACTTGGCTGTACCAACTGATTGTACTCTTTCATATACATATCTTTTGCTTTACGATAGGTTAATAATTCGCAAAGCATTTGATATTCATGGCATTTCTGATAACCAGGCAAATTTAGGAAGCCATAATAATCTGCAAGTTGTTCATGCATTTCAACGCCTTGCTTCATGCGATTAATTAGTTCGCTATAAAGCTGTTGCAATTCTTGACTTGCTTGTGCCATAATAATTCCCTCCTATTAGCATAGTTTAGAAACTATTAAATTATAGTGAGCGGTCGCGGAAGCAACATCACTTGGATTTATAATTTGAATTGTAGTTGGGGCCGCCACACAATTACATGGACAATTATTTTGCGCAACGGTAACAGTGCAACAAGTGCTAACTGCCGTCAAATCGCCTACGGCAACGGTAGATTCACTGATAGCGTCCAAACGCGGCACACCATTTACTGCAATTTGCACGCCAAAATCGCCAGCATCAGCAACACTGCCATAAGCGTCAACTTTAATTAAATAAACACCACGTTGATTTAATTCCACAGTGCTTGGCGCGCTATGAGTTGCAGAATTTCCTTTTATATAAGTAATACTATTAAGTGGAACAGATGCGCCCGCCGCCACAGAAATTCCATCGCTATAAACTTGAAGCATATTAATTCCTCCTTATAAAAAGAAAAAGGCACCTGCCAAAAAACAGGTGCCTACTATAAAATATATCCTTAAAAACTAGACACACTGAATGTGTTCGGAAGTTTTTCTTTACATATTCATGCCGCAACAACCATTGTTGTTGCAGAAAGGATTAGTACCAGCATTATAAGTCCAGCCCTGTGGATAACGCATCACACCTTGTAGCTGATTAGCTAGTTGTAGCTGTCCAATTTGGTCACGTAAGTCTTGAATAGTGTTGCCAGTCATCATATCAATGATACGTTGGGTTTGAGCAGTAGTATTGGCGTTAATTGCAGTAGTATTCATTGCATTCTCATAGCGTGCTTGAGCAAGTTGAGCAGCGATGTTATTTCCTACTTCATTAATTAACATGCGTGTATCACAACCATTTGTTATCGTAGAGGCTCTTTATCCTCTACCTCTTGTAGTTTCCTACAAGTTCAGACTATATCTTCACCCTATTACTAGGGGCTGGGTACTCGTGGAGAGATTATCGGTAAATCGTCCTCACTCTCTAGTCGTTGAACCTTCCAAGATACTTTTATTGATTATTTTCTTGGCTAGGCTGCTGATTAGCATATTTACAAGTATGGCCTTTAAAAGTTGTTTGTCCTTTTTTTAATGCACGACCCAAAGATTGTGCATTACCACCAATATATTGGGCCGCGTCTTGAAGAGTATCAAACATTTTTTCTTCATCAATAATTACTCCTTTAGACGCAGGATTTAAAAATTGTTTATGTTTATCAATAGGTTTATATTCGGTATCTAAATATTGACATAAATTATAACAGCTGTCATATCCTCGTTTTGCATATCCACATACTTTACTAAGACTGACACCTAAAATTGGTACTAATTCTGAAGCACATTCATATATTTTATCTTTATATCTAATAGCTCGTTTAGAACGATGAGCTACTGATTTTTTTGCTATTTCAGGGTCTTTCATTGGATTATATTTAGACATATAAGCTTTTAATTCTGGGGTCCATTGGCTTTTATATCCACCAGAACCGCCTTTATCAATATTAGCTTTTACTTGTCCAATACTTCTATAATAAGCAATTAATTCTTCTTCATATTGAAAAGCTTCATCTTCAGTATCAAAATATTTTATAATTTCACTTTTGCAATCTGAAAAAATATTATAATATTCTTGTTTGAAGATCTGATTGCGTTTATATGTATCTTTATATCTGTCTCCGCTTCCTTTACCTATATAAAATACTTCATTCGTACTCTCTATAAACCATTTATAAACATAATATTTTTGTTCCATTTTTATCCTTCCTTGTAAACTTAGCTTTCCAGTCAATTCTCCCAGTTGCCATAGCAACTTACGCTGCTAAAGTGCCATTGTAATCATAGCACTGATTTTGATTGGCCATTAGAGTCATTTGATTGGTACGGACATCACCAATCTGAGCAGTTAGAGCGGCCTGAATGTCTTTTTCAACATTAATATTATCGTATTTAGCTTGATTCGTAGCGGCTACCGCTTGGGCAGTCCCATTGCTAATTGCCGTCATAATATCACGATTTTGTGATTGTAAGTCGTTGAAGTTAAAGCCATTCTGTACAAAATCTTGCGTTGCATATTGAGGACGATAGCCACCGCCGCCCCAATTGCCGCCGAAGCCGCCGCCCATGAGGGCTAGGATTGCAAATAACCAAATCATGCCGCCCCAACCTCCATTGCCGAAGCCATCATTATTACCAGTTAGTAGCGCAACATCGGAAGCTGTTAATCCTTCATTTCCATTCATAAGGACACATCTCCTATATAAAATATTTTATATAAAAAAGCTCATCCAAATAGGATGAGCTTTTTATTTTAATTGATTTAATATCGCTTGTGGGTCGATGCCCTGCTGCTTGCATAAATTAAAAAAAGCAGTTTTAGGGTCACCGCCGTTATTTTTAATTACATCTATAATAGATGCAAAACGTGGGTCATTTACCAACATTTGATTTAACATCATTTGTGGGTTTTGCGCCGCTTTAATTTGATTCATTAATCCTTTGAGCTGTTGTATCTGCGGATTCATTTGATTGCCGCTGTTTCTTTGTTGCTCGATTGCCATTTGAATAGGATTCATATTGTTTCTCCAACTTACTAATGCGTTCTTCTAGCGAATTTAAATCTACTGGTGTTGGCGGTTGATACGGCGTAATTGAAAATGGTGTCGCCGTTAAATATCCGCCGCCATCTGTTTGTACTAACCAAACAATAGGAGCATTTTCGTCTAATAGCAAATTTGTACTATTGGGTCCCATTTTAAAAGCTTTTGCTCCCGCCTCACCATTGACCTTGATAATATCATAATGCGGAAGCATTGTATTAAAAGGAGCGGATGGATTCCACCCGCCCATATTCCAATTATTCATTTCTAATTAACTCCTTGGCCATATTTGCGGCCGCAAGAAGGGCAATATGTGCAGATGCGCATATTGTTTGCTTTATCTAGAAAAAATAACTCTTTTTCTTTTTGTTGTCGCTTATCCCAACAGAAACCACAACCAAATTCCGCTTCTTGCACTGGTTGGCGTTGAGATTGTTCGTATTCTTCTTCACTATAATATCTAACCATTATTACCTCATATCATCATCGCCGCGCTTCGCCGCGATACATAGTGCAATTGTGAATAAACCACACCATGCTCCTCCAAAAAAGGCTGGTATTAGCCATAACCAACTTACCATACGACCGCCCCGCTATTCTTCATAAATCTATTATACTCACCACGAGTAACCCAACGAATGATGTCGTTATTGTTCCCGTTGTCATCAGTGAACACGCCAATATTGAAACAAAGGGCATCGGTCAGATAGTTGTCGTTAAAGTCGTACAGAGGACGAGAGTCACGCAGTTCCCAATTCTCAATGTTCCAAAAATTCTGTCGCATAAGTCGTTATCTCCTTCGCTCTTTTGTATATTTATTATACCAGAATTTTTGGTTGAAGTCAAATGTTTTTCTACTTCATTTTAAAAGTAGTAAAGACCGGCGTATTATATAGTTTTCTGCTATTACATAATAATTTTTACTGGCTTTGAATAATATGTGTTGCTATTGCTATCTGACAGTTTGCATCTCCATAAGCATGCACCATTGATATTTGTGGCAGAAGATTTTACTGTGCATGTATTTGTAGTCGCGCCAGTGCCAGAAGAATTAACCCATATAGTTCCATTTGTTAAACTATATTGCCACTGATATGTGACGCTATCCCCGTTGGCAACTAATGAAAATTGTGTAGACTGATTAAGTGCCGTTACAGTAGCATCTTGTGGTTGCGCCAATATCATTATGCCAGTATGTTTTGTGTAGTATATTGTCATAACTGCTAATCCTGTCTCAGATGCGGCACAAGCAACCGTATTCGGAGACGTATATATACAAGCAGAATACAAATTTGGATTTGTACCATAAACCCAGTTCATCGGGCGAGTAAAACCGTTAGAAGCATATAATATACCAGTTAAATTTACAAAACGCACTGCACCGGTTGGATATGGGAGATCATAGAATGAGTTTGCAGAAGAAATCTGTTGATAGATTGTCTTTTTATATATATAATTACCATCAAGCCATGTTTCCCCTGTGCATTGTTCGTCTGCGCTATATGTGTCTTGTCCCGCAACATCTTCTGGCGCAGGTGTCCAATCGGTTGGATGCGTACCAAATTCGATTTTTACTTGCTTTATATTCGCTGTGCAAGTAGTATTTGTATTATTTAAAAAAACTTGTAGGCCGTATTTAGCAGGTGTTTCACTTGATGTATCAGTATATTGATTTACATTAGTCGTAAACCAAACACGTACCCATTCATTGTCTTGTGGCGCGCTGAGCATATTTAACATATTTAATGTATTTCCATCAAAATAATGCATCCTATACGATAATCTTGTATTGTCTGCTTTGAAACTAGCAAAATTTACAACAATTTTCTGCCCCACGGTTGTCAATTCGTCTGCCTTTAAATAAAATGAACAACAAATATCGTTACCTTGTATTGCGGTTACTGGAATATCTGGCAAATAAAAACTTGCACTAAGCCAATGCTGGCCGTCTGGCACAATTGTTACTACATCAAAGCCATCTTCATCTTGTGAGATTGTACCTGTTGTAGAACTATAATATATATCATCCGCCTTAATTCTCTTAGAGTAGCGATATAAGTTGCGGCCGCTGCCATAGCCTTCTGCCGCAATTTGTGAGAGTGTCTTGAATGAGCCGCCATGAAAGCGGAACATTGGATGTTCTGGCGGTAACACCATATTGGTTGTTGTACTCATAAAACCAAGTAATAAATAAGTATAACCATCTGGCGCCGTTGGGATAGTTGTTGTAACTACGCCTGCGACAGGATCAAGCATTGTCCCCGCCAGATTACCTTTTATAAAAACTGGTTCGCCCGCCGTACCAGAGAATCCACTTATGGTATTAGCTAATGAAAATGTGCTGCCCCAAGCGATATAGTTATTTGTTTGAGTACCGCCTGATGTGTAAGCAGTGCCGACATATAGAATTGGTTTAGAAACGTCGAATGCTGTCGTTGATAATAATATTAATTTACCGTCTGCATTAAAAACGCCAATTCTGCCAGCAGAGATAGCCATAGCAGACTGCACAGATGCCTTATAGTTAACACGATCATAATAGTTTGTTGTGGTATCTTGGCCACGCTGAATCCACCAGCCAGTATAACTACCACTACCATTAATCGCAGCGCCAACTCGATACGTAAGTACCATTATGTTACCTGCCGCGACCTGCGTACCTGCGCGTGTCGTGCCATTGATATAAACATTCTTTGCTCCGGTAAGTGTGCCATCGCTTAATGTAAGATTTAATGTTGCACTGGCAGCAGAGGTATATGGTAGCCAATATACAATGGTCGTGCCATCTTCAATAGAAGAGAGCGATGTTACGCCTGTCCAAGAGGCGGTCGTCGCGGTTTGTGTGCCAAGCACCACATCTATACCTGCGGCCGCCTCCATGTTCGAAATACCGCGTTCAATGCGGTTGAGATTTGCGGTGTCAATAATGTCACCGTGCTTCCAGATTTTTCTTTGAAAAGACATTATTAATCACCGTCCGTTGTTTTTGTATAAATAATTGTTAAATAAAGCTTTCCTGGTGTATCATCAGCAAGCACGGCACGAAAACAAAAAGTAACTGTATTATTATTTATGGACCAATGTGTATATGTATATATATTATTACTATAATACCAATTAATACAACGACGTAGCACACCATTAGTAGGAATATAAACACCATCAATGTTTATTATTTCATCTATATTAGTTATAGTATGCGCAAAACTTTGTTCTACTGTACTATCAGACACTGAACACACTATTGTTTTCTGATACAATTTCTTCCCGTCAATCCATGTGCCGCCAGTTGCAGTCTCATCAGTTGAATACGATGTTGCGCCAATAGCATTCAAGCCATTATTCGCAATAATTGGATAATAGAATTCAGCTTTTGGATTATTTACATCAGACGTAGATATGCCGCCAAAAGCAATACCACTCTTCTCTGGCGGGAAGTGTACAACGATTTTGCCGCCGCTGACAGTTAATAATTGAGTAACAATTGATCCAACAGTGTCTTTAAAAGAAATCCAATATTCTCTATTTTCGCTGGCTGATACAGTTTCATTATTAAACATTGTATAATTATCGGCCAATTTTAAAACACCGTTGACAGTGCTTATTGGATTCCAAGAATCTGGGGTAAAATTTCCGCCCTCTATCTTATACTGTAAAGAATTAGCATTATCGCCAATTGTAGTGATTCGCACTTCGCCGTTTATACCAATAAACGTGCCGGCTGGTGATTTTTGTTTGCCGTCATCGCCTTCTTCTGCACGGAATATTGTAATTGACTCGGTGATTGTTGGCTCTGTATAAGCAATAACATTATCAATTTCCACAGGAGTTAATATCTGTGTATAAAGGCGTGAGTCTGTAACTTCACAAGTAACTTCGTTATTATCATTTACTGATGCTGGAACTGATGCTGGGATTTTTTTAATAGTCCATAATCCTGTTTCTGCGCTTTTATCCGTTGTATTATTTAAAATATATGTATTATTATTATATATATTCTTAATTGTAGTAATAAAAGCAGCATCTGCTGATTCTCGATGCACAATTGCATTTGGATTTAAACAAATATTTGTCTTATTAGATAAGATATAGTTTCCAAACTTATTTTCATAATCTATAAAACTTACGGCACTTTCGCTATCATCATATTTCCAAGTTCCGTTAGTAACGGCTACTTTAAAGACAATTGAAAATTTTTCTAATGAACTTTCTACTCCATTGACTGTCATTTTGCACTCAAAATTAACTTGCACAAGTTGAGCATATGGAATATATTGTAACCACTCAGGCGGGAAATTAAATTGTGGAGACGTCCCATTAGAAATTTCAATAGAAGCGTCTGCATGATCTTCTAATGTAGCAATTATTTTATATGTTGCATCGCTAGTGCTATCATTAATTGTAAAATTAACAGGGGTTGTAGTTAATGGTATATCACTGAGCGCATTTGTAACTATTTGATTATTTGCGTAATTCCAGAATCCAACTAAAAGAGGTGGATGGTTTCCTACACCATAGAATTCTGTATATGGCGAGCCGTTTGGAGCGGCATAAAATCTTACTATGCAAGTGCTATTACCACCATATGCATTATAACCTTTTAGGTGATTTAAAAAGTTTTGGAGTCCATTACTACCATTATCTCTATCAGTATATTGACTGCCGCCATCAGATGCATTAATAACCATTGTATTATTGCTAACTGTCATTCTCGCGTTGCCGCTATCGTAATATAAAGATAAATTATCTGTCCATTTTGCCAATGACCAAGCGAACTGTCCAACATTAAAAGTAGTACCAATTTTCGGATATAAAAATAATTGCGCCTTAGTCATACTTATAGCACTTAAATCATTACTGAATCCAACTTTCTCTCTGAATTTTTCATCAAAACAGAAGAAGGCATCGTAATTTCCGTTTGATTGTCCCATTGCAAAAGTGTTGTCATATATCGTGCCTTCTCTCGTGCCATTTCTATAATGCCAAATACTACCATATGGTTGACCATTAGCTTTAAATAAAGTAGAATTCATATTCTCACCTCCTTATAGGATATAAAAACCGCCATTATCGTCTTCTCTAAACATATAATTGCCAATTTCTAATTGATTTTCAACAGCAAAGTTCGCGGCCCGCACCTTACCTTGCGTCATTGAGGCAATTGTTGTGCCTTGCTGGACAACCTTAAATCCAGTATTTGTAACTTGCGCTTTATATTCTGAATCCTCTTGACCTAATGTAAGCGTACCAACAAGCTTACCAGCATTATCTTCCAATTGATAATTTGCCCAAGCAGACGTACTTTCTTGATTTTGAATTTGCGTTAATGATAAACTTAAATTATCCGCGGTTTGCTTTAATTCACTTATCGATGACTGCATCCCACCCGTTGCTGTGGTAACTTCATTAGCTACTGTGGTAGAGATGCTATCAGCAAGTTGGGTAATATTTGATTGCATTGTTGTAATATTTTGGGTATTTACTGTTGTCGCTTCTGCTAATGTTGTAATTTGCCCGTTTACTTTATTAATAAGCAAGGATGCATCATTAATAGATGGTATATAATCAATCTCTTTTGTGCCTTCTATTAGCATGAGATTTTCTATTGTAAAATAATCGCTAGTGCTTAAAGAAGAGTCGTACCCATCGGTTTGAATATATAAAGCAAATTGTGTAGCTGTGGAATCAATTGTAAAAGTATGTACAATATGACCAGAGCGTTTTTGGTCCCACTTAGTAGTATATTGCTCAATGATTTCATAAGAATTACGTTGCCAAGAAGAATTTTTATTACTATAAGTAGAAAGCTCTAACTTTCCGCCGTAAGAAGCCGACGTCGCTAAACTATATAATTTACATGTATAATCAAAAGTAATTGTATAAGTTTTATTATTTTCTAAACCGGCTAACGAATTATCGCTTTGACTACCCATTCTATAAATAAGTGAAGATGTTGAGCGTCTTTTTTTCGATAAAGAAAAACCATGTGAAACGTTATTACTACTAATTATATCATTATCATTGATATAAGAGTCTGATACTTGCTCTACTAATTTTGGCCATGTAGTTGTATCGTTCGGATCTAATGGCGTAGATGTGTTTACAATTAAATTTTCTGTATTTTTTAATTGCAACGCTTGATCATAATAATCTTCCGGCGCTGGTTTCCAGTCAGTAACAACGTTGCCAAACTCTAACTGAGGCTGCCGCACATATAATGGAGAAGTAGAATTTGTGCTACTTGTATAAAAAAATACACCGTAATGATTTGCATCTTCATCATCGCCGCCGCTAGTAAAATCATCTGGCACATTTATAGTAATGGACAATCGACACCATTCATTATCTACTTTGGTTCCATGCACACTTGTATTAGCCAAATTCACACTTTTATATGTGCGGCGTGTGTTACTTGCGTTAAACGAGCCCATACCCATTGTAAATTTATTAGGATTAGTTGCTAATTCACTCGCTTTAACCCAAGCAGATAGCGTCATTTGTTGCCCATTCATTCGAGATATGTTAACGTATGGCATATGTATATTAAATGCTATCCAATCACTTTGGGCAGGGATTATTGCACTAACATATTGTTCATCATCGGTTTCAAAAGTAATTGAACTATTCCCGCCAATAAATGGTAATCCATAATTCAAATCCTTCGTATGCCGCAATAAATTTCTTCCGCCAATTTCTAGCGTGCTGCCAAAAGCTGCGGATTCAAGAGTAGAAATGCGGCCTTCAAAATTGATGTCCTTGGCATTTAGCGCATCAACTGAATCATTAATAGTAGATATATTAATCGCATTGACTGTTGAGCGAGCGTCCGCAGAGCTAGCTACAAGTTCAGTTGTCTTTGCTGTATTATAAGCTTCAATTATACATTCATTATAATTTTTGCCGTTATGATATAAAGGATGTGCAGGTAATAATGTAAAAGCCTCATCATATCCGGCCGCTTTTATCTTTGATAAGCCAATCAATAAAGCATCTGGTATATCAGAAGGTCCATTATTTAAATCATGTGTATACCATTTCGTTGCATTAGCAATAGTAAATATATTATTATTTATAGTGCCGTGCAAAAAAACTGGAAGTGCGCCTTCTGTAAGACCAGTCTCAAAAAATGGGAATATATTTGCATTATAAAACATATAACCTATCTCGTCATCATTACTTTTAATGAAAACTAACGGTTTATCTAATTCAAAACTAACATTTTTATCTATTTTTATCAATGCGTTATTATATACACCCATAATTTTCCCGGCTTGTTTTGCAGATATATCAGTTGCTAAATTTTTTAAAGGTATGACTAATTTATCATATGTTGGAATAGTGTCTATTCCACCTAAAATCATCCATCCAGATCCTAGTAAAATACCGCTAGAATCTACAATGTGTTCTTTATAAATCAATAATAATGTTTTTGCAAATAGATCTTGACTTTCATCTATAAGAATAAAAGAATTACAATCTTTATAAATTCGTAATGATGGAGTTGAAGAGCCATCTTTTAAATTTAATGTTAATTCAATACGACATCTTTGTGATATAGATGAAGGTAATGCAGGCATCGAAAATAATATTGCTTGGCCATCTTGTAATTGAGATATTTGTGCATTACCAGTTAATTTATAAATATTATCTACATAGGCGCCAGAGCCATCAATAGTAATCATACTCGACACGGCTTGATCAATATAATTCATCTTCTCCGCCGTAATCAATTCACCGGTAGACCACCTATCTTGTGGATAAGCCATATATTCTACCTCCTTTTAACTAAAAATAAAAAGAGTATTGCATTGCAATACTCAATAAGTTAATAATTGATTATTCTTTGATAAGCCATAATCAATTAAACGCAATCCTAAACTTGCATGATAACCAATATTTGAAGGATTGCGTAATATGTCATCACTTTGTAAATCATACGTTTCACAAAATGCTATTACGTCACTATAAAAACCTATTAAATCACTATCGTTAATGTGGTGTTTCGCCGCAAATATTCCTACCAACATATTCAATTCTCTTTCATTATATTTCCACACTTCTTCTCGCTTCATAAGAGGAGTAAAAATAGGAAAAACAATTGTAGGAGGACAATGAGGTTCATTTGTTTTAATATCAACAATTGGCGCAATGATTTTTTGATCTACCAAATCAACTTGCTTCCAAAGAAGAATTTCATTATACTGTTGCAAAATTGCTTGCTGATATGATGGCGGCAAAACGCTAATTTTTCTTAACAGTTCTGCCCCGCCATCAGTGTTCACCGATGTCGGGTGCGGAAATACATTAATCTTTAAATAATCATCATGCCAAGGCACATATTTTGTAGCAAGCCCACACGCATAATATTTAATCTGTCTGGTTGCCATTTAGAAGCTCCTCAATCTTCTTGTCACGACGCTCTTTGTTGCTGCTCCACCTATCACCAATAATATTAATCACTTCTACAATATGATCGAGTTTTTGATCTAGATCATAGAAGAACCTTGTTGCCGCCTTAAAGAAAGACTTACATAGCTTATCCTTCATGCGGCTATACGCAATTAGCTTTCCAATCTGTGGATCAAACTTATCGGTGGGCGCGCACTTAGCAATACCAACAAAACGATGGTTCATGAATGGTGGATTTTTAAAATAACTCATCGAGATAACTGCATCGTTATCCTTTTGTAGACTATTAAAGAAAGCAATAAAAAGATCATTTGGTTCATCATAATAGCAACGCACTTCGCGCTTCTCTTCATTTACAACATATTTACAATCTTGCGGTTTAATATTAATCCTCATAATTCCTCCTGACCCAAAGAATTACATTGTTAGGTTGAAAATGTATCTTTGCTGCCTGTAATGTTTCATAATTGTATAAAAAATTAATTGGGTAGTCATTATTTTGAAAAGATGTGACATAATCTTTAATTCTAGTATTACATTCATTTAATCCAAAAAAATCACCATAATAATTATGTGCAAAATAAAGGCATGTAATACCAGTATCTTCTTTGGTTAAGAAAATTTTTCCTAGGAGTTCTTCTTCCCTTTTGTATTGCGGAGTTAGTTTTAAAATTTCTTTAAAATATCTATAAGCGAAAGGAAAAGTGTGCTGAAAAACCTTACTAATATGCGGCCGCTGGCAACACACAGGATAACAAATAAGACCGGGTGCGGCAAAATAATCCCCTTGCGCAATCTTATACATATTAAAACCTCTTGATAATTTCAATTTTAGGGTGATCGCCATTGAAAATACTATTGGTTGTATACACTTTTGTAATAAGATTCGGGATATCAAGTAATGAGACGCCCTTAATATGCGGCCCGAGCACTGTTTTTTCGCAATGCGAAACCCATACATAGAGATTGTTGGCGCCGCGTTCTTTTAGTTCTCTTGCGGCCTCATATAGGGTAGAGCCGCGTGAAAGAATATCATCACACATAATAATGTCATGGCCCGCAATCATATGACGTTCGCCCGCCACACGTAGAGATTCAATTTTTTGACTCTCCCAATCACGCACCTTTACGCCAAAAGCATAGGGTACAGTGAAAAGAGAATGGAGCCGCTTCATTGATCCTTCATCGGGGAAGAAAAGTAGCGCATTTGGATATTGCTGAATCAGTTGCTGAATTTCATATTGCGGCGATTCAACTACAACTCTATCGAGTAGCGCAGGAGTTACAGAGGAATGAGGGTCATAAATTTTCACACGCTTAAAATTCATTTGATTAATAAGTTCACATGAATATTTAAGGGTAAAAATTTCTTCCTTCTTTTTTGTGCGGTCTTGCCTACCATTGAATACATATGGCATATTCAGTGCAAGATCATAGTAAAAATTTGTATGTAGATGATTCACAACATATAGCAGATAAAGAAGTTCGCAATCATTTTCATATAACCAAGTAATTTCTACTTCTCCGCAACCGTATGACGGCAAAGAAAGTTTTGCACGGCAAGACCCATCATTATAGTGGTCAAATGTCACTGGCTCTTCATTGATTTTAATCATGGTAATTGGCCCTCTCAATATAATTTTTAATAGCCATTTCTTCATAATTGGAGAATATGCATTCACAATACCAACACACAGGTTCAATTGTTTTTTGTATCATAAAACAATTGCTACAAACCAATTGGTTATTTCTATTCTTCAACGACGCATACATTTTTTTCAGTCAGCATCCAAGTGAGAAAGTCCATCTTTGGGTCTGCACAATACTTGTTGCGCAGATTGTGTACCCAGTCATTCCATGTTTCTGGTGTATCGGTACTGGAAAAATTGTTCCACTCATAATTGCTTAGATATTTAATCGATTCTTCATATGGCGTCTTTTCAATGCACCAAGTAGTATCCGCGGGAACCCAAACAAGATTCAAGTCATCCAAATTATTCATATGCGCTGGCATGGTATCAAAGCCAATAGATGGCAGGAAGGCTGCAAAATCATCTTCTGTGACTACTTTTTCACGTGAAGCCAGCCAAAATTTTATAATACGTTCGTCGCACGCATATTCAATACCGTGCCATGATCCCCATCCAAGGTCATTCTTACTGATAAGTACTCCGAAGCCATCGTGTCTATTATTCCAAAATAAATTCATAAATCCTCCATTATGAGTAGCTAAATTGTTTGCCGCATTTTAGGCAAACACAAACATTTGTAATAGTGTGCGGCCGCTCTGCAAAACAAATTTTATATTTAATTGAATAATGAGAGGCGCCGCAAAAAGGACACTTAATTTTCATCAATTACCTCCGCAATGTCATGCAATAATTGTTTTAGTCCCTCTTCATATTGTTCTAACACTTCTGGTTTTGGATTGGCTCCATTTAGATAATATGTAATTGCATTAAAGTTACAACCACAATATTTACCTATAATTGTTTTTGAAATACCCAAACCACGTTTGTCTGTTAAGGTTTGGATTTTTTCCAACGTGGTCATTCCATCACCTCCACATTAGAGGAGGTAGAATTAAGCGCCTTTCTGCGTTTTTTCAATTTTTTAAAAAAATTTAAAAGCCGCAATTATCCATAATATAAGCGAAAAGAAAAAGAATGCCACCAACGCCTAACATTAATAGTAGGCCGTCAGCAATAAAACCAATCATAGATTACGTGTGATATAAATAGGGTGCTTTCGCTTATACCAACCAACTGCGCCAACGATACCTGCAATAATAAGGATGGTGCCGCCAATAATACAGAATACAATCATACGCGCGCCTCCATGTTTCGCTTTTCTCGAATGAGTGCATTGATAAGTCTGCGATTGGCAACAGGGTCCTTAGCTGTAAGCATATTAATACGATACTCAATCTTTGCTAGCATTGCTTCCTTAGAAAAAGTCATAATTTATATCTCTCCTTATTTTTAATCTACTGTATAACCCCAAAATTTATAAACAACAATATTGTCAGTGATATGATCTGCAAGATACAGAACGCCGCAACTCTCGGTCCACATTTTCATATCTTCAACTTCACTACCATAGATAGGGCAATAGAAAATGCGCTCACCATTTGCTTGTGCGGCCGCCATCTTTTCATTCAACTTAGCCCAAATTTTTGGCTCCCGCTTCTTCTTCTTTTTAAAGAACATAACTACTCCTTATAAAATTTTTCTTCAACATAACCACCACGGGTAGTGTAACAAATCGTGCGAACACCTAAATCTCGGAGCAGATGCTCACAAGACTTGCAACATTTGGATTCTGCCAGTGTACCATCCTTCAACTCACGATACACATAGATGATAACGTCTTTGAAATCGATGTCGAGCCAACGAATTTTACGGTACAGGTTGGTTTCTGCGTGCGCCCGTGCCGGCTTCAACATGATGTCGTTTTTGTCTTCAATACGGTAACGATTGTAGTAGTACTGGGTTGTGTTGGTTTTTGCAGTATTGTGTGCGCGAGCAAGAATAATTTTGTCCTTGTAAACTGCAATCGCTCCCAAATGCGCGCCCTCATAGTCCGACAAGTGGCTTTCCTTCTTTGCTTCTTTAAAAAATCTTTTTTTCATTGTGTGTCCTTTCTTGCTTTCTGTAATTATTATAGCGCAATTTTGGGATTTTGTCAAGTTATTTGCGGCGTGAGCCGCCATATTTTTACTTTTATTTTTAATATCTTTATTTTAACATATTTTTATAGATATTTATATTTCTGTATGAAAAAATCTGGTGTTATGTATGTTTTTTTCATACAACTTTAAAAGTTGTGTGATTTTATCGGCTGAGTTGTATGAAAAAATCATACAACTTTAAGAAAGTTGTATGAAAAAACATGGCAATCCAATGTATGAAAAAATCATACAACTTTCTCCGCAAGATATTCTTTTCGGCGCCAGCCGACATATTTTTGTTTCCTTGTTTTTGTTTTATATTTGTTAGTATATCTGTATATATCTGTTACTGTATTCAAAATGACTACACTGTGTAGTCAAAATGACGGTGGGTGTATTCAAAATGACTACATTAAAAATCATTTTGATTGAGTGAATGTAGTCATTTTGAATGCAATGCCCGATGTGTGTAGTCAAAATGAATGTATTCAAAATGACTACATTGAATGATTGCCTAATGGATAAAATGTATAACCTTTATTATTATCATTCTTTCTCAAATAGTTCAAAGAAACCAGAGTTTTGAATCCTCTTTGAGCGGTAGACTCGCTAATGTTAAAATATTGTTCTAATGCCGCGGGAGAGTAGTAAAAAGAAGCGTTAGTAATTCCATTAAATTTCATAAGATATAACCAAATTTTAAACTCATTACCGTTTAGCTCACTAGTAACTAAAACTAATTGTTCCCATCTTAAAGAATGCAAAAAATCTTTATCATTATCACGGCTCCAAATTTTATTTATTTCTGCCGAATTATTATAAATCTCCTTTTGATTAAAATAATTCATTAATAATCAACCTCGTTTGTTAGTTTTTAGTGTCAGGATTGTTTAGTATCCTGGATTAATTGTGCGGCCGCATTTCGCAAAGCCGTTGTTTCTTCAAAATAATACACCTTAAAACCCTGATGTTTTCTATTTGGCGCAATATTAATTAATTTAAATCCTTGCCTTTCAAGAATATAGGCGATCCGCCTCGAAAAAATAGGATATAGTGTCATCGTATCTTTCTCCTTTAAATATCAAGATTGACCCAAAATTCTTTTAACTTTTTTATTTCTTCGCGTAAAGCTTGTTCTGTGTCAATTGACATATATTTGCTCGCGCCAGCAACCCATTTTTGTACAGTTGATGGTGCCTTGTCTACTTTTTTAGCTAGTATTGCAATTGGATATCCAATATCACGAATTTGTCTTAGTAGTTCTTGCGTGGTCATAATGCCACCTCCAAATTAATTGTGGCTACGCTATCCGCCGATCAGCGTATTTTACACCCAAATATTGCGGTGTAGCTGCCATAGTTTTATTTTATCTATATTTTATTTATATTATATCTATATTATATTTATATTACTCTGGTAATTTTTACAGGAGGGTACTGTAAAAATTACCGTAACCTGCGGTAAAAATTACCAGAGCATTCTGTAAAAATTACCGTAATCCTATGGCAATTTTTACCGCATTCAATGCGGTAAAAATTACAGTACAACGCTTCTATTATATGGTATACCGTTTTTCCGGATAGACGTTTAAAGACTGTCCGGATTTCCGGTATAGGTTGGCCGCTACGTTATTCGCCGACTAGCGTATTTTCGGACTGATCGGTCCGATTTTTATAACAATGAATGGCACGAAAATCGTACCATTCAGATGGCAGTTATCTTGTGATTTTTACACTTTCTTCTTTTTTTAAAAATTTTTTAATAAAAATAGAATGCAGAGGCACAATTAATAGCCAAAGTTCATATAAAAACTTTGGCTTAAAATCAATCCCACAACATAAAAAAATGCTTTCCAACATCCGTCAGAACTTCTTCTGCAAGCTGTTCTCGCCGTTCTCGTTCCTTCATTCCAAACCTATTTACCCAATTCTCTTCCTGCAAAAATTCCAACTTAAACGCCGTATCATTAAGCCACTTATGCCACGATTCCAAAGTAGGAAACTCATCATTGCCTGGGTATCCTATACCATATTTAGCAATATGTCGTAGCATCTTTGGTAAAATGAACAGCATCCAAGTATCCATATTCCAAATATCGGTATAGCAAAAACCATATCGTGCCCTATAAATCATGTTTTTGATGCCACGAAAAACATCTGCAACCCATACCCATGGGTGCCAAAAATAATAACGAGGAGTATATGAAAAAATAAAACAATTCATAATCATGTCTCCTTGATTATATTAATTTTATCCCATCCTTCGAACCACGCAGGATAGGTCATTTGTTTCTTCATTCTGTGCATAGCTTCTTGCGGCACAACCCTATCACGCATTCCATTGCGGCGACAGCATTCATCATAGGGAGTAGCAAACATTAGGGCGCACAGATAAACACCGGGGGTAGCATTGCGAAAGAACTTGACTAGCCGCAGGCGGTCCTTGCGCTTAACATTCGTTGCGCAAATAATAACCGAGTGGCCGCCATTGATTGCGCTCACTGCTCGCTCGTATAGCACGTCAAAAATAGCTTTGGGATTGCACTGTGTGGCCGCATCGCCGCATAGTTCTTCTCTAATGTCATCGCTATCTAAAACAACATAATTCGTCTGCTGGCGGGCCCACGTTGTTTTTCCGCTACCCGGCAGGCCAACAGTAACAATAATTTCTTGTTCTTTCTTCATGTTAAAAACCCCGCATAATCTGTAATACAAAGCGCCCCATCAATGCGGCCGCAGTTGGCAAAATGGATGTCGTTAATTCCATTTTCATTTAAGAAATTGCTAAAATCATAATATTCTTCTACCCCATATTCTTCAATGAATGATATGGCAATATCGATATTATTGTCTGCGAGTGGAGATGACGAAGCAAAAGCAATTTCCCTAATCTCCTCGCTTGATTGTGTGCTAGTATAACATTGCGCAAATGGATACGCATAGAGAGGAATTTGAATGATAATGTTTGTGTTATGTTCAAACAAAACCTCATCGTTTGCCATGAATTTTGCTTCGAAATCTCTTCGCGTAAACCACTCAGGAATAAACTCGTCACATACAATGTGCGGGCACCCTACAATTTCTTTTCTATATGTACCAATATATGTTGGTTGAGCAAAAAAATGTTCATAATGTTCCGCACACGCCATCTTATAAATTTCAATTTCTTTTTGGCATGCACTAATACCGCGGATTGTATCTACAAGATCAAATTTTACTACATAGTCATAATTAAAATCAACGATACAACCGCGTTCAGAACCAAAATAAATATTAATATAATCTGCCATGCACCCATCATTGCTACCGAAAATATCGTCGGTACTTTGGGGATACTGGAAGTAATAGGGAAAGAAGACCGAGTTCTCAATCATTCTATCCAAAATATGTGAATAATGCTCAAAAATTTCATTCTTTTTCATCAATTCTACCATCATAATTTTTATCGATTAGTACCTGATTGGCGTTCTTGCATATCGGACAATATACTAAATCGCCATAAACATCACTAAGTTCATAAGCGAGCAAGGCGCCGCAACGTTCACACACACAAGTAAGACCGGGGTAGTTTTTAGAAAGCACTGTCATTAGGTGTTGCCGCCATTGTTCATGAAATTGTTATACCAAACCATAAAAATTACAATAAGAATTGCACCAAGAACAGACCACATATTACTTGTCCTCCTCTTTTTCTACTACTATTATAGCAGAATTTCAGTTAGAAGTCAAAGAAAATCCATGAAGTAATCTGGTTCTAGCCCAAGTTCGCAAGCAAGAAGATCCTCAATATATTCATAATTTTCGCCGCGATCAAGTGCTTCATAAATCATTTCCTTCACTTCATAAAAGCGCTGCTCGGCCTCAAACTCAGAAAGATTATCTCTCTTCATAATCACACGGATTGTTTCGTTCATACCAATTCTCCTTATTACATATTCTTAATTAGGGTGCGGGGTTCCATTCCTACCAAATAATCATGTGCATTATCGCATTTATTATCTAACCGATTGAAAAGGAAATTACGTACAAGACCAGGGTACTGCAATGCTAGTGCCGCAAATTGCTTTCTATCGTTACCGAACGGCTGCACAAGTTGCCAAGCATCTTTCATTGCTTGCTCTTGCTCATGTAGCCACGAGACAATGGCGGCCACCCTATCGTTGAATTGCGGGAAAGACCCAACAAAATCGTCTAAGGTGTTGTTTTGCCACATCTCCACAATGCTAGCATCGGTAATTACACCATTATTGAGGGTGTGGTGAAGCCGCAAATACTCGTCTCCCTTGACTTTAATTCGCAGAAAGCTCCCATCATACATAGTGTTGGCCCGCACTACAAATCCTTCATGGTTGCGGTCCAAGGTATGTGAGGCCTCAATACAATCGTCTAGTGAATTGAAATGATAGGTGCGTGGCACAAAGTTCTGGAAGGTTTCAGGAATTGTAGCGCTTTCTTCCATCGTTACCATGTTGCGGCAACCCAAAAACCAAACTCTATTCTCCTGATACTGCACAACGATCGTATTGTAGGACGGTGCCACTAGTTCAAAATAGTAGCAATATTCTTTATTCAAATGCTGCATCCATCCATTTCCAAATTGCGCATTGGCAATTGTCATAAACAAATTACCAAAATTCACACCCCGGGCTGTGGCGCCCGTAGTTGCGAACGCATCGATACAATTGTTAGTGGAAACATGCCATCTATCATGCCACCATACCTTTATTAGTGAGCCATCGATTTTTTCCAACACATCAACGCCATCGTTCCAATGAATGAGGGGGGTAGCCGCATACGATTCGCCCCAATTGTGGAACTTGTCGAGTGCTCGCGCCACACATTTCCAAATTCCATCTTCATAGGTGAAAATGCTTCCTCTCGCTTCCTTTACCTCATCCAAATTGAAATCCGATTCGTACTGGTTGTAACGCAGTAGCCAGTAGTTGCTATCTTGCGTTGCAGAAATACAATAAGGTGCGGCCGCAAGTAGTTGCTGCCAATCGTTAGGGTGGTCATTCAGGAACTTTATTAACTTCATACTTCTCGGCCTCCTTTTTCTTTATTATAACAAAATTCCAATCAAAAGTCAAGTGATAGGTTAAAGGAAATTTGAAAATGAAATGTCGTTTTTGCTGTTATGGGAAAAATGAAAATGAAATGTCGTTGCGGTTGTTTTAGGGCAAATAAAAATGAAATATCGTTTTCATTGTTTAATGGGATTTGAAAATGAAATGCTGTTTCCTTCATTCAGTAGGAAATGAAAATGAAATGCCAGCTATATCGAATGCGAAAACGAATTTCTGATTGTGTGATGCAACGACTAGCTCGAACGGCCCGCGCCTTTTGGCGCGCGGCTGCCGTTCGAGCGTAGCAGCCCTTAATTTAACTGTTAATTAACTGTTAATTAACTGTTAATTGGTTGTTAATTAATTTGTGTAATAAGGGTTGTGTATTTTGTACAATAGTTGTGTATGTTTTTTAATAAAAATGTATAAGGCCGCAATAACCATGGTTCCGCAATAAATGGTGCGTTGTTGTAAAACGGCATTATAGGGTTGTAAAAATGGTACCTCATCGCTACTGAAAGGAACGGAGGGGCTACTATCGCGCGACAACCATACCGAAAAAATGGTAGGGGTAATATTTTTTTCTGGGGCTGTGCATGGGTGGTGGTGGGAGGTAGGAGTGATAGGGGTATGCATTTTTTATTCAAAAATGTCAAATATTTGACTACTTTTATTTTATTTTTTGTATATTCTATCCAAAAACACATACTTTTTCAAAGATATTTTGGTATTTTTGAATAAAAAAAATCCTACCATTGGTAGGATTTTTGTATAGAAAAAATATGACAAAATTTTACCCCCACTGTCTGTTAATAATACGTGGGGGTAAAATCCTGTCACCTTTTTTTCTGCCTTATTTTACACCTGAAAAAAAATTTTTTGTGGTAGAAAATGGTATTGAAACAAAAATGAGTGACAAAATTTTACCCCCACTTATTATATAGAGAGTGGGGGTAAAATCACGTCACTTTTTTTGGATAATACTGTAACGTGTTTTGTTGTTACGTTGTTCAACTACTTCCCAACCACAAGCTTCCAATGCCTTTTTCAAACTAGGCCATTTCTTTGGGAAATTTAAAATCCGTAACAACTCATTTTTGTCTTCTGTTGTTAGTTTTCTTCCGATGTAATTGTCCGGTATCTTTGCGCAGTAATCCTTCAACTCATCAATAAGTTTCTGATGCGATTTTTCATTTTTGTTCCGCTCATGATTGTAGTACCCGACCACTTCCATGTCCTGACGCATGCGGCCTCTCGCTTGTTCACGTGTATCGCTATTCCCCGTATGGATGTACATTTCTTTCACTAGTGGATCCTTGATACTGATGGCAGTTTCATAGGCACTATTGATAAGAAGATCTTGAACTTGCGGCGGCAGCCTGTGATCACTCAGCACGTAGTCTCGCGTAGTGAGCGCTTCTTCACTCATGGGTGTGGCCGCATTCAGTGACCAGATTGCTTCCGCCTGTCTGCCGCATTCCAACAAAATGTTTTTGTACTTGTTCAGTTCTTTTACTGTGTTAAAGTAAAAAATGCGTTTGCGGTTTTCAGGTAGCACCGCTCGTAGAATGGGTTCGATCTCAGTGTACTCGAAGGAATAGAGAATCTCGTAGGCCCGCAATTGTTGGCTAAACCGCACCTCATTGATGATGTCGCCTAGTTTGGCAAGATCGTACTTGTACAATTGACTAGGAGTGGCGGTCAACGCAAACACCCATGCACTTTCTTCCTTCAACACCTTATAGATGCTGTCTAGTGCAATGTAGGTGTAACATGTCATTTGCAACATATCATTAATTTCCCATGGCATTGCTTGGGGATACTGCTTTTTTAATTTTCCGCGCGACATACCAATGTACTTGTTAAGAACATGCACTTCATCGCACACAATGTATTCGTAATCTTCTAAATGAAGTTCTTGCTTTTTTACTTTTGCGCCGAACAACGCATAGGTCATTACGGTAGGTTTGTCTTGCGGCGCCTGGAATGGAGTGTCCCACTCATTACTATTTTTGGTTTCAAAAAAGTAGGCTAAATCGTTGTACACAAATTCTTCCTCACCAGAAACAGTGTTGATGAGGATGAGAGAGCGGTGCGGCGACACCTTCAAATGATCGGGGATGGTTTTGAAGGCTGCGGTGGTTTTTCCGCTACCGCAGGACGCAATTATGAGGTTGAGCTTTCCTTTCGCAAAGCTGTCATATTCAATTACTTCGGAGATGAAGTTTCCAGTCGCCAGACGGCTCACCTCCTTTTTACAGCGTGGGGTTGCAGCTTTTTCGCAGGTTGCAGCTCGTGTGCGTATGTTAAAAATGCAGCTTTCCTATGTAATGAAAATTTGCAGCTTGCGCGGCCATTAAAAATTTGCAGCTTTCCAGCTTGCAAATTATTTGCAGCTTGCCACGCGCTATAATATTTTCCATAACCGCATTTTTATACTGCATATCCTTTCCCCCTCTTTGTATATTTATTATAGCATAAATTTGCATTATAGTCAAATAATTATACACCCAAAAATTTAACTTGACAAATGGCGGCGCGTGTGGTATGATATAATGGGGGAGAGGGCGCCGCGGAGGATTGTTAAGATTGTGTTAAATTTTGGGCCGGCGCAGACCTTTACACCAGTTTAACATAAGGGGCGGCTAGTTCCTTAATACACAATTAACAGTTAAGTGTATGTAAAGAAATTGGCCGGCCGATTTTTTAACACAAATTTAACGCACAAAAAGAGGACGGTTATACCGTCCTCTTAACCGATTGCCAACAATTGCGTTTAATGCCTGTACCATTCGGCATTGCCATGTGTGTTTCGAAACACCTCTTCATGATTGCGGTTTCGATTAGCACGTCATCATAACCGCGGTGTTCTTCCTCGTAGTGAGGGGAGAGGGTGAGGTAGCGATAGACGGTTTCGGCGCTGGTGCTGTAATTTTTGGCGTTTGGTTCGCCTGCGCGATTGGAAGTGAAGTTGTACTTTTCGCAGAAGTCGCGGTATGTGGGGCGCTGGCAAAGCGTCTGGCAAGCCATGTTCCAGATACACATGAATTCAATGCCATAGGGGAAGAACCAACGGAATTTGGATTTGGAAAGCCAACGGAGAGTATTGTTCAGTGCGTCACGGTCGAAGGCGGCATTGTAGGCGGCGACGGTAGTGATGTGGTAACGGTTGATGAGGGAGAGGATGTAAGTGCGGGCGTTTTTGAAGGACTTGCAATCGCGGCGACAGGCGGCAATGTCTGCACGGTATGCGGGAATTTTGGATGCATAGTACGCAGAGGACATGAGTTCGGGCTCAAAGACGAAAATATCGGAAATTGCGAAGGAGAAGGATTCGTAGATGCGGCCCTGCCTATCAGTGACAACTCCGCCAATATCGTAGACGAGGGGACAGTCGATTGTGTTGGCGGTTTCGGTGTCAATGACGAGGATGTAGTTAATGCGCTTGTCCATGCGGTTTCCTTTCTGGTTTGTAGTGTTTTCCTTCACTTCATTGATTTAATTGTATCACAAAGGTGGAGGATAGTCAAGTTAAAGTTGAGTTAATTTTTTGGCCGGCCAGTTTTTTAACATACAGTTAAAGACCATCAATGATGGTCTTTAACTTCTTCTTCTACTAAATCTTCGTAGTGGTCAAAGGTAAAAACTTCAATCCATTGCCACCAGTGATTGCACTCATGGCAAACACCACGAACTGTGTTATAGTAGGAACCATTATAATATTCTGAATCAAGAGTATCAACCGCATAAATGTTAGAGCTACCACAATTCGGGCACTTCATATTTTATTCATCCTCCTTACAACGTCCTTCTACAAATTCTACATCAAGAATATCGAATTCAATCTCTGCGCCAAAAGTTTCACCGATTTTTGTGGTGAACTGATAGCAATAGCCACCGAGATATTCAGAAGTAATAATATTCTCATCTTCTGCAAGAAAATGCTCAAACGCGATGCAGGCGCGCTTGATGCTGGAATAGGTGCCAAACACACCGTTGTTGAAGTAAGGGGAACAGACGATGTAAATATTCATGTTGTAGGGTCTCCTTTCATTTCCTTCTGTATATATTATAATGCGATTTGTTGAGGAAGTCAAGTTAAGATATGATTAAATTATCGCCCGGCCCAAATTTTAACTTGGATTTAACTGAAAAAAGGGTTGACAAACAAGGGAATTTTTGGTATACTATTTCCAGAAGCCAAGGAAAAGG